TCAGTCCAATATTGCATCCAAATTTGAAAGAACAGTTGCAGTGAGCGGTGGAGATTTTAACAAGTCACGAGAGATGTCAGGATCAGGTAGTGCAGTTTTAACCAAAAGATCAAGCCGATCAAACCAGTCCCCATCATTACTGGAAAAAAGATTATATAAAGCCTCATTCTTAGTCCTACACCCCATTTCCCTATACTTGGCACCGCAATACTTCGAGGCAGCAGTAATAATATGCCAGCGCAGTTTCGAGTACCTACCATCAAACCGCTTGTTGGATGTAAGCATTTTCAAGCGATAATGGCTATAGCAAGCGGTATAGTAATCTTCTTCAGGCGCACCTTGAGCAAATACATCGCTTAGTAACTCCCCAGTTAATCTGTTTGGATAACGACTGGAAAGATCCGGACGCATCATAACGAGAGCCGCATAGCAACGTGCTGTTTCTCTCACATCGAAAATCCGTACGGGTGCAACATTCTCAGTTCTATACTGTCCTTTTCGACGCTCAAAATAAATTCTATTAGCCTCCCCCGCCCCCCTAGCGTTAAAGTATTGTTCCAAATCACGCAACGAGTCTAATGTCGACACAAACTGTGCGTCTTCAACCTTCGATTGCCTATTCGTAGCACGCACAATATCGTCAACAACTGAAGGCTCATCAGCCTCAATTAGCTTTATCATCAAGCTAACAGAGTTGTCGACTTGAGCATCCATAGATATAAGAATGTTAGAAGTCTGGCAACCATTTACAATTTGAAAATCTCGCACATAGATTTCTTGCCCAGCGGGCCTAACACTTGACGCTACTATAGTTACACCATTATTCATCAGACCAAATCTTGGCTTTTTCTCTTCATCACTTAGAGTTTCCGCTATCTCCGAATTCACCTCAACATCAACCCCAAGAAAGTCCCTAACATTCTCCTCAAAGAGCTTCTTTCTAGGACTGCCATTCTGATCTTTCAATATTGAGTCAATAAAACTACGTGCAGTGACTGTTGCTACATAAGCGTTATTTATATTGGGCGCCGCAGGAAAGGGAGCGTATCCTACAGTAGCCAATCGAGCTTCCATGGGGCCACCCGCCGAAAGCCACAGATCATGTATTACCTCTCGGTGTGCCTTAAAAAAAATAGTTTCATTCGAATAACCTAATTTTTTGAGCGCAGCCTCTCCAACTTGAAAAGCTGCGTTGATTTCCACAGCATCTGTATCGGATGCTGCACTGAAGAAATAGACGTGGAGATTTGGTAGTCCACCAACAACCCTACCAATATTTTCAAAGACCTTTTTAAACATATCTTTGAAGTCAGAAAGATAACGACTATGTGGTTGCGCAGGCGTCTCCGACAAGTAATCAACAACTGCAGCCACAAAAGAGTCAACCTCCTGCTTAGACCAACTCATCGACCTCTTTGCCTGAGTTAAAACTATCGTTACTTTATACTCACGACGAGTAGTCTTAAAAATCTCTTCCAGTTCCTCCACGGAAAATACTGCACGATCATCAAGAAACAGAAGAGCTCCATCAATCCCAGGGTCAGCCCCTTCATACACTAAGTCACTAGCTTCAACGCTATCTCCAGAATACTTCGAAAAAGCGCAATAATTAACAAATGCCTCAAAATTTTTAGCTTCTTCGTAGGGAGCCCCAAAATCCCTGCAAAAATTATCAAAATAAGATCTAGTTACAAGATGCACATCATTCTCCTTATAAGGCTTTCTCGCCAAAACCTAGGATATCTTAGTAAAAGTCGCATAGATTATTCTCGTAATTACTAGATCTTATAAGATAGTAACGTAGTCTACTCCTAATTCTTACAGGCCCTATTGGCGGCCACCAACTGGCCCTCGTACCCGATCCGTTGTCGGCGCTCAGCCAACAGTGCCCGTACCTTGGTCTGGAGATCATCGTTCTTCTTCAGACTAGCGGTTGCCCAGGCCGGCACATCCACCACCGGCACGCGGCACAGCACCCTCACCGGCACCTCCACCCGCACCATGCGCAACTCGTCTTCTTGCCAGCCGGCGCATCCCGCTAGCACGACCATCACCAGTATCAGCACCACCTTCATAGCCCCAACTCCTGATCAATGACCACCTCGACGGAGTGCTCACCGCCGGTACGCTCACGCAGCAGGCGATGCGCCGCGGCATACTCATCGCCGGCGCGCTTGCGCGCTTGCTCCATCGCCTGGGCGGCCTCTCTGGCGCGCTGCTCGCCGGCATGGCGCAGCGCGGCGACCTGCCTGCCCTGCTCCGCTACTGCGGCCTCCAAGCTCCCACGAGCGGAACGGCAGGCGGCCAGATCCGCCTGCGCGGCATCGAGCTGCGGACGATAGTGCCGCGCGCCGAACCAGACACCGCCGGCGGCGCCGAGACCAACTAGCAGCAGGCAGGCCAGCGTGATCGAGATCACGCGGGCCGAGATCACGACAGCACCCTCTTCGCCCGCTCCCACAGCGCCATGCGCTCCGCCTGGCCGATGAGCCCACCGTTGATCCGGCGGGTGATGGCGGCGAACTCGCCCCGGTCGGCCAGTTCGTTCAGGCCGTGCGTCGCCCACCACCAGGCGGCGGACAGCGCCGCCCACTCCGGTTGCTCAAGCAGTTCCGGCTCCGCTTCCAGCGGCTGGCCCAGCCCGGCGGCGGCAGCGCGATAGTTTGACCGGCCGGTGATCTGTAGCAGTCCGCGCCCGCGGTACCGCCAGCCGTCACCGGACGCCTCGTCTCCGTTGCCATTGCGCGAGGCATAGGTGTTGTTCGCGATAGCCTGCGGATGCCGCGCCAGGTTCAGGGCCAGAGCGTTCGGCTTGCCGTCGGCGCTGCGGTACCGGCTCGGCCAGGTCGCCGCCAGACCGCGCGCGCTGTAGTTGAGGCTCTCCACCAGCCGGGTCAACTGGCTGCTCTCGTGGCCGGCCTGGGCGAGGAACGCAGCAGCTCGCACAGGCGAAGTGATACCGAAGCGCGTCATCCCGCGATGCAGCGCACCAACAAAAACGCCGGCTTGCGGGCCGGCGTTCGGAAATATCTGCAGCAGCTGCTGCTCGGTAATCAGCATCGGTACTCTCCAGTAACGTTAATGCTCTGCTATCGGTAGGCGTGAAGGGGCTCCGGTTTGCTATCGTTCGTTTGCCAGGTAGGAGGCGAACCACGATGAATAAACGGATGTTGCCCGGGCTGCGCGCCCATGTTGATCAGTTCTTGCGCGATGGCTGGTGGATCTCCGCACGCGATCCGCTCACCTTGAAACGCGGGGCAGACCGCCTGCAGTGCCTGGGCGGCATGCTGGTCGGCTCGGCTCAGTCAAACCTCGATATCGAACTGGGGGAGCTGCGGCGCCGGGCCGGTCACCAGGCCATCGCTGATGAACGCCATCTGCCCGGCCGGCACCGCCGTGCCCCGGGCCGCGATCACGACGTTGTTTCGCAGGCGGACGCGGCAGGTGCCGGCGCCCTCGTCGACGTCGATCACCTCCCCCACCGTGCGCGCGCCGCCCGGTAAGAGCCCGATGAACCGACGCCAGGGGTTGACCGTCGCCATCAGGAACCTCCCGGATAGTGGCGCTCGATGCGCAGGGTCTGCCACACGCGGCTAGCCCCTACCCCCTCGGCCGAGATATCGGTGGCCAGGCAGAGCCCGCGCCAGGTCGCCTGTTCGTCCCTCACCTCGACCAGCATTCCAGGCTGCACCAGGCCCGGTACCCCATCATCCTTCTGGAACAGCGGGATACGCCGCGTCTCGATCGCCTGGTTGCCTCCCTTCGACAACTCGCAGATCCCGCGCGAGCGTGCCACCTCGGTGCCGGTCATCCAGTCCTCCATAACATCAGGCGCCGACTCCTCGCCGGCGGTACCGGCGCGCCGCACCTGCACGCTGACGCCGTAGCTGGTACCGCTGACGTAGACGAAATTCCATGCCGGCTGGGGACTCCACTCGCTGCCCCACTCGGCGACGATGGCGGCCGGGATGATCCGGTCGGGAATCGCGGTGTCCCAGTACCAGGTCGCCTCACGATACCGCGGCAGGATCGTCACCGAGTCGTCCATCAGGCCCGGACGGACGATGCCGCCGGCGACCTCGGCCAGCTTGACGATGACCTGCATCGGCGTCTGATCCTGATAGCTGAAGGCGCCGGCCGGCAGCGTCCAGTCCGGCGGCCCCATGTTCTCGACGTCCCAGGACACTGAAAAGCCGGTGTACTGCAACTGGTCGTCGACAACCTGACGTGCGTTCAGCGGCGTCGTGTTCACCGCGCTGCGCTTCGGCGCATAGGGCGCGTCAAGCAGTTGGGTGCGGCTCGCGCCGCTGATGGTGTAGCGCTCGCTCGGATGCTTGCCGCTGCCGCTGTAACGCTCGACCAGAAACCGCCAGGTCCAGCCGTTGATCTCCAGTTCTACCGTCTTCGGCCCGTTGGCATCCGGCGCCGCCAGGTCCAGCGAGGTGCGACCGAACAGGTCAGCCGAGAACGACCAGGCGAACGAGTCGATATCCAGGCCGATGCGAATGCTGGTCGCATCCAGCGGCGTGCGACTCGGCAGCACCACCAGGGTGACCGTGTTTCCTATCATGTAGGTCTCCAGTATCTCGGGCTCGGTGGGTGGATCTATCGGCACCACCGGCCCCGGATAGTCGGGGTAGACAATGCCCGTCGGCACCGGATCGGTCGGCCGCCCCCATGCCCAGGGAATCCGCCGCAACGCATCGAAGCGGGCCGGGCTGCCGTAGCTGCTGCGCGCCCCGGCGTCCACCGGACGGACACCACGGACCGGCGCCACGTAGCGGAAGTCGAAGAACACGTCGGGCGTGTTCGCTGGGGTGTAGCGGGTCGGGCCGAAATTGAAGTCGAGCAGCCCGGTCGGGATGTAGAGACTGGCACGCCTCTCCGAGAGCGCATCGCGGAAGCGGTCGAACTCGGCCGAGCGCCGCCAGCCGGGTGGACGGCCGGCGTCCTTGGCCGCGGGGCGCGGGTTGTAGATCAGCGACAGGCGCCGATCACGCGGACGCAGCGTCCGATCCCAGCCTGGCTCGCGCTCGACGTCCAGCACCCGGGTGCTGTCCCAAGCGCTGCCGGCTGCCGCGCTGCGCTGCTCGGCGTACTCCCAGCCACTCCTCCAGCCCGCATCACGCACCGATACACCGGACCAGCCACTGGCGCAACGCCGTGCCAGTGGTCGGCCGGAGCCCCACAGCCCGCCGCTACGCGCATCGGCAAGCACCAGGCGCTGCCAGCGCAGCGGGACGGCGCGCACGGAAAGCGGCGCCGCCCTCTGCCAGGGGGCACCGAAACTCGCATTGATCATAGAGCCTCGACAGGAAAGGGCCCGTGGCTGAGCGGGCGGTAGTAACGCGTCGCCTGCAGACGGGCCGTGCCGACCTGGCGGCTGGGGTTGTCGCCCTCGATCGGCCACCACTCCGGCTCAGCCACCGGCAGCACCCCGGCCTCGGTCACCTCGTAGAGCCAGCCAGAGAAGATCGTCGGACGCACGCGCTGGCCCAGGCTGACGGCGAGACGCGGCTCGAACACCGCGCCCCAGTCATCCAGCCCCATCGCGTAAGTGGTCCCGCCGGCCGTCACCTCCAGGGGGATCTCGGCGCGCCCGGACTCGGCCGTCTGCCCCACGCCGGCCACCCGCCATTCGCCATCGAGCTTGCGCTCGATGACCACCACCTGGCGCGCGGCCGCACCGCCGTCGACCGTGACGACCGCCCGCACCTTCGCCGGGTCGGTCGGATCTCGACCGCCCGAGCCTTCGGTCAGGTCATAGGACAGCAGGCGCGTATCGGCATCGAGGACCGGCCAGCGAATGATCCCCAGGCGCGGGTCGCCTTCGTCGGTGACCTGGATCACGAACTGTCCGCGCAGGCCCGATGCCTCGAAGCGCTGCACCGTCTCGCCCTCGTAGACCTGGAAGGTCGCCGTCATCGCGGTCGCGGTGACCACCGTCCCGCGATACAGCGTGGCGATCTTGCGCGCCGGAGTCTCCTCCCCTTCGCGGGTGACCTTCACGGCGAGGGTCTGGTAGATCGCCTGCCCGGCCCCCGACCAGGCGACTGCCACCGGCGGGCGAAGGGTCTTCGGCCCAATGCCGAACCGCTGCAGCCAGGTATCGGGCCGGACCTGGACCGGCGGCACCACCTGCAGCATCAGCGCGCTCATGCTGGCCACCACGCCGGATCCACAGACAGGAACCAGAGCCCCCAGCGGTCCATATGCACATGGTAGGTCTTGCCATCCATCTGGACTGCCTCCGCCACCGCCGTTGCGCCCAGGGACAACCCCAGCCGCTCCAGCAGGTGTCCGTGGCGGTAATGGCCCAGGATCGGGTCGAAACACACACCCTTCAGGCGGCCGACGTAGTTCGCGCCGTTCGTCACATAGGGCTGCTGCATCCGCCAGTAGGGAGGGTTCTCTCCCTCCGTCCGGTCGTAGTAGGTGCTCTGATACTGCATCTGGTCCATCAGCGCTCCCACGCTGGGACCGCCACCCTGGATGATCTCTCCCGAGCGCTGGTCACGCAGCGAACTGAAGCCACTCCCGAAGGACCAGTTTCGGCTGTACCCCGTTGTGTTCTGGTACCCCTGGGCACCGCCGACGGCAATAAACCCCTGAACGCCGGAGGCGCCGCTGAAGCTCTCGTACTGCCCGACGTAGAGGCCGAGCTGGTACGCCTCGCTCGTGTTTTCGTAACCGGTGGATTGGAGGACGCAGAAGATGAACGTCTCGGCGTCCGCACAGATCTGCCAGTACGTCGCATGGTTCCAGTACATGTACCCCAGGTAGATGACATGAGCGTCATTGCTGGTGGGATTGGTGTCCGCCGACCAGGTACGTGACCGCGTATTGACGCCCTTTGGGAGCGGAGTGCTGATATCCAGCATGCCCTCATGCACATAGACTGCGATGTAGTCGTTGACGCTGCCGCTACCGGTTAAGTGCCTGTAGAACGTCACCTGCGCGCAGTTGGACGCCGGGGCCAGGGTGATGGCGGTGTCGAACTCGCTTACCACGGTCCACCCTGCCGGTGGCTTGTTGCCGTAGCCATCGACCAGCGCCGCGCGCAAGTAGCTCTTGAGCTTCTGGAACGGCGTCACCGCCGACGGGAAGAGCGCCGGTGGTGCGCCGGCGTCCCGATAGCTGTACTGTCGAGCGGTCATCAGTCCGCGTCTCCTCTGATCTGCAGGTGGAATTCATCGTCCTCGACGGTGCCCTTGCCGCTGAGTACCGTCCGCACGATCCACATCGGCCCCAGGCACGAGTCGGTGTTGAAGCGCACCGCGTTGCCGGCCGCCCAGCCACTGCCCCAGCCTTCCTTGCGGATGGTGAAGTACGGCGTGTTCGTCTCCGGGTTGATCGGCGCCGTGTCGGTGGTGGTAGTGCCGTTGGCGATGACCCCCAGCTTCTCCTCCACCACGCTGAAACTGGTCGAGGAGTTGAACACCAGCGCCCACTTCGCATCGATCGCACCGCGGTTGGCGATCAGCGGCGGATAGGCGAGGCTGTTGTAGTTGGCGGTGGTCCCGTCGCCCTTGGGCTCGTCGGTCCAGTTCGGCGAGCCGATATCCCAGGTCCGCTGGGTGAACCAGTGGTGCAGCCGCGCCTGCAGGTCGCCCCAGCTCAGCGCACTGGACGCCAGCGTTTCGCCCGCCGGCAGATCCCAGGGCAGCGGCGAGGAGATTCCCAACTCGCCGTTCACTTGGACCTCGGTGCAGAGGGTCATGTGCTCGACCCGGTCACGCACCACCAGCGGCAGGGTCAGCGGGTTGCCCTCGGCATCCTGCAGGACCAGCGGGTTGGCCCATGTCACCCGGCCGCGTTCCAGGTCGACGCTGTAGCCCGCCGAGGCCAGTTCCACCGCGTTGGCGTCCACCACCTTGATCTCGGCCTGCTGGTCGCGGCCGAGCTGCAGCACGCCGCCAGCTTGAGGACTCGGCAGCGTGGTCTCGGCGGTATGAGCAACCACCATCACGTCGCCCTCGCGGAACACTGGCACCCGCCCGTCCGCCGGCAGTCGCACCGGGTCCAGGCCCAGCAGGGTTGCGTCCAGCGGCAGAGAGGTGAAGACGACCGCGTTGTAGCGCAGCAGCAGCGGAATCACCGGGATATCGCTGGCCCCAGTGGTGTCCTCCAGATTGCTGGTGAAGCGCAGCCGGACGATGCCGGTCACGATATCGACGCTACCCTTGATCACCGCGCCATTGAGCTTACCGTTCGCGTCCGCCGTGGTGGTCACGATCTGCGCGGTATCCAGGCGAACCGCCGTCACCTGCAGGCTCGCAGAACGCAGCGGCGCCCCCGGCGTGCGGAAGGTCATGCTGGTGACGCTGAAGCCGGCGTTGGTGGTCAGACAGGCCAGCAGCGTGACCGTCGGCGCCGCCCCCGAGCCATAGGTATTCAGCGTCGCGGTACGGCCGGCGTAGTCCACCGAGCCGACGGCGATGCCGGCGTTGGTGCTGCTGTTGATGTTCTTGTAGAGCACACCGGAGCGGTCGACGTAGACCTCGCCGGCCCAGGTGAACACCAGCGAGCCCGGCAGGATCGGCTCGGCCACACCAGGCAACAGGTCCAGGGTCACCGGAGCGACGGTCTGCGAATCGGTCTGCTCGCCGTACTCGACGCCGCGGCTCTGCGCGCGCACGCTCAGCGTGCCGCCGAACCCCTCCAGCAACGTGGTATCGGTGGCCACCAGGCGCAGCTTCTTCATGCCGAAGTTGTCGACCGTGTCGGTGTAGTAGGTGTACTCCTTGAACACGTAGTTGCCGGCCACCTTCAGGCTGAATTCGCCGGTCTCGTAGTTGATCGTCCCGGCGCGCCCGGCCCAGCCGCCGGCGGCGTCGTCGGTCACCGAGTTGTCCACGGTGATCTCCGATTCGAAGATCGGCAGCGCCCCGGTGCCCATGTCAGCACCGAGGGTCGGTGCCGCCTGGCGACGCTTGGTGATCCACGATAGGCGCACGCTGCCCGCCTTGAGCGGCGCCCCGGGGAGAGTGCCGATGCACATGCCGGTGCTGTCGGAGGTCACCGCCAGCGGGCTGTCGGTCACGCTGCCCTGCTGGTAGGTATGCACGATCCCACTCCCGGCATCCGGGGTGGCGCTCAATTCCATGCTGACCTTGCCGTCGGCATAGTTGATCTGGCCGCTGCCACCGGTACCGCTGAGCGAGCCGTTGCCGCTATCGAGCACGGTGCGCTCTACCCCGCCGACCTTGAACGTCGCCTTGTAGGAGCCGGGCAACAGCCCCTGGTGCGGCAACGTCCGGTTGATCCGCGCGCGCGCCTGCACGCTGGTGCCGGTGCGCTGGGTCAGCGCCGCATCGTTCTGCCCGACGTAGGCGTAGATCAGCGAACTCCCCACGTCCGGCAGCGCGCTCAGGGTGATGGATACCGAGCCGGTCGCGAAGTCCACCGTGCCGGTGCCTTCCCCGGCCAATTCGCCGTTGCCCTGGTCGCGGATCTCCTGCCATTTGCCCAGGGCGAGGAACGAGACCACCAGGGTGCCCGGCTGGGGCGGCGCTTCGGACAGCGACAGGGTGTAGACGAAGCCGCGGTTGCCCAGTTCGATAGGGATCTCCCCGGTCACCGCTTCGCCCGTCGCCGCCGCGGCAGGCTGGTAGGTGGCGCTCGCTGTCCCGCTCCAGCCGCTGCCGGAGGCCGCCATCTCGATTGCGCCGCTCTCGTAGTCGACGGTACCGCTGGCAATCCAGTTCGAACCGCTGATGTAGCGCAGGCCTCCCTTGCGGTCGTCGGCGAACACACCGCCGCCGGCGCTCAGCGACAGCGAACCCGGCGCGCAGCCGGTGCCGAGGAACGTCCGCGACCTGCCGCTGCCTATGTTCGCGACATTCAGGTTGACCGTCCGCGCCGGCCCGGCCGCAGCGAACAGGCGCCGCTGGTAGCCGGCCAGTTGGTCGACCAGCGCGTTTTCCCGGGTGGTACTGGGCACCAGTTGGGAATAGACCGACTTGACCCGCAGGCTCAGCGCGCCGCGGCTGACAGCCTCGGCCAGGGGGCTGATGCCGTAGTACCGCGCGGCATCGGCGACCTGGGTGCTGAGCACCTGGCTTTTCGGGCTGGTGGTGCCGCCTGGCGTCACCTGGCCGCCGGGGAAGGTCGCGCCCAGCGGCGCGCTGATCGACAGGTCCAGCCGGCGCCGGGTGAAGTTCACGAAGTTGCCGTTGCCGTAGTCGTGGGCGAACTGTTCCAGCCGCGCCTCGACGTCGGTGATGCGGACATACTGCGAGCGCGACTCGAACACCAGCTGATAGACCTCGCCGATCTCGGGCAGCCGCTGTTCTTCGCGCTGCACGCAAGCGATGGCGCGCTGGCCCTGCAACTGGTTGCCCAGCAGTTCGAACGAGGCAGACACGGCCGGCACCACGAAGGACTCGATGGCGTTGCGCGCGTCGCGGCGCTCATCGGTCTGGCTGCCGGTGTTGAACAGCAGCACCGAGACACGCGGATCGGCCGGCGCCCGCGTGACGATGGCATGAGCGCCCAGGTACGGCTCGGCGCTGTTCGAGCTGATGCCGGCGAAGGCCTTGCGCAGGTTGATCCGGCCGATGGTCCGGTCCAGGCGCGAGATATCGGGAAACAGGTTGTTGATCTCGCGATCCACCACGGCCTGCCCGGTGGCACGGCCGCCGCCGTCGTCCTCATCGGTGAGGCGCTGGGATTTCAGCAGCTTTACATCATCGACGGTGATCGTCATGGAACACTCCAGCCAGAAAAGAAAACCCCGCCGAGGCGGGGTGTGGGATCAAGGGTCGGGGGTGGGCGGTGCCGAGGGCGGCGCTACGGTGAGCAGTCGCAACGTCACCAGGTAGTCGGCGTCCGGACCGGGGTTGACCTCGCGGAACAGCGGTTCGGCTTCCAGCGGCGCCCCGTCGGCGCGGTTGAAGATCACCGAGAATTCGCGGCCGTCTGGCAGCACTAGCGGCATGACCCGCAGGCGCTGGTCGCGCAGCACCTCCAACTGCCGCACGACCCACAGCGGCGTCCATACCCCTCCCCCGGAACGCAGTGTGATCGGGCGTCCATGCAGCTTGGTGCCTTCCTGCACCAACAGCGCGCCGGTCAGGGAGCGTTCCTGCTCTTGTGCCACCGCATCCCAGGTGAACTCGTCCACCCACTCGAACTGGTCGCCCAGTTCCACCGCATCGAGCCTCATCGGCCGGTCCTCATGCTGGCCTGCTCGAGCACGCCGAGCAGGTTGGTTTCGTCCTGTTCGCTGGCCACCGCCACGTCAACGGCTCCCCGCGGCGTCTCGAAACGAACGACCCGGGGCGGAGGACTCGACACCGGCGACGAGGCAGGCGGCGCCGCCGCGGCCTTGGCGGCGCTCTGCTCGTCCACCCGCTTCTGCTGCTCCTCTCGCTGCCGCTTGGCATCCGTCTCGGCCTGGATCTGCTGCAGGGTGGCCAGCGCCGTCATCAGGTTCTGCACCGCGTTCATGTCGCCGCTGCCCTGGGCCTCGGCCAGTTGCTGCTGCAACTCGGCGCGGCGGCTGTTGAACCGGCTGCGATCCACGGCTTCCTGCTCGCCGCGCAGCCCCGCCAGTTCCTCGCGCAGGCTGACCAGCGTCGACTTCGAGCCTTCCTTGAGCTGCTGGATCTTCTGATTGGCCGCCTCGATTGCGCTCTCCAGTTGCCGCATGTCCGAATCGTTCAGCAGGCTGAGGCCATTTCGAGCGCCCTTGGCCGCCGACACGAAGTCGCCCAGCTTCATGGTCCCGCGCTCGTAGTCGTCCATCAGGCTCTGCAGGCTGCGCTTCTGCTCCAGGTACGCCGCCTGGATCTCCAGGCTGGCTCGCTGGGTATCCATCGCCCAGCGCCCGAAACCGCTCATGCCCACACCCGACTCGGCCTTGATCCGGGCCAGTTGCTCGCTGACCTTGGCCAGCGAGCGCGACGTGGCGTCCAGGCTGCTGGTGTCGATGCTGAGATCGACGGTGGAGATCCCACGCATCGCGTCGAAGGCGTTCAGCGCTTCCTGGCTCAACTGCGCAACGCCCTGCCGCGCGGTGCTCAACACCCCACCGAAGAACCCTTCGAAGGCGCCCATGTCGTCCTTCGTCGACGCTACTCCCTTGCGGGTCGCTTCCATCGATTCGCCAATGGCCTTGCGCTGGTCCGAGAGCGATTTGGCCGCCTTGTCCGAGGACTCCGCGACCGCCTGCATACCCTTGGCGCCCTCCTCGCCGGCCGCCTTCAGTTCCTTGATCTTGGCGGACAGCTTGGTCTGCTCCTGGTTGAACTCCCGCGCGCTGATCGTGCCGTCGTTGTACAGCCGGCCGAGCGCCGTCCGGATGTTCTGGATATCGACCGTGGTCTTCGCGCTGCTGATCGCGTCTTGGACCTGCTTCAGGTTCTCCAGGCCGGTGCTGAGGTCAGACACCCCCAGGGCGGCGCCGCTGGCGATCGACTTCAGTTCGGTCAGCTTCGCGTTGAGGACACTGGCGCCGTTCGCATACTCCTGCTGGCTCAGCGTGCCGGCCTGGTAGGCCTTGAGCATTTCCCCCTGCAGGGCGGTCAGTTGCTCGGTGGTCTTGGCCGCGCTGATCTGGTCCAGGGCATTCTGCAGGCTGGTCACCGCCTGCACCGACTCGGCGGCCGCGTTCTTCGCACCCGCCTTCAGGTCGGTGAAGGTGTCGGTGATCGCCTGGCTCTGCTGCTGTGCGGCGGAGGCGATGGCCGTGGTGCTGGTGTCCCAGGCATCCGCGATATCCTGCGCGTCCTGCTGGATCTGCTGGCGAAAACCCTCGCTCATGCTGCTGAGCAGGTCGTGGACGCCGGCGACGGAACTGCGGATGCGCTCTCCACCCAGCGCCGCCGGTATCTTCTCCGCCACCTTCTCGATGCCGGCGACCATCAGCGACAGGGTGCCGGTCCAGGCCAGAGCGATAGCGCTGATGCCCGAGGTGACACCGTTGAACAACGTCCGGAACGGCGCGATGAACAGTTGCACCCGCGAGGCCATGTCGTCCAGCTGGGTGCTGAAGCTGCTAAGCCAGGCCGAGGTCTTGTCGATCAGGGTGCCGAAATCGACGTCGGCCAGGCGCTTGATGAAACGCTCGACCCATTCCGAGCCCTGGACGAAGGCATCCGACAACCCCTTGGCCAGCGTGTCGAGGCGCCCGTCCTGGTCCATCTGCGCGATGGTATCGCCCAGTTCCTTCAGCTTGTTCTTGACGTGGTCCAGCGCGCCAGCGTTGGCAATGCGGTTGAGAAAGTCGGCCGCAGTGTCGCCGAGGTTGCTGACCAGACCGGTCAGGGTGCTCATGGCCTTCGCAGCGGCCCCTTCGGAGCTGCGCCCCATTTCGTCGACCAGCGCCTTGATGACGTCCCGGCCAAGCTTGCCCTTGCTCGCCAGATCCTGCAGCTGCGCGGCATTCTTGCCGGTGACCTTGGCCAGCATGTCCCACACCGGCACTCCACGCTCGACCAGTTGCAGGATCTCCTCGGTCTGCAGCTTCTGCTTCGCCCAGGCCTGGCCGACTGCCGTCGTGATGCCCTCCAGGCGCTCCATGCCACCGCCCAGCTTCTCCGACTGGTCCTCGATCGCTTTCAGCGACCCATCCATCGGGTCCAGGCCGTAGGCCTTCAGCAGCGCGAAGGCGTCGGTGACGTCGCCCAACTGAAGCGGCGTGTCCTTGGCAAAGGTCTTGATCCAGGCGGTTGCCCGCTCCCCCCCGGCAACCGAGCCCATCAGCGACGTAAGCCGGTTCTGCAGGTTCTCGAACTGGTCGCCGGTGGTCAGCATCGAGACGATGCCATCACGCACGAGGCCGATTCCACTGCGCACCAGGTTCAGCGCCGCCTGGATGCCGACGAAGGCCGCGGCGTAAGCGGCTGCCTGGCGAACGCCGGACGACATGGCCTCGCGCAGCGCCGTCACGCGCGAGGTGTGGCCAGCAGCCTCCCGCGCCGCTCGCATCTGCGCACGTTCCAGCTCGCGGATCTCGCGGCTGTTCTGCGCGATGCTCTCGCGGGTGTTGTCGACCACCGACGCCAGCCGCCGCTCCTCGTTGGCAAGCTGCCCGGTATCCACGCCCGCCGCCCGCGCCGCACGTTGTTGCTCAGCGTGCCGAGCAGTCAGTTGGTCAAGGGTCCGACGCAGACCCGCTGCGTCACGCTCCGCGATCTGCAGGGACACGGCCAGGCCCCGGCTCCCGGGGTTGCGGTCCAACGCCTCCCGCAGGTCCGCAATGGTACGGTCCACCCGCTGCACCGACGTCTGCGTCTGCGCAATGGCGCGCTCGGTAGTTCCGAGCGCGGTCACCAGGCCGCGGGCACCCTTCGCATCGTCCAACTGCCGGTTCAGGTTCGCCGCCGTGGTGCGCAGCCCTTCCAGCGCCTCGGTCGACTGCTGGGCGGCGGGCGACAGTTCGTCCCGGCCGCGAAGAACGAACTGGATCAGGCGCTGCATTGGGCTCGCCATAAGAATCTCCGGACAATAAAAACCCCGCCATATGGCGGGTTAAGATCAGAACTGGCTATTACTAGCTAACTCTCTTGAGCCACAAAAAATTACGCCCCACTAAAAGTCTCTGAATGACACAACTTCGTCCCAACAGAGAAACCAAGAACGTACTTACAAACCATTTAAAAGAGCCTCCAGCATGGAAATACTGGAGGCTCTATAAAGGCTAATTTTTTAGAAGTCGGCCTTCGCGAACGAGAGTCGCTGCGGGATCCATTGCTGAGCCTGCGAACCGTTGAACTCGTAGAGCCAGATCGGGTTGCCGTCTTTAGTTACACGATTCTGGTTGTCGATACAGAGCCCCGGTTCGGGGACGCTCAAGATGTAGAGCGGTTTCGTCACCATATCGAAGCGTTGGCTCTTCGAACTCGAATTCACGACAGCCAGCGTCAGGATATTCTGTGGCGAAACCTTCCCACCCTGCGGGTCAATCGCCAACTGGCCGCCGCTTGAGTTCAGGGTGATCACCCCTGTGTCCTGATCGACATCCCAAAGGATGAAGCGATATGGCGTGCCTTGCGCTTTCCGCAGTACGACTTTGGCGCCGGACTGCTCATCGGAAACACCCAGCACATAATCCTTATCTTGTGCATATTGGAACAGATAAGTACCCATTTGCGATGCTCCTTGCATAGCGAATAGTTATTAGCCCTACACTCGACAGGCAGGACCACCGAGCCGTTTCCAGGCTCGCAGAACTAAACCTAGCCAAATATAAATAAGACACCCCTACCAGAAATATGGGGGTTAACACCAAATAACAGCAATACCTGGGCACCCTATTTATATTCGCAATATTGGAGAGACTTTATATTACCTCTCTAAAAGTAACTTTTTATTTCCATTCTTATCCTGCTAGATCCATCTGGCAGAACTTGGAAATGTCGGTCGCGGTCACCCGCGAATCTGCGAGCAGTTCCGCCGGGCCGGTGAGCTTGGCGTATTCCTGGCCCAGCACCGCCAGTTCCTGCAGGAGGCCGAACTTGACGCGGCGAGGACGCAGCGCGAATGGCTCGCCCGACTGCGCGTCGTTCAGGCCAGCGATGAACAGCTCCAGCTCCTTCTGCGAGCCGTTGAGCATATGCACCGCCCGGCTCGGGCGCGGCGTGTAGCTGACCTTGATGCCGGTTGCATCGATCTTGCCGCCGCTCAGCACCTGGATGCCGTGAGGTACCAGCAGGTAGTCCGTGCCCGGGGCCACCTCGACGTCCCCCGCGGTCTTCACCGTCACGGGCTTGGTCAGGTCCGGCAGGTACTTGAACGGGATCAACTCCAGCGCAACCCCCTGAGAGGTATGCGCCTCGTCGGTGATCGCGGCGGTGGGCGCCACCTGGATGGTGGAGCGCGTCACCAGGGCGACATTCTCGGCGGTCAGGTCGAACATTCCGATGGAGGACGTCACGTCGGTGACGCGCTCGCGGACGTTGCTGTTGCCGCCGCCTCCCATGTAGTTGGGCAGCGTCTTGCGGTCGGTGGCGAAGCTGATGTTGAAGGTGTCGCAGTTGCCGAGCGGCAGGAACGGTTCCTGCGATCCGTGCAGGCGGGCATGGATGATGCCCTCGCCGATGAACGAGCGGTCGATGGTCTGGAGCATGGGGCTCTCCTGATGGGTTCGGGTGGGTTACTTCTGGTCGCCGCCGGTCGGCTCGGCGGTGGCTGCCGGAATCGGCGCCTTGGCCTTGGCCTCGGTGGCGTAGCCCTTGCCCAGGGCATGGGCAGCTACGGCGGCGGTAACGCTGATGGCGCCCTTCGACGCCGGGTAGTGGGTCGCGTCGAGCCCCTCGCGGTAGTTGAACGGCCTGGTAACGATGATCTCGGGCATGGAGCCCTCCGGAAATGTAGAGGCCGCCCGGAGGCGGCCTGGTGGATGGGTTACAACTGCTGCGAGTAGCTGACCTGCAGAGGGATGGCTCGATAGGCCCAGCGCCGGCCGGGCTCGGGCAGGCGCACAGCGGATGCCGGAAAATCGACACGGACCAGGCCGGGTACCGTCAGCCCGGCCTTGTGGCCCTTGAGCACCCGCTTGATCGCCAGGCGCGCCTCGCGCAACGCCTGGGCGGCGTCCCTGCCGCGCGCCATCGGGACGATGTTCACGGTCCACTCCTCCACGACACTGCCCGGCGACCGGTCTCGTTCCACGGTGTCCCCTTCCTGCAGGATGATCAGCCGTTCGGGCTCGTCGCTGTCCTCGGCGTCGAGCACCCCGGCCACCCAGTCCTCACGGACGGCGTCGCCGAACGCCGGTACCGCGGCCAGCAGGTCCAGCAGTTGGCCGATGACCGCGGTCTGTACATCGATCACGTCGCTCATTCGGGCACCACGTAGAAAGTGATCCAGTCGCCGTCGTCGGCATGGATGCCGTCGATGCGCCAGACCTGGCCATCGGAATCGAGGAACGCCCCCTTTCGATCAAGGGGCTGCAACACGGCCTTGCGGCACGCAATGGTGCGGTACCGATCCAGGGCGCCGGCCTCCATGCGCTCAACACCTTCCTCAACGATCACCGCAGCATTGCCGACCTGCCGACCGGTGCGGTCTAGGTAGCCAAATTCACCATCGCCGAGGACGTCGGCGATGATCTCGTCCATGTCGGCGACCAGTTCAGAGAAACCCGCCACGGTCAGAGGGTCAGTTCGCGCACCGCCAACGGGCGGGTGCACAGGTGCAGCGGGTTCGATTGCGCTTCCCCAGCCACGCCTTTGTCGAAGGGCAGACGCTCAAGCTTGGCGTAGTACGGCAGGCCTTCGGTGTTGACGACCTCCATGTAGTCCGCCGGCGCAAAGGCGCTGATGAAGAGGTCCGGAACCCCCTCCGGGACCAGTTGGGCACTGCCATCGTCCACGAACGGCTCCCCGTCATGCTTGCCGCGATAGCGATCCCAGACCACGCCGCCGAACTCGAACGACTGGCGACGGTCACCCCGCAGTTGCGCCGCCTGCAGGGTGTTCAGGTAAGTGCCGCGCACTTTGGGGTGATCAATGAGCTTGGCCCAGAAGTTCTTGCCACAGAACGCTCGCGAACCGGTGCTGGTGACGTTGCCCAGCGCGTCGTCCTGCTCGTCGAGCAGGTCGGCCAGAATGCCGCTCAGATCACCCTCGGGGTTACCCAGTTCGAGCGATCGCGGCTTGGGCTTCCTCAGTCCGAAGGCCTGGTAGATATCCAGCAGTACCGTCGAACCGTCGGCATCGAGAATCTTGCCCTTGATGGCGCCGATGCGCTGATACTCGTGGGTCAGGTCCAACTGGCGGCGCGCTTTTTCCAGGCGCTTGGCCACGACCGCCTCGGCGGACTGCAGCTCGGTCCGGCTACCCACCGCACGGATGCCCTGGATTTCATCGGCGAGGATCTGGAACGTCTGCGGCAGGTGAACGGTGTTGAAGGGGACCAGTTGACGCTTGTCACCGGTCACGACCTGGCCTACGCCGCCGCGGGCTTTCGCCTCCACCAGTTGCAGCGTGGTGCCGTCCTTTTCGATCTGCACCACCAGCGAGGACACACCCTGTTCCTCGAACAGGCCCAGCGCGGCGAGTTGCCCCGGCACCGGGTGATCGGTGTTGATCACCGCCAGCAGCGCCTCCACCGAGAACGCCTCATCTTCGAAAATGCTGATTTCAGCCATGTGAATACTCCAGAAATGAAAAACCCCGCGCAGGCGGGGCTTGAGGTGGTTGAGGGACGGAGGAGGATCAGGTGCGAAGGATGAGGCCCAGCGCCTTGAGGTCGGCCTCACCGGCAGCATCCAGGCCGGTCAGCAGGCTGGCGATCACTTCGGCATCACGGACCACGGCCACCGCCTTGACGTCGGTATCCGTGGCATCCACTGGTCCGAACAGAATTCCGCCAGCCGCACGACGGCCGTCATCGGCACCGTCGTCGTCGTAGGGCGTCCACTCGCCGAGCCCTGCCAGCACCTGCAGGTTGAAGCGATCACCCACCACGAAGTCGGTGGCCCCGTCGGAAAGGGTGAAGCCGATTCCGCCGCCGGTGAACGCCTGGCCGACTTGACCAGTGCCCACCTGGCGTCCCTGCGGGTCGACCACCTCGAACTTGCCGCCATTGGCTCCGGCCTCGGTGATTTCCAGCACGTAGGTGCCGCTGATGGCGGCGCTGGTCACCACGGTGGCACCGACAGTGCCGTCACCGGTGTTCCCTGCCGCCGCGGTCGCGCTCAGCGCATTGGCGGCGGTGATGGGGGCGATCAAGGTACCCGCCACCAGCCGGCCGGAGCCGGCGGTGATGACGATGTTTTCGCGGCTGCGCGAGCCGTTGGCCTCCGACAGGAGGAACTCTCCGGCGTGAACGCCTTCGGTCTTGATGGTCATGCTTGCTTTCCTCCTTTCGAGGCATTGAGCCGGCGCTTCGCGTACACGTCGCTCGGCGCCGGGGGTTGGTAAGCCTTGTTCTGCGGCTGATCGTCCGTCGGTACGCGGTTGTCGATCTCCACCTGGGTGCTGCGCGCTACGATCTTGTCGTACAGCCGCAGGCGGGCGCCGTCGGCATCCAGGCCCTCCTCGATGAGCGCCTTGGCCTCATCGGGCATTTTCGCGACGAGGCATACCGACCGGACGGCCTTCGCCCGGTCCAAGGCCGCGCGCGCAGTCTCGCGATCTTTCAGGCCCGAGGCCTTGATCAGATACGCCGCGCAGTCGGCCAGACCGGCCTGGGCGCAGTCCGCCGTCAGCTCCGCAGCCAGTTCGGCCGACGTCGGGGCGGGGTCACCCGCCGGCTCCTGGCTAGCCAGCAGCCGGCGCGCCGCGTCAGGCGTGTTGCGATAGCGATTCAGCACCTTGCCCAGGCGTGCGTTCACGCCGACCGGCTCGGCCGCGCCGAGCACCTCGTCCACGAACCCCTTGTCCTTCGCCTCGGGTGCGGTGAGCCAGGTTTCGTCGTCGATCATCCGGCGCAGCTCGGCGTCATCGACATTCAGCGGCCGATGCTGGTAGCTCGCCACGATGCCCTCGAACGCCTGGTCCATCATGTCGGCGACCTTGCGCAGGTCTTCGCTGTCGCCTGCCGCGAGGGTCCAGGGGTTGTGGATCATGAACAGCGCGTTGTCGGCCATTTCGACCCGGTGTGCACCGCAGGCCGCGACACTGCCCGCGCTGAAGCAGGCCCCGTCGATCCGGGCGGTGCAGCGCTCGCCCAGGGCCCGGAGCGCGTTGTGGATGGCGATGCCGTCGAAGAGGTCACCGCCGATGGTGTCGAAGTGGACCAGTACCGGAGAGGTGCCGTCGTCGACTGCTTTCAGGTCGCGGATGAAATCCGCGGAGGTGATGCCCCAAAAGCCGATTTCGCCGTAGATGTAGATCTCGATGGAGGCGGCCGAGCCGGTACCCTCAGCGCTCAGCGCCTTGACGCTGTACCAGTGCTCGGCCTGCAGATCCGGCGCGCCCTGCGCCTTGTTCTGGATGCGCGGATTGGCGAGCGTGCCAACGCCCAGCAGCGCCCACAGGGCGGCCAGCGCCAGGGGCTGTTCATTGCGTTTCTTCATGGTTGTCCCCTTGGTCTCTCACCGGTTGCCCGGTGTCGGTGGTGTAGTGCAGGTTCAGGCTGTCGGCCCGGGCGTTGTCCTGGGCGTTCTCCCGGTCGATCACCTCGGCGTCGTATCCGGTGCGTAGCGCATGCTCGCTCCGGCTGGCGAGGCCTCCGCCGATCTCCAGCAGCTTGCCCTGGACGTCCTGCACCGGATGGATGTAGGCCCAGCCCTGCGGGATCCAACGCGTGCGCAGGAACTCACGTCGCCGCGCCGGATAATCCGGCAGGTCCACTGCTCCGCTGAGGTACGCGGTATCCAGCCACCACGCGCGCACCGGGCGGCAGAGCTGGTAGACGTACACGCTGAATTGAACCTGTTCGATCCGGCGCCGAAACTCGTTGAGCAGCACCCGCAAGGTGCGGTCGCTGATATCGCCCATGTCGCCGGTGAGCAGCTCATACGGCAGGTCGACACCGACCGCCGCTGCCATCAGTTGCTGTCGCATGAAGTCGACGTAGGTGTTACCGGCGTCCGGCGGGTCGGAGAAAACCACCTCCTCCCCTTCCAGCAGTTCCTGCATGGTCCCCGGCTCCAGGCCGACCATCGGTGTCCCGTCGCGATCCTGTGCAGGAGCCAGCCCGGTCGACGGATCGAAGATCGGCGCCCCATCCTGTCGAGGCCTGGTGATGAAGCCGGCGAACAGGTTGGAGACTTCCTGCCTGAACAACACTGCGTCGTCGTAGTTATCCAGCGACTTCAGCCGCAGGAGAACCGGCGACAAGCGCGGCACACCGCGCAACTGGCCACCCTCCAGCGGTTCGAAGATGTGCAGCACCTGGTCCGCCGGGATGCGGTTGAGCTGGTTGTAGCCGCGCCGTGGCGCTGCCGGATCGCCGGGATGGCTCTGCCACATCCAGTAGGCAACCCGGCGGCCGATGGCGTCGAACTCGATTCCTGCGCGCACCACGTTGCCGCTGCGGGTCTTGAAATTGCGATCCACCGGGACGAAGTCAGGCGGGAGCACCTGCAGTTGCAGAGGTACCGCCAGGCCGTCCTCCGGCCGCCGGTTGCGGCGCCTCACGAAGCACTCGCCCGCTTCCTCGACCATCCGCGCAATGATCATCTGCAGGCCGTAGAAATCGGTACGGTCATCCGCGTCCGACTCGTCTACCCAGTCCTCCCACAGCAGGTTCAACGCCTCGCGCAACGCCGCGTCGTCCAGACGTGCGCGCGGCGTAATGCCGGTGCCGATCAGGTTGCTGACGCGCTTGCTGATCGCGCTCGCGGCGTAGGGGTCATTCCTCACCGCCGCTCGCGAGCGCTTGCGCAGGGTCGGCAATGCCGGAATGGCTACCGCATTCAGCGCCGCCTCGGGCGCGTCCCAGCCAGCGGCGCGGCGTCCGGTGCCAGCGCCCTCGTAGCTGTTGCGAATGCGCTTCGACGTGATTCGGTATCGGGTAGCCATCAGATCCCCTTGCCTCCGCTGTAGAGGCGAACCTGGCGCGAGCGTCGGTTGTTCGTAGCCGCCTCCAGGGCTGCGGCTTCGGCGTACTGCTGCTCTAGAACGCGCAGACTCGCCAGTTGCGCGCGGTCGACCTGGCGGTCTCCCTTGCGCACCGACTGCCCTTTTTTCAGGATGTCCTGAATCGCCACCCGGACCTCGTCCAGGCGCTGCTGCGCTGTGCTCATGCTGACCTCGTCTATCGGCGGCTCAGATACCCGCTGCGCGAGGTACGCCGGCCAGTTGGTTGGGATGGTGGGTTCGCGCTCCGCGTGGGAGGTAACGGCCGCACTGGGGCGCTTGGCGCCTCGTTCTGCGGCTCATGCTCGTCCGCCTCGTCGGCTGCGCTGGGCACCGTGGCGACTGGGTCGGCGAACAGGCTGCCTTGACCTACCGCTGCGCGCAGGCTGCTCCACTGCGGAGCGTGATAGCGATGCAGGCCGAGGAAGTGGGCCGCGGCCAGGTTGTACACGATGAGGTCGAGGGCCTCGTTTCGCTCCGACTTGGCCTTGACCCAGTCGGTGCGCTTGAACCCCTTCACGTAGCGGACCACCTTGCGCTCGGCCACGCACTGGTCGAAGAAGTCAGGCGGCAGGTCTGCGGAGAAGTGCAACGCCCCGGGGCCATCCTTGAGGTGGTAGCGGTTGTAGACCCAGTCCTTCGCCGTGTCGGTGCCGACCATCCATAGTTCGGCGCCACTCTTCTCGGTGTTGCCTTGCCAGGTGACGTCGACCTTGGACGGCCGCTGGGCCAGCACAGGGCGGCCGCGCTTGCTCGCCCCCTTCACCGCCAGCACGTTTCGCCAACGGCGCAGGCGGGTGAACTGGTAGACCTCATGGGTATGGTGTCCACCCGAGTCGATGCAGACCGCGCAGATGGCCAGGTCCACACCGCTGACGTGCCGATATCGAGCCTTCAGGCGCTCGTCGAGCAGCGCCCAGGTCCGCTCGTCGGTCGGGTCGCCAGGGATCACCTGGAAATCGACCGTCCAGCGCTCCAGGCCCTCGCCCCAGCCCATCACCAGCATTTCCAAGCGGTTGTGCTGGGTATCGACCGCCGCGGTCAGCAGCAGCGCTCCGGCGGGTACCAGACCCAGCCGATGCCCCTCGGCCTCGGCTCGCTTGCGCAGCTCGTCCGCCTTGGTCATTTCCTCGGCGCTGTCCCACAGCCGGGCCAAGCGGGTGTTGTAGAACACCTGCATGGACCCGGGATCGCCCTTCTCCTGTAGACGCTTGGCCTCGTCGTACTCCTTCGCCAGGTCCGTCCAGGTCAACCAGCCGGGAGGCGCATACAGCGCGCTCAGGGTGAAACTGACGGTCTCGCCGTCACCGACGGCATGGGCTCGCCACTCGCCAGCGGACAGCATGGCCGCCTTGTGGTGCTCCTCGATCAGGGCGCCGCACTCCTCGTTGCTGCACATGTACTGCACAAGGCGGTACTCGGGGTCGTACTTCAGGCCCTCCCACTCCAGCACCTGCATCGTTCCGCAATGCGGACACGGGACGTAGTAGTGCCGCTGGTCGCCCTGGGTGAAGAGGTCGGCGATCCGCGAAACGCCTTTCAGCGTGGGCGAGCTGGAGTAGTAGAACTTCGCGCGGCGGCCGAACGTCGAACCGCGCGCCTCGGCCTGCTTGACCGGGTCGCCGTCGTCGTCGACGTCCATTTCCCAGCGATCGATTTCGTCGCCGTACACGTACCGAGCGGACAACTCGGCCAGGTTGGAGGCCGAGCCGGCTGACGCGCAGTACAGCGCGCCACCCTCGAACTCCTTGGTGTCGAGCGTGTTTCGCGAGTCGCGCGAGCGGGCCTTGGCAACGCGCGCGGTCAGCACCGGCACGGCCTTGATCGTCTTGTCGATCCGTCCTGATACCCGCTTGCTCAGCTTCTCGGTGGGCAGCAGCACCAGGATGTTGGCCGGTGCCATGTGGATACAGCCGCCGATCCAGTTCAAGGCGACCTGGGTCTTCATCAGCTGCGAGGCGATCATGGTCACCACGCGCTTGGCTGGGAACAGCGGCGACAGGCAACGCATCGGCTCGCGCGCATAGGGGGTCCGGTCGGTGTGGTACTTGCCCGGCTCGGCCGCCCCCGTATCTGCCGGGATCATCTGGAACTCGTCCGCCCACTCATCGATCCATAGTTCGGGGTCAGGCTTCAGTCCTCGACGGTATGCCGCCAGGTACACGGCGGCACCGTCGGCATACGGTTGTTCCATGGTTCAGTTCGGCTCCTTGCCCCCTTGTTCGATCTCGGCATCGAGCTGCAGGAGGCGGTCGGCATCTTCCAAGGCACGGCGCAGCGCCTGGGTCAGGCGGCGTTCGATCTCCCAGGGGTCGGTCAGTGTCACCAGGTCGCCGGCGATCTTCGGCGGCACGCTCATCAACAGATCGCGCAGAGCGCGCGCAGCGGTGAAGGCCGCGGAGTCGACACGCGCGCGCTCGACCGTCTCGCCACGGCTCTTGCGGTGTTCGTCTTCTGCCAGCAGAGCCAGGGCGTACTCTCGCCGTGCGCGGGCTTTCTGGTAGTCGGGCAGCGGTGCGGTCTGCCCAGGTGCCGGTAAGGCCGGGCTCGGGGCTGCACCTGCGCCTATGTGGGCGTACACGCCCTTCTCCACCCGCTCCTGCCGGTGCCGCTCGGCCACGGCAGCCTTGCTCGGGTCTGCGCTGGCGGCCAGCAATTCGTCGCTCGCCTGGACGTCGACCTTTCCGTCGGCGGTGAGGACGAGGCGTCCTTGCCGGACCAGCTTCGACACGTAGGCGCGCGACCAGCCTTGGCGGTCCGCGAACGCTGCCTTGGTCATGAACTCCATGTACGGTACCTGTTAACCACGATGAACCGAGGGGGGTTAACCCGGTTAACCCTGTTAACTAACTTCCCGGCCCAGCCACTAGCGCGAGAACGGGGTTCGAATCACCCTTGTCCGGGGCGGCGCTTCAGGGGCCCCCGGTGCTTTTCGAGTAGCACGTCACTGCCCCGTTTTTCGCGTCACCCCGCCCGCGGGTGGCCATTGCCGGCTCGGGTTGAACCAACCCCGCTCCGCCCGGCCAGGCCACCCGCCAACGGTTCAGCGCAGCGCTTTCGCCAGGGCCCGCTCGATGTTCGCCTCTAGGCGCGCGTCGTCCTCGGCAACACGCCGAACGACTTCGTGAAACTGGAAGCGCACGCGGTACTGAGGCTGGCGGACGAAAGCGAGGACCATAGTCAACGTCCGTCCACGGCGCTCGGCGATGCCAATCGGCCGGCGGCCACGGCACATCACGAAGTACGCCAGTTGGTGTCCCTTCGCCAGGGAGCGCGCCGACTGAGTGGCGTTTCCTTTGAACCCTGCTCGGTATTCCAGGGCGCCCAGGCCGGAGAGGATCTGGATCATCTGGCCGCGGCTCATGTTGCCGTACTGGTCCAGCCGGGCGCCCTCCGCTGGAACGACGAACATGCCCGCCGGCAGGATGCCTCGGGCCCGGAGGTTCCGCTCCGACGCCTTGTCCACCCTCGGCCCCCCGAAGACTTGGGGAGCCACCCAGTCCTCCGGCGCCTGCCCCTTCGAGGCATGGTCCTTTTCGTCCTTCACCCACAAGGCCGCCTCAAGGCGGCGCGAAGTGGCATGCAGGATGCGGACGGCGTTGCGGGTGAACGGTGTCGGCCGGTCGAAGACCTGGTCGATCTCCCCGACCAGCGCCTGATTCGCCTGGTTCGCCGTGTGGTTCAAGGCGTCGGCCAACACAGCAGCAGGCAAGTCGCCACCGAGCTGCTGCAAGGACCGAACGGCGTCGTCCAAGTCCCGCGCAGTGATAGCCCCTCTCACTCCGAGTCGGCCCGACGAGGCGGCACCTCAGAACCGCCCGCTTTCCGCTCAAGCCAACGCGTGTAAAAACCAGATGCCACGTCGGCGCCGAGGCACGCGACCACGCTACCGAGCGCGGCGGCAACCGGCAGCCCCGCACCGCTCGCCGTGGCGAGCAACACCGAGGCCAGGCCGAACACCACCGACGCCCCCGAGCGCAGCAGGACACGCTTCAGCAGATCGCTGACCGTCAGCCCTGCCGCCTCGGCGCGCCACAGCTCCCCGGACAGACCGGCCATCGACACCAGCACGAACAGCCAGGTCGGGATATCGCTCAGCGTCTGCTGAACGTCGTTCTCTGTCGCCATGTTCACCTCGGTCTGAGTAGGCGGCCCGTCCCTGGACCCGACGCTCCGCCAGGGAGGCCAGAGGCGCCGAAGTCGAGCCAATAAAAAACCCGGCGCGATGCCGGGTTCCGATGATGTGGAGCGTGTGCCTCAGTGGCGCACCTCTACGAGAGTGCCTACTTTTTACCCCCAAAGTGTCATGGCAACAACCCCGTTTCATTGCCACCCTGCGAATATCCCTTGAACGCCTTGGTAATCCCTGGCGAATACTCGGTGAATATCTGCCTACGGTTATCAAGCGCCTCCGGCGCTGTCCTACTGGTCAGTAGGTGGGTCAGCAGGTGGGACAGATAACCCATTGATTTATATGGCGCTGTCCTACTGTCCCACTTGTCCTACTACTTTCTACGCATATAAGAGAAGAATAATAAGAGCGCGCGCTGCGCGCGTGCGCGCGATGCGTGCCTATGTGCGGGCGGGTGTGCGAAAGGTGGGACAGTGGGACAGCCCCAGCAGTGACGGGGCTTTGCGTTGTCCCGCCTCGAAAAACGAAGCGGGACAGAGTAGGACGGTGGGACAGCGCCCGGCCAAGTTAGGCCGCCCGCCGCAGCAGGATTTCTGCGATGGCCGCGTGGGCCAGGTCGAGCCTGCGGTAATACTGGCGTTTGCCACATCCGCATGCTGCCCATTTCATCGGGTCCGACATGTCGTAATCCGTGTAATGCAAGCGCACCACCCGCTCGATGGGCGGCGGAAGGTGCTTGTTCACGATCAGCTCAATGTCCGCCGTGCGATCCAGAGGACACCGAGCCCCCGCCGTGGAGCGAGTCAGGTTTCCCCTTGTCGCCATCAGCATAGCAATCACATTGCTCCCGCCGCTAGCGTTCCCGGCAGAGCCTACGCCATTCGGCGGGTGCAACTCGGCGGCCCAGGTCCGTAGCATCTCGTCAATTGGCTTGATCAAAATGCGGCCTCCCTCTGCGTCGGCTGTCCCTTCCACGACGGCGGCCGCTCGTAGCCCCACGGTCGCACCGGCGACTTACCGGATGCGGGTAGACGTCTGCGCCGCCAGCCCAGCCGGTGCATGATGTGGCCAACTCGCATCTGCTCCGGCTTGCCCCAGTGCCCGTAATCCAGATTGAGCGCTTCGCCCAAGATAGCCGCACTGGTCACGGTCTCGCCGACGTATCCCTCAAGCCAGCCGATCAGCTTGTGCTCCCAGGCGTCAACCGTGTAGCGCTTGTCCTGCTCCTCCTCGAACAGCGCTCGCTCCTCCCGCGAAACCCACCACGGATCGCCGGCCCGATAGCAGAACAGTGCTTCGGCCCATAGCTGGTCCCGGATCTCGCGCAACAGGTCAAGATCCACCTTCGTGCAGAGGACCGGCCAGTATCGACGGTTGCCGGTGGTGTCTTTCAGGTACTCGTCCTGGTTGGTCGTACCCACGAAAACACACTGTCGTGGCACATCGCGGGTTCTGCGGCCGTAGCTCTCGCGGAAGGTATCGACCGAGGCCGAAAAGAACTGCTTTGCCTTCGTGCTGTCGGCTTTGTTGAACGCATCCAACTCGCCCAGCTCGCTGATCCACTTGCCGCGCAACATCTGGAACGTCTCTTTGTCACCGAGCACGAACGGGGTATCCATGAACCACTCGCCGCCCAGCACCGACATGGCGGTCGACTTGCCTTCGCCCTGCAACCCTTCGAGGATCAGCACCGTATCCATCTTGCAGCCCGGGCGCATAACACGCGCAACAGCGCCGATCAGCCAGCGCTTGCCGGCCTTCATCGAGTACGGGGTCTCCTCCACGCCCAGGGCCCTGTTCAGCCAATGCTCGATCCGCGGCGTACCGTCCCACTCCAGGCCCTCAAGGTACGCCCGCACCGGGTGAAAGCTGTTCTTGCTGGCCACCACCGACACCGCTTCCAGCACCGGCGGCACCTTCGTCAGCAAACCGTACTGCTGGGCCAGCCACTCGCACGCCAGCATGTCGTCCAGATCTGTCCACTCCCCCGTACCACCACCATAGGGCGGCGTCCGCAGCTTCATGGTCTTGGCGCTGAACTCGTCGTAGCCGAGCACTCCGTGCCAGCGCTCATCGTTCTGTAGGATCAGACTGATGTTCACCATGTGCGCCGCCAGGCCGCCGCCCTTGATCCGCAGAAGGCAGTCACGCCAGCCACCCTCAGCGGGTGGCCGGACTACCGCCATGACCTGGGCGCGAACCACCTCCAGCCCCTCGGCACAGTGCAGGTCGTTGAAGTCAGTCCAGCCCTCCTCGCGCTCGCTGCCGAAGCGAGGGAGCACGAACTGGCCGCCAAGGATCGTGGCGGCGTTCTCCGCAGCCTGAGCGCCCGGATTCCAAGGCGACCCGTCCTGGCGGGTGGTCTTCCAGTCATCATCGCCGCAGAAGATCAACGGCCGAGACGGATACTCGGTCTGCATCGCCTTGCCGACCGGCAGCAGGTTGCCGGCATCGAAGGCAATAGCCACCGCACAGCCCGTCGCCATATGCAGGCTGACGCCGGTCGCGTACCCCTCGGCAATCAGCACCGGCTCGCCGGGTTCGGGGCGCGGACCGATCAGGCAGAACGCTCCTTCCTTCTGCATGCCATAGGGCCAATACGCCTTGTCCCGGCCGGTATCGGGCTGCTTCTCGGGGTAGATGATTTGCAGTCCCACCAGCCCCTTGAGGGTCCGCATGGGCACCATGAAACGCCCGCCGTAGCCGTAGCGACCGCCGATCCCGACGATCTGCTTGCGGTCGAGATACGGCGCCTTGCCTTTCTCCGATAACCGCTCCCACAGCCGCGCGGCGCCCTGGGCGGCACGCTGGGCGGCATAGGCGGCCTTCGCTGCCGCCTTGCGCTTGGCCTCTTCCTGCCGCGCGTGCATCAGCTCGCGCTCCTCGGCAGTCAGGCGAACACCCTTGAGCTTGAATTTCTCGTTGAGATCCTGCCGCCAGTTGCCGAAGCGCCCGAAATAGAGGGTCTTGCCGCTGGCAGTGGTGTATTCGTGCAGGACGTACCAGCCAGTTGCCTCCCCGTTCCGGTCGCCCTCGACCTTGCAGCGCACCAGCTTCCCGAACACCCAGCCCGGGCTCCGCTTGGTGAAGGGTTCAATTCCATGGTCTCGAAGCTGATTCAGCACTTCGCCCAAGGCTTCGTTACTCACCGGCGCCCCCTCCGCTCGTTGAAGGACTGGCATTCAATGCAGGTTTGGCACCCCGGCACAGCTTCGCGACGGCGCGGCGGGATCGGCTCGCCGCAGCACTCGCACTCATGAGCCGATTCGCCAACCGCTACCAGCGCACGGGCAGCCAGTGCCGCCTCCATGCGCTCGAGTACCAGGTCATTGGCGTGATCCGCGATATCAGCCATTGCTCACCTCCCCGCGCTCGGCGCCCTTGGTGGTCTGGTGGACGTAGCGGGCACGCTCGTAGAGGCCGACCGCCGCGCGGATGATGCTCATCGCCAGCTTTTGGGTTTCCGCCAGCTCGGCCGCGTCGATGCGGCCGTCCTCGATATGGCGCGCGATAGTGGTCGCTGCGTTGGCCGACGTGTGCAGGATCTCGCCGGCGCCGGCAATCAGGCTGGCCGGCACATCCTCGAACTGAAGCGGCGAAACGAAGAACCACAGGCTGTCGCCCAGCTCGGCATGCAGCGCGTCGAGCACGACCGCCCGCCCCTCGGCCGACACGTACCGCAGGAAGTCGAGCACGTCGTAGATGTTGAGGATGTGGCTGGTGTGGCTGGGATCGAACTTGTGGGAGGTGGTGGAGACGCTGCGGCCGGTGGAGTGCGCGAAGCCGGTAATGCCGCCGTGGCACATGCGTTGATTGCGGGCAACGAGGTTGAGCGCTTCGCCCAAGGGAAGCACCTCGCGGCCCATCCGCTCGAACTGATCGGCGAATGAAGGTCGGGACATGGCAATTATTCCTGTTTACTGCCAGTGCCACGACGCCACCAACCTTGTTAGAGTAGGCGCCGTGGTCACATTGCATGGTGGTCACAAGGCAGATGGCCGCTCTGTGGTGGAAACGCCATCTGCCACGATGGCCGGGTGATCGGTATCCCTGATCACCCGACCGTTACAGCCAGCAGCTCTGTGGTGGAGAGGCTGGCAACCCCGAGGCATCCGTGCTTCGGGTCTGGGAAGCTCGGCCGGCTGTGGTGGTACTTAGCGTGCTGCTCCAGCCGGCCTGGCTCCCCTCCCTCGGTGGTGGCGAGGGACTAAGCTGCTTTCCTAGAGTGCTTATCTGGAAATGGAAATAGGTCTGGCAGGTCCGGCCGTAATTCATGTGCAGCAACAGCACCTTTGCATGCTCGCACTACGGCAGGCACACGCTCAGCAGGCACCCCGCGCTTTTTCCATTGGGAAACAGCCATCGGGCTAAGCCCCATTGCTTGCGCGAGCGCCCGACCACCTCCAGCAGCGCTAATCGCCTTTTCCAATGCAGATTGATCCATAAACGCACCGTTTTCTTCGCATTCGTTAATACACATTACGTTTATTTAAACGCAATGTCTACCCCTGTAAACTCTGAGTTTATGAGCACATCCGGCACCAGATTGCGCGGCCTCCTCGATGAGAGAGGAATCGCCTATAGCGAGTTCGCAGCAGCGCTAGGCGTTGAGCCCCAACACGTCAACAATTGGTTCAAGCGCGGGATTCCAAAGGCCCGCGTTTTCGCTATTGCTGACGCACTAGCCGTCAATCCTCGCTGGCTGAGCGATGGAACAGATAGCGAATCTCCATCGAATTCCCTAGCCACAGGCGGTGAAAGCTCCCTGCTCTCTCCCCTCGAGCCCTGGGATGACAGAACGCCCCTAGAACCGGACGAGGTTGAAGTGCCGCTGTACAAGGAAGTTGAGCTATCCGCCGGAGCCGGCCGAACAGCGGTGCGTGAGATTAAGGGGAGAAAGCTGCGATTCTCCTACGCTACGCTTCGAAATGCCGGAGTCTCCCCTTCGGCGGCTTTCTGCGCCACGGTCAGCGGGAACAGCATGGAGCCATTGATTATGAATGGCGCCACCATCGGAGTGGACAAGAGCGCAACCCGCATTCTGGACGGCGAAATCTACGCCCTTGAACATGACGGAATGCTACGAGTGAAATACCTATATCGCCTGCCAGCGGGCGGTATGCGCCTGCGGAGCTTCAACACAACAGAGCACCCAGACGAAGAATACTCAGCCGAGCAGATCGAGACCCAACAAATCCGAATCCTTGGTTGGGTATTTTGGTGGTCGACGCTCCGAAAAAAGAAAGGCCTTGCCTTCGACCAATAAACAAAATAAACAAAACGTATTGACCAAGCCTTAAACGTTGCGTTTAATTACCTCGACTCTCCACCACAGAGACGAGGTAACACCATGCAACGTTCCGCCACGGTACACGTCCACCCGGCCTGTACCTCTTCCCCCCAGCAGATCCAACGCCTCCAGGCCGACACTGGCTGCCTTGTCGTCATCTTCAACGGCAAAGCCCAGCTCGTTGCCAGCCGTACCCCGGGCCGCCGTCATGCGGTAACCGCCACCTCCCCGTTTGGAGGTGACGCGGCATGACCTACGCACTCCGCCAACCATCCTTTGTGCGGCTCAAGGCTCAACTCAGCCTCAATGGCCGTTTCAACCACGCCCTCTACGATGCCGAAACCCGTCAGGCAGTCCACGCCACTCTTGACATTGAGCGCGGCGCTGAACAGGTCCACGTCGTCGTTCGAATGGGCTCCACGCTGAATAGCCTGGGCCTCCCGGTCGACGCCCCTTCCAACGCCAACACCGTGGCCGACTACCTCGAGTCCATCGCGAATGGCCGCTTGGACACGGCGGACGACACCCCGGCTCGCCGCCGTTTCGACCAGGCTGCGTAGGGGGCCGCGATGAAAGACTTGTCCCTGCACCAGGCCGCGCAGCGCCTCGGCCTGAGCCGTCCCGAGCTGATCAAGCGAATGAAGGCGACCGGCCTGCTCGACAGCAGCAACCTTCCAGCCGTACCGGTCCGCGACCGCCTCTACCTGCGCGCAAAGGAAACGTCCTGGCACCACCCCGAACTCGGCATGCAGTACAGCCACTCGACGAAAGTGCGCCCGGCCGGAGTGGCATGGCTGGCCGACAAGCTCGGCATCCCCCGAGTCTGCCCGCCGGCGGTCCCGGACCGCCGCGAGGTTGGCTGACGAGCCCCGGCCCCGCGAATACGCCCGCCAGATCGTCGCCCTTCGAACCAAAGAGGAACGCAGGGCGGCCCTGGAGCGGGTGCCGGAACACCTTCGGGAACTTGTACGAACCCACGTAGAGATCGCCTGGAACCACCCCAAGGGGAACAAATGAACAACGCACGCCGACGCCAACTGCAACAGATCACCGCTCAACTCGAAGAGATCCGCGAGCAGATCGAAACCCTGGCTAGCGAGGAGGAGGAGGCCCTGGACGCTATGCCCGAGAGCCTGCAAGACAGCAACCGCGGAGCGCGCATGGAAGAGATCGTCGACCAACTCAACGAAGCAGCCAGCGGCATCGAGGACGCGGTAGCCGTGCTCAACGAGGCCGCCGCATGAGCACTCCTCACGACAACCAGCCCGAGCTTCGCCTCACTCCGGCCCCGCGCCCAGAGACAGTGGAACTCCTCTACCGCACCTTCGGCGACGTACTGATTCCGCTGGAGCAACTGCGCACCAGGTACTTCAGGAACCTCAACGAAGACAGCTTCAGCCTGGCCATCAAGGCCAAGCGGATAGCCCTCCCGCTGACCACCCTGGACCCCAGCCGCAAAGCGCCTTTGTTCGTTGACGTGCGCCACCTTGCGGCCCTGATCGACTCCCGAGCCTGGCAGGCCGACGAGGCATATGCCCGACCCGGCAGTAACGAGTAACCACACCGGCCGCCACCACCGGCCATCCACCACCAATGGAGAAAACCACCATGCATACCCAACACATCATTCTCGCGGCCGCCACGCTTGCCGCGCTGCTGATCCTGATCACCACCGCCTACCTTGCCGGGCGCAAGGACAGAAAGAACGCGCAACAGCAGGCGGTCGACGAGGCGCTCTATCTCTGCCGCGTCTCGCACGGCCAGGAACTGACTGCGCTGCATACCGACCTGATCAAGCTGCGCACCAATGCCCAGCGCCTGCAACAGGTCATAGATGAGCAGGAGGAAGAGATCAGCGACCAGAAGGAGCTCCGTCAAAGCATCGAAGCCGAGGCCACCGAGAAACTTGCGGATTGGCAGCAGCGCCACGAAGAGCAACAAGCGGAACTGAAGCGCCTGGAGACGGAGCTGGAGACAAGCATCGCGACCAATCATCGGCAGGCTGAGACCGCGAAGCTCCTCCGCGAGCAGAACTTGGCCGCCGAAGAACTGGACGCCATCCGCACCGCCAGTCGCCTCCTCAGCGGCCACGCTCGACAGTTCCAAAAGACCGGCACCACCAAGCGCAACGCAGACGCCGAAGCCCAACAGCAGCTCGCCGCGATCCTCCAGCGGCTCGCCATCACGGAACTGGCCAGCCAGAGCGCAGAAGCTGAAGCGCAGGAGGCGGCATGAACTACTCCAGCCTCTCCACCTACGACCTGCTGAAGCACCGCAGCCACCACGTCGACAGCCTGACCCGCCTGCGCCGCTCCCAGCCACAGTGGGACGAGGACGATGCTCGACGCGGGGAAATCACGATGGCCGATATCAGCGACCAGATCCGCGAGATCGATGACCACCTTCGTCCGAGCGGCTGGGAGTCAGTCGACCTCGACTACTCCGGCGACACCGCACCGATGTGCATGTGAGGCAGCGCGATGACTACTATCCCGGCTAGCCGCGTAGCGGCACAAGACCAGGGCGCCGCCCTGGCACACGCCACCCACAGCACCCAAGCCCCGGCCGCGCAAAAGCGCGGCGGCGGCCTGGCACGTCGCATCCAACTGATCGCCATCGCCCAAGGCCGCCAACCGATGCCCGAGGGTGGCGCTATAGAAAGCCACTGCTGCGCAGCAGCAGGCATATTCCAACCCAACCTTCAGCACACGCCGAAGGCACGCATACCCCACGAAAGGCTGCGCCGGGGCGCGAAGCACATAGCCACGCTTCGCTTAATGACTCGCTCGCCCGCGCAGCTTGTCGAGGGGGGAAAGCGCCCACCGAAGCCCACCGATAACGCACTGATCCGCACGCTGTGCGCGCAGATCCGCGAGCAGAACCAAGAGATTGCCGCGCTGCGCATCGCGAACACCGACCTCCTCCAGCGCCTGGAGAAAGCCGAAGGGGGACGGGCATGAGCAGCTTCCAGCAGCACCTCCACCAAGCAGCCCAACAGCGCGCCCTCCCGTTCCAGAAAGAGCTTTATGTCGACCTCTTCGCCGGCGCCGGCGGCGCAAGCAGCGGGGGCGCTCGTGTCTATCGAGATCCAGACATTGCGATCAACCACAACCCCATTGCCATTGCCGTTCACCGAGCCAATCACCCGAACACCCTCCACTTCAGGACAGACGTTTTCGAGGTAGATCCGCTAGAGGCAACCGGCGGGCAACCCGTGGGCATTCTGTGGGCCTCGCCCGATTGCCGCCACTTCAGCAAGGCCAAGGGCGGCGCGCCTCGCAGCAAGCGGGTCCGCTCCCTCGCCTGGGTCGTGGTCCGCTGGGTACACGCGACGCGCCCACGTATGTTCTTCCTTGAGAATGTGGAGGAGTTCCAAGACTGGGGACCGCTCGACGAATCCGGCAAACCGATCAAGAGCGAGGCTGGTCGCACGTTCAGGGCATTCATCGCTTGCCTGACCACTGGCTTGGCCCAGGACCACCCAGACATGTCCGAGATACTCGACGCAATCGGGCTGTGGGTTCCCAAACAAGCACTAGTGCGCGGCCTGGGCTGTGATGTTCAGTGGCGTGAACGCCGAGCAGCCAACGCCGGCGCCCCGACAATCCGCAAACGCCTGTTCATGATCGGCCGCACCGACGGACGCCCCATCGTCTGGACCTCCCCGAAACGTCACCAGACTCCGCAGCCGGGTCAGCTACCTTGGCGCTCTGCCGCTGAGTGCATCGACTGGAGCGACCTGGGCACCAGCCTGTTTGATCGCGCCCGACCACTGGTAGACAACACCTGCCGCAGGGTGGCCAAGGGGTTCTGGAGGCACACCGTCATGGCCGACCAGCCCTACCTTGTCCCGATGGATGCTCAACACCTGGCGGCGGCCAGCCTCACGGAATTCGCCAACGCGAGCAGCCAACGCACCTTCAGCGTGGCCGAGCCCCTGCGGACGCAAGTCGCCCAGGTCAAGGGCGGACACTTCGCACTGTCAGCCGCAACGCTGGTGGAGATCGGCTACGGCGAGCGAGCCGGACAAGCTCCCCGCGCCCCCGGTTTGGCCAAGCCTCTAGGCACCGTCGTGGCGAGCAGTCGAAAGCACGCCCTAGTCACCGCAGCGATGGTGACACTGCGCAAGGGCTCTGTGGGCAATGGACTCCTTCAGCCGATGAACTCCATTACCACCGGAAGCGGGCACCACGCCATCGCTGCATGCCACTTCGAGCAAGCCAACGGAGGGTTCTATACCGGTGACGGCCGGGCTGCCGATGCGCCACTCAGTACGATCCTGGGACGCGGTACGAACCAACGCCTGGCTACTGCGTACCTGGTGAAATACTACGGCACCGGGCACAACTGTCAGGACTTACGCGAGCCCATGCATACGCTTCCCACCAGAGAGCGCATGGCCCTAGTTACGGTTACCAAGGTTCCTGCCAGCATCCTGCCGCCCGAGCTGCTGGAGCGCGCAAAGCGGTGCGCGGAGTTCCTACGCAAGTATCTGCCGGAGCACTTCAGCGAGCCAGCCGACGTCGTGCTACTGGGGGACTACGCCCTGGTGGACTTCACCCTACGCATGCTCAAGGCGCCGGAGCTGAAGATGGCGCAGGGCTTCAGCCCCGATTACATCATTGATCGCGGCTTGTTCGAGACCGTCGATGGACAACTCGAATGGCGCCCCATCAACAACACCGAACAAATCCGCCTCATCGGCAACAGTGTTTGCCCGGATGAAGCGGAAGACCTCATCGCCGCCAACGCCGCGGACCTGATCGACCTATACCAACGGGAGGCAGCATGAGTTTACTCTCTATCAGAGTGCAGCAAGGCCAGACTAGCTTCCAAGTTTTTTCGCCAACCCGCCAACTCTTTAAGTTTTTGCTGTGCCTGCCCTGGAATATCACTGACATCAATCCCTTGAGTGAAATCTTTGGCTTCAAGTTTTTCTGCTGCAAGCTCGCAGAATACTGCAATCTGGCGAAGACCAAGGACGACAAATACCAGCTCACTACCAAAAACCGTAACGGGCACTCCTTCCAACAGCGTCACCGTATCCTTGAGCTCCCTACGCAGAACAGCATCAGCTTTCACTGTCGAAAGTCCAGCTTTACTTGCCTCCCTAGCCAATCGATACATCAGTTGCTCAAAGTGACACACCAGAGAATATGCAGCCCCACTGTTACTGCATTTTGCGAAACGCTCCTCGGCGTGCCGATCTGCAATGCTCTTCCGCGTCTGGAAGTAGGGGACACCTATAGCAACAGCTATCGCAAGAAAGCCACCCAGAGCCTGAGCCCAACCCGCAGTATCAGCCGGAAGGTACCCATTTTTCACCCAATAAGCAGTACTGCCGACCAGCAACCACAAACTGGCACTGACAAAAAACAACCACCAAATCGCCCATATTGTCCGTTCAACCAACGTCGACGGAATTTCTACCTTCAAGATGAACTCCCTTTATCGGCAAAGCTGGATGGAGATTGCTTACTTGTAGATCATTGGTCGAGAGGTAGCCATATAATCGACCTGAGCGACCAGATGCATGCCAGACAAAAGCAGAAGGAGGACGGAGCATGCAAAGAACAGTGACCGCCCTCTGCATCATCGTCGCCACCCTCGGCCTAGTCGCAGTGTTCGCGGCGGAGGTATTCCCGAGCCTCCGCACGCTGGCCGTCTGGCAAGCGGGGTGCTACTGATGAATACCCTGTTCCTTCTCATGGCCCAGTACAACGGCCTCGCCATCATCCCGCTGAATAGAGTATGCGCCGACTACTTCAGTCACCTGACTGTCGAGCAGTTCCAGCGGAAGGTCCTGGCCGGACAGATCCAGATCCCTATCACACGGATCGAGTCCAGCCAGAAGGCTGCCAGAGGCATTCACTTGGCGGACCTGGCGGCGTATCTGGACAAACAGCGCGAGGTCGCCCTGAAAGACCATGAACGGCTAAACCGAGCCCGGCCGGCGGCCTGACTTCTTCTTGGAAACCCATTCCCCGAAGGACACCGGCATCGCCAAGACCTTCGGGAACCATTCCCAGCCAGCATATTTATCGCCAGACCCACGCAGATGGGTATATCGCCGAAGAGAGTTCCAATCTCGGTGCCCGCTGACCGAAGCCACCTTGGGAATGTCCCACTCCAGCTCAAACAGCCGACTGATCGCTTCGTGGCGCAGATCGTGAAACGTCAGATCCTCTATACCTGCGGCAGTGATCGCGCGACTCCATGCCCCCTGAATCGCATCGGTGGTGTATGGAAATATCTCGTCAAAGGCCCGCGGCATACTCTTGATGACCGCCATTGCCTCCTCGGGTAGCTGACACCACACGTCGTTACCCCACTTGTCACCTGGGTTCTTCATATCCCGGACTAGGACGGCGCCCCGGGCCTCGTCCAGGTCTGCCCACCGGATACGGATGATCTCCTCCTGCCTTCGGCTGGAGAACAATGCAAAGGCAGCAACCTTCGCCATGCACATCGAGGTCGGTCGCGATCGCCATGAGCGCTCGAACGCCTGGAACAACCGATCCAACTCATCAAGTGTCGGGCGCCGATCACGCTCCCTGCTGCGCAACTTGTAACCCAGGTTCTTGAGAACCCTGCGGGCTCTCGCCATAACGTCCGGGTCGACTTGATACCCCCAGGCTGCCTCCGCCACTCCTAACACCGACCCAAGATGTGCCAGGTCATTGGCAACTGTCTGCGCCTTCACCCCTCCCCCGTCCGGCCCCATACGCCACAGCGCATAGTCAACGAGCACCTGACTGGTGATATCCCGGTCGATGGTATCGCCCAGGTGGGAAGCGGCGATGGCGGTCAGCGTGGCGATCTTGGTCTTACCCAGCGGGCGAGTCTTATCCCGGTCGGCCAGGTACTGGGCGATGATGTTCCGAAGCAGTACCCCCTTTTTCGTCGCCCGCTCCAAGCCACCGGGCTCGGCCAATTCAGCCTCCCGACGGAGCGCCCATGCTTCAGCGGCCTTTTTCCGGCTGAAACTTGCGCTCTCCTGATAGACTTGCGCGCCTCCGCGCTTGATACGAATCTGCGCGGTGTACATCACCGTTCCATCGGCGTTGCGCCGAGCGCGAATAGTGGCCATCGTAACTCCCGGTCCCGGTGGTAAAAGGCGTTAGGCGAGTGGTAATTTTTACCACCAACCCGCCAAATATGCCCGAAAACCCCGAAAAACGCACCGATAAAGCGCACACAAAAGACCTGATGAATCAAGCCTCAACGCCAGCAATGACGCGCCCTACACTGTCCCGCCGCTTTTCCGTTGCGCCGATGATGGATCGGTCAAACTATAAAAAATTACCTAATAAAATCATATAGATACGAAATAAACTCAATTTGCTGTAGCAAATCCGTAGCAAAGTCATCCTAGCCGCGGATCTCCTATAGGCCCTTTCACTAGCACCAGCGGCTAGCGGGGCGGATAGGTCAATACCGCCAACGCCAGTTGCAGATCACTGTAGCGCGCAAGCTCGGCGCGCTGGCGCAAGGTGTCCAGCACCGATTGCAGCATCGCACCGCGGATCGCGCCGTTGCTAGCGATGAAAGCGGCCGCATCGTCATGCGCCAGCTTGAGCTTCCGGTCGTAGCTGCTGATTTCCTTGGATACGTCTCCAGAGAGTTCTGTACCTTCTCTTGGGTCGCTGGTGCCGATGGTCGTTGTCGCCAGCAATATCGAACTGTAGAAACTGCTGGCAATAACGGGGTGGTCCTGCCTATCCCGCGTTAGGTCAATCCCGGCGTGGACAGGCAGGCATACCAGTAGTTTGACCAGCAGCAAGAGCTTGGATGACATGAAAAGCCCCGATTGAATGCCATCCTTTCGTTGCCATCTTTGGCCAGGCATAGTGATATCGCAGCTTTCCGCCCTAGCGCTTGCTGCCGCCATCACTGCATCTCACTACGCGCCAATAGTCCGGTAGCAAAGGAGCTCAGTTCCAGCCTGGGTTCAGGAGTGTCGGCTTGATATTTCCTCCAGGCGCGCTCCAGTTGCACGCCGTAGATTGCTCCTTCTGAGGCTACAAATGCTGCCGCGTCCTCGCGGGCATAGGCATAGCTGTTGTGCCCGAAATGATCGCTTGTGTGGCCGGTTGCTGAAGTGCCCATTACAGTGAGAATGACGGTGCCACGGGCAAGCTCCTCCAATCCGTCCGAGACCTCGGCGGCGACGCATATCTGACAGGAAAATACGATGTGGAAGAGCCAGATGCGGCCCCGACGTTTTTTCGTTTCCATAACTTGAACATCCTCTGTTCGTCATCGGCTATACACCGCTTGTCCATTACCAGACGGCCAAGCCGGGGGCAGGGTCTTGGGCTGACGTAGCGTTTTTCAATACCATCACTTCGGCCGGCCTGCGCGCCATCATTCACCTGCTTTTGAGAACTTGTCCCGTCGAAAAAAAAGGTCAACCCCGAGGATGCCAAGGCAAATCCCCAAGATATCAAGACCAAAGCCTGCCAACTTGACCGAGGAGAATCGAAGAATAAGCACCCAAGCCGCAACAAACACAGCGATCCCAAGCCACTTACGGACCTCCCTGTTGCGCACTAGGTGACCGACTGCAACAATGACTACAGTCCAGATGGCAAACTGGATGACATCATTCATGCAGGTTCTCCAGCACTCTGGACGATCTCCGACTTGACAGAATGCTGGGGCCCGATCCCGCCGGACACCTCCCCTTCAACGCAGATAATGACGTCTCCAGCGTGGTAGGTCGGCAAGGTCTGCTGAGTAGCCCAACGAACTGCGAGGCCGCTGCCAACCCCAACAAAAGTGTTGATGCGTTTACCGGCGACACCCGCAAGCATACCGACCATACCAGCAACGGTGACGCGCTGCTGGTTCAGAGAGTCAGCCTGAGATCGGGTCAAGGGCAGCGAGACAAAGACTCTCAGTACGCAAGGTCGATCCTTCGCCTGCATCCTGTCGAAAATCTCAACCGCAAGATCAGCCACTGCATGGCTGGCCTTCGCTGATGAACAGTATTTCATGTGAAGCAGCCGGCTGCGCTCCGCCCACGCGAGACGAATGATCGCCAAGCTGAAGTTGATGCCGTGCTGGCTGTGAATGTGCGTCCGTTCGATATCCATAGCGTTCCTTCCGTGCTTCGAGCGCGCAGTTTCGATAGCCAGAAACACCACAACCACTAGCAGAACAGCTAGCTCTCAACATCCACGCCCAGACGGAGTTAGACTCAGCGCTCCGCCTCATAGGCAGCAACGCCCGTCCCTATGGCACGCCACTCATTCTGCGGCATGCGCGCGTCGCAGATGAATACCTCGACTTCGCCGCTTTCCTTCGGCTCCGCCGGCCGGATCGCTGCATGCCGGAGAATCGTCTGCATGTCTGGGACGTAGCTGCTCTCCGAGCCGTGGAATGACCAGATGCCAAACTTCCCTGCTCCACCCACCTGGTGGTCGAGTTTCACCGACCAGCCCTTGAATCGAATGACCAGCATCGCCCTGCTCCGTAGGAAAAGGTTGTAGTCTACTCCTAATTCTGACAGGCCCTGTTGGCAGCCAGCAGTTGGGCTTCATACCCGATCCGCTGCCGCCGCTCGGCCAGCAGCGCGCGGACCTTGGTCTGTAGGTCGTCGCTCTTCTTCAGCCCAGCCGCTGCCCAGGCCGGCACCTCGACCGCGGGCGCTCGGCACGGCACCGCCACCGGAACTTCTACGCGCACCGTGCGCGGCTCGGCTTCCTGCCGGCCGGCGCATCCCACCAGCGCGACAATCATCAGCATCAGCACCACCCTCATAGACCCAGCTCCTGATCGATGACCGCCTCGGCGGCCGCACACTGCTCACCGGCGGTTCGCTGACTCAGCAGGCGTTGGGCTCCGGCATACTGCTCCGCGGCCTGCTGCCGCCCCCGATCCACAGCTTGCGCGGCATCCCGGGCGCGCTGCTCGCCGGCCAGGCGGAGCGCGGCAACCTGCCGGACCTGCTCCGCCACTGCGGACTCCAACTCTCCCCGGGAGGCACGGCAGGCGACCAGATCCGCCAGCGCAGCATCGAGCTGCGGCCGGTAATGACGTGCGCTGAGCCAGACACCGCCGGCGGCGCCGAGGCCAAGCAGTAGCAGGCAGGCCAGCGCGACCGATAAAGCACGGGCGGAGATCACGACAGCACCCTCTTCGCCCGCTCCCACAGCGCCAGGCGCTCCGCCTGGCCGTTGAGCCCACCGTTGATGCGCCGAGTGATGGCGGCGAACTCGCCGCGGTCGGCTAGGTCGTTCAAGCCGTGATTGGCCCACCACCAGGCGGCAGACAGCGCCGCCCACTCCGGTTGCTCAAGCAGTTCCGGCTCCGCTTCCAGCGGCTGGCCCAGCCCGGTGCCGGCGGCGCGGTAGTTCGACCGGCCGGTGATCTGCAGCAGCCCGCGCCCGCGGTAGCACCAGCCATCGCCGGACGCCTCGTCGCCGTTCCCGTTGCGCGAGGCATAGGCGTTGTTGGCGATAGCCCGGGGTTTCCGCGCCAGGCGCTGCGCCAGGGCGTTGGGCTGGCCGTCGGCGCCGAGGTATCGGCTCGGCCAGGTCGCCGCCAAGCCGCGCGCGCTGTAGTTGAGGTTTTCCACCAGCCGGGTCAACTGGCCGCTTTCGTGGCCGACCTGGGCGAGGAACGCGGCGACCCGCACCGGCGACGTGATACCGAACCGGGTCATCCCGCGGTTCAGCGCTCCAACAAAAACGCCGGCTCGAGGGCCGGCGTTCGGGAGGATATGCAGCAGTTGCTGCTCGGTGATGGGCATAGACAACCTCACTTCAGGTAGAATTCTGCCGCCTTGTAACTATGGATGAATGCAAGCCAATGAAACGCTCCGCCTCGTTAATTGCTTTTCTGCTCCTATCAGCCTCCCTGCACGCCGCTGAACACCCTCAAAAGTCTCTTGCCGCGAGATCAGCGGTAGAGCTAGCGCCATTCCAGTGGTCTTGGATGGATCCTGTCTCATACGATGAAGCAGGTCTTCAAAAAACGGCGGCCAAAAAAGATCCGCTTCGACCATTCTTCTTAGCGTTCAGACTTCTTGTGGAGCACGAAAAAACCGGGGAAGAAAAAAGTCTGACCAGTGCAAAGAGAGTACTGGACTTCATGCTTGATGAATATCAGCCAGCAACTAGAGAGGCAGATGGGACTCGATGGTTCTATGGCTTTGACTATGACCGAGGCATCAAGGCGCCTTGGTGGTCAGGAATGGATGGCTTCTTCGGACCAATGACACTGTTTGCAGGGTGGCAAGCCACTGGTGAAGAGCGCTATCGAGAAGCCGCATTGAAAAGCGCGAAACTCATGATTCGACAGCCAACCGAAGGCGGATCTCTTTGGAGAGATGGTGACTCCTGCTGGATTTCAGAATACTCCTGGAATGGGATAACTAGGGATAAAGAGTACCATGTGCTAAATGGCCACCTTTGGGGGCTTCAGGCGCTCTATATGCTAGCAGAAGCATCTGGTGATAAAGCCCTAAACGAAGCATACCAATGCGCGCGCAAGGGTACGCTTGACAGACTCCCGGAGTTCTATAACTCGACAGGAAGTTGGACTTGGTACCAGCTTGTCCCAAAGGTTATAAACCCAACACACTATAACATATTAGAAACCGCACAGTTCAGAGCGCTGCATGCAATAACCAGAGACAACGCTTATAAAGACCCGGAACAGCGCAGAATCGCGGCATTTCAAAAAGCATATCCTCTATACTTAATCGAAACAAAAAAAGGACTTGAAATACAGTTCTCAATGATGGGGGCGCCAAATGCTTACTGGACAGATACTTACCCGGTTACAGTAAGCTGTACTGTTGGAAACAAAACCGTAAGCCAAACCAACAAAGACGCCTACAGCACCAAACCAATTCATGAACGGATGATATTACGACTTCCAGTCAATAAAGTTCCGAAAAAGTGCTCAGTATCCGTGAAAAGCAGCATGGATATCGCCATGTACACTCAAAGTAAGTTCAAAACGATCAAATCACCAGTTGAAGATTTTGTAAAACTCACACCATTACCATCTATGCAAGCCTCAAGTCTTCAAGAAGGAATTATACACATCACCACAGAGAAAGGTGATACCGCAAAGCCCGGTGAGGGAAGAGTCATGTTTGATGTAAACCGAGATCTATCAGAGTCAGAAATGATTGGCATGGTAATACATACAACTGAGGACTCTCAGCTAGGAATTGTTCTTGATGGCGCAAACGAAAAACGGGCAAGCAGCTACTACCCCGTAATAAAGTCAGGAAAAGACAATATAGTAATCTTCAACAAGCTTGGATTTGATAAAGGCTCAGAGCTAGAAGGCCACATAGCTAAAATTATGCTTAGGTTCTATACAAAACCTAACGAAAGGGACAGAGACATAGAAATCAAGGAAGTATCAGTTATCAGAAATACTGCAAACCTTGAAGATTTCTTAAGACGCAACCAGTCAGCAAATTTCCATCAGCAGTAAAAAAATCGGCGCATATTCAATTACCGCATATGCGCCGATAATATTCTATATCTCCCTGATTCCTACGCGCCGCCCGTCTCCGGCAGCGGATACCTGGCCTTGATCTCCTCGACCTTGGCGACCCAGGCGCTGTAGTCCGGTTCCACGCCGGCCTTGATAGCGTCGAACTCGGCCTCGGTCTTGAGCGGGTCACTCTCCAGGCGGTAGGCATTTGCCCGCGCGACGGCTGCGGCATCGTACTCAGCCTGCCAGCGTTCTTGCGCCTGCTGTTCAGCGGTTTTTACCTTGCTCCAGTCGATCATCGCGGTAACTCCACAGGTCCATCGGTATCGATCAGCAACGGCTCAGGGAAACGGGCGGCGGCACTGGCATCATCAGCCAGCGGGAACCGCAGGATCAGCTCCAACTGGCCGGCACGTCGCAGTACAGGACCAGCGAACCACTCCGACCCGATAGCCTCGGCCGGCAACTCTCCGCCCTCCGAGAGCGGTGTGAAGTCGAACGCCTGGCCATTCACGATGAGCACATCGCCATCTCTGCTCAGTGACAGGTGTTCATTGCTGCCGGGGAGCGGCAAATACGGAGAAAGAGTGATGATCATCAGAACCACCTCCCGATGGCGACGACCCTGTTATTCCTAGTCTGAGCGCCTGATGTGAATGATGCCGACGATATGCAGAAGAACCCCACCCCAGCCGTACCCGCGGATGGATTGAAGTAGGTCGCTCCCTGGTTTCTCGCCGACACGCCAGAGTCATAGTCTCCACCAGCACCAGAAGCGGAGACAGCCCCAGCGATGGGGTACGAGGAACTAAAGCTCGCCGGGTACGACCAGTTCGCACCGACCGACGTGACCCCAGCGGTGAAGGTGAGAGTGTTCGTCCAACAAATCTGCGTCCCATCCGCGAACCGCACATACTCCCCGTTCGCGTTACTCCCGCGATCAATCACCGCACCGGTCGGTACGCCGCTCGACTGCGAAACGGCGCCGAGGATGCTGTCTCGCGAATACAGCGCGCCCGAACTACCGAGCGCTTCGCGGACAGCCGCACTGCCGAGGCCGAGATCCCCCCGCGCTGCCGCCGCATTTGCAGAGAGCGCCCAGGGCTTAATCCCCGCCAGGGTTGCCCCCCACTGGCTGGCGATCAGGTTGAATCGATCCGACAGGTCCTTGTCGTAGCCCAGGATCGGCGCCACCGCATAGGCCTGGCCGCTGGCCGTGCTGCCCTGGTAGTTGGGCTTGATCGAGATGACCGTCGAACTGGCGACGTTTGTGACCTCGTACCAACGTCCATCGGGTCCGCGAAATGCGTCGCCGACTCGGGCATTGGACGAGAACTGTGTGCCGGTACCGGTAACGGTCGGGCTATTTGCGGTCACCGCCACGGTTCCGGTTGAGTACCACGCCATAGAGTTCTCCTGCTATGCAATGGCCAGAAGAGGCCATGGGAAAGGTGTTCGTATTGCGTCTTGCCCAGGTCCGCCGACTTGAACAGTTGCTACGACAGTGTTTCGGGCCGAAGTAACAAACCCAATGGAGCACTCTCCAGTATCACCTTGGGGCGGTTGCGCCTGTACATTGAAATGACTAACCAGAAAATACCCATCGGTCCCATGCGGCCACGGCGCTGACCATGAATGCAACGTGTAGTACCCAAGATAATTGCCATTCGTGCCGTAATAATTCAGCAGCTGGGTACCACTTATGAACCGAACAAGATCCCTATTACTGTCAAATACCACTCTCGACTGATTGTCAAATATTTGCATCCCCCATCCGCCAGTTTTCGGCATGAACACCGCGCATGCCTTCCACTTCCCTCCCAGTACGACACCGCTTGTGTCTTGAAACACCTTCACGTAGAAGCTGAAACCCGTCCAGTTCCCAGACGAACCAGCATGTTGGAACATCGTTATGTGATGCGAACCATTAGGGCAAAAGAAAACGAACGGCGGGAACGGGCTCTGCACCGGAGATGGGTACGAGACGTTGATGATCTGGGCATTAGTGGCTGGGTAGGTACCAGACGCAACCAGATGCAGACAAGGGTGGTCCTGATCGATTATCACCTGACCGGCATTCCCAACAAATTTCGCACCGAAACTCATGAGAACATCACCGCATATAGAGTGTAATTCGCTGTTACATCACCGGACCAACCAAACGTAATAGTCGAGCCGCTAATGGTATGCCTGGGAATCCAAGATCTAGAATCCGGCGTATTGCAGACGACAAACATGACACCTTTAGAACCGTCGAACCCAGGGACCGTAACTGAAAGTCCCTGAGGAATGTTCCCCAAGTCCCGACGATAGACCATCCTCAATGAGTAATTGTTGCTGTCAAAGAGTATTGAGCCGCCGGCCGAACGCGTTCTCATTCCGTAACTCATACATCAAGATTCCCGATCTGGACTCGAAGCACCAAGTTTCCGTCATACACTTTTATTACCTCTGCAGTCTGGCGCATAAACCCTCCCGACGTTGCGCTGTTCATTGTGAACGCGCCGCCCTTATCCAACTTCCACAGCGGCTCACCGTTGGCACCGAGGGCGGTCGACTGAATCACGTTGCCGATCTTCGCGTTGGTGATCGAGCCGTCCTGGATCATCGCGTTGTTGATGAACATCTGGCCGCCGACGATCGAGACCGGCGCCACGGTCTGCCCGCTGGAACTGTTGAACCAGAGGAAGCGATCAGCCTGGAACGCCATGGTCGTCACGCTCGTACCGCTGTCGAAGCCCAGCTGCCATCCCGCCGCATACTTCTGCCCGTTGGTATGCGCCTGGAGCTTCACGCTGTAGAGCGCCTTGACGTTGCCATCCAGCGAGGTAACCGCTTGAGAGGTGGTCTGGATGTTCGCCTCGTTGGTATCGGTGCGCGCGCTGACGGTATCCACCCGCTGCCCCAAGGCGCTGTCCGCGTTGGCGCGGACGGTCTGTTCGGTGCTGATCGCCGAGGCGTTGCTCGCGACCTGGCTGGATAGCTGATCCAGGCGTTGGACGGTGACAGCATTGTTCGACGCAACGACCGACTCCACGGTGGCGATCCTGCCCTCCGCCGTCCCGGTCCGCGCCTCCAGCAAGCTCGTCCGCTTCGCCTGCGCTTCGTCCTCGTTCGCCCGCACGGTGACTTCGGTGGCGGCTCGAGCAATGGTGTCCCAGCCCTTCAGCGCATCCGCCTTCTCTCCCGTCGCGGGCTCCCGGCGGGCAGCAGCCTGCAGAACATCCAGGCTCGAAGCAGCCGCCTCGACCTTGCCGTCGAGCTCGGTGATATCCGCGGTGTTGGTTGCCACCTGCTGGGCCAGGCCGTTGGCCGTCTCGATCGACTGTCCGATGTCGGCCCAGTAGGTCGCGTTCGGCGGCGAGGCGTTGAGCGGCACCGCCTGCTTCGCTTGATACAGCCGGTTGCCGACCCGCACGATATCGTTCTTCGCGTAGGTCTTCGTCGGGTCGTAGGCCAGCACATCGGTCAGATTGTCGATCTGGTCCTGCAGGCCACTGATATCGACCTGCATCTGGTCGATGTCGGCGAAGAACTGCTCGCCCAGCGCGGACTCGACGTACTCCTGGGTGATCAACTGGTTGTACTCGCTCGCATCCGTCGAGCTGATGCCGTCGACCCAGGCCGACCATGGACCGACGTTGCCGGTCCGGTCGATCAGCCGCCCGCGGAAGGCCAAGCGAGCGCCGGCCGCCAGCGAGGTCAGCGTGTGGGTATCGGTCGGGTACGCGAACAAGCCCAAGGCAGTTGCGTTCTGTTCGCTGCCGCCCGGGGTAACCGACTGCTGGATCTCGGTGTAAGCGGTGTCCGCCGCGCCACTGGCCGGGAATCCCCACTCCAGGCCGATTTTCCACGGTCCGCTGGTGGAACGCAGGAACGCCAGCGCCGGCGGCACGCCGGTCTTGCCGCTGAGTTGGGTCAGGATCGAACTCTTCCAGGCCGACGTGATGTCGAACGCCGACACCGCGCGCACTCGCGCCAGATATCCACCTGCGTAGATGCCGGTCACATCGACGCTGGTGGTGCCGGCACGCGGCAGGCGGATCCAGTTGCCGCTGTCCTTCTTCCACTCCACGTCATAGGCGACAGCCCCTTCCACGGGTGGCCAGGCGATGGTCATCGTGCTGACCGCCAACCCCTGATCGAACTGGTAGTGCGAGGTCACCGTGACGCTTGCCGGCGGAGGCACCGTGGTGATCGGGATGACGCTGATCGGGCGGCTCTCCAACTTAGCGCCAGTGTCGATCGCTGAGAACTTCCCGGGCTCGTACTGCAGAGCGGTGATCTCGAAGACACCCCGCTCTGGCTGGCTGACTTTCATCACACGGTAGAGCGGCACCGCCAGGTCGGCGGCATCGAGGGTCCAGACCAGTTCCGGTAGCGGAGTCTCGCTGTAGGCTGTCGTCACGGTCACCGCGCGCCCGGCGACCGACTGCACGGTTCGCGCCTCAGCCTTACCACTGGGCAGGTTCAGGAGCAGGCGGTCGCCAGCCTTCGCCTGAGTATCGCGATCCAAGGTGATCACTCGGCCAGCAACCGCCGAGATCCTCCCGCCGATCTCCCGTCCAGCCAACAGCGCATCAGCCACCGGAATCACCCATCCCGGCAGCGGTATCGCTCCATCCATCCCGGTACGGAACGTTACCGTGCGATCCTGGCTGTTGGTCAGGATCGCCCATTTTCCGCGCCGCTGGGCCTCACTCTCGCGGGTGCAGCCAATGGCTGCCACCTCGACCGGGTTGTCGCCGTAACGCCGCTGCAGGCGCTTATCGGTGGCCACAGCCACGTCGGTGTCGTAGTTGTTCGCCGGATTGTCGTAGCTGACCAAGGCACGGCTGTAGCGAGTGCGCTCACTGGCCGAGCCGTAGCTGAAGCGGCCGTCGATGACATTGGCCCGGGTGTAGGCGAAATCGACGTCGGTGGCGCGCGGAATATCCGCCTGGATCTTCAGTTGGCCCTGGGCCCAGTACGCCATGCCGCGGTAGATAGCGGTGAGGTCGCGCAGCAGTTCCCAGGCCCCGGCGCGGCTTTGCAGGTTCAGGTTGCAGGTGTGGCGCGGCTCCTGGCCACCCTTCCCATCCGGCACCAACTGGTCGCAGTACTGGGAAATCCGGTACATCTCCCAACGGTCTACCATCCAGGCCTTGATGCGTTTACCCACACCGAAGCGATCGTTGGTCACGATGTCGTAGGTGTGCCAGACCGGGTTGTCGGTCCAGGCCTGTTTCATCGTGCCGTCCCAGATGCCGAGGTAGGCCCGGGTCTCCGGATCGTAATTGCTCGGCACTTGAACCTTCCGCCCGCGGCAGTCGACTGTGACAGCCGGAATGTTGCTGAACTGCTCTGCGCTGAACTCGACATACAGCAGGGCCGTGTTCGGGTAGCGCAGCTTCGCGTCGATCACCTCGGTGTAGCCGGCGATCAGCATGGTGTCGGCGATACGGTTGTTGTTCTGGTTCGGCGTCAGGCGCCGCACGCGCAACTGCCAGCCACTGGTGGCCGCCGGCAGGTCGATTCGGCGGGAGCGCTCGTAGCGGGTGGTGGTCTTGCCATCGACGGCCTCGCGCAGCACCTCCTGATAGGCGCCGCCGTCGGTGGCCAGATCTACGGCGTATTCGATCCGGTACCCGCCGATGTTGCCGTTGGTGTCCTGCTGCTGGAGCGCCGGCCAGGCGAAGCGCAGACGCACTGCGGAAAGCTGGGTATTGCTCAGCGAGCGCACCCAAGGCGTATCGCTGCGCAACTCGACGTTGACACTGGTTTCGTTCTCAACGGCAGGGATGCCCGGGATGTAGTCCTGGTCCACCGCTCCCGCGCGCCACTCCCACTTAACGTTCGGGAAGTTCAGGTTACCGCTCGGGTCCATCAGCGGGGTGTTGTCGAGGTAGATATCGCGCTCGCTCGGAACGCCGGCGAACTCGCCCTCGCCCACGGCGAGCAGAATCTTGGCCATCGCGACCGAGCGCAGGCTGTCGGGTGCCTCGACCGGCTGTTTCGGTTTGCTACTGCCGCCCTTGCGGCCGGTCAGGTGCTGGTGAACTGCGCCCATGCTTTCCTCCGGGCATGAAAAAGCCCGCCGAAGCGGGCATTGGTGGGCCAGGCAGAGCCTACGCGGCGCTATCCAAACCGAGCGTCATCTGCAACTGGTCACGCCAATATTCGACTTGTTGAATCAGTCCCGACTTCCTCTGCTTCCACCGAGCTAACTCACGACCATTGAGGCTGGCCAGTTCCCGAGCATCACGCAGTTCGCGGCACGCACGGTCGAACTGCCGCTTTTCGGTGAGTTCGCCCCGTAGGAGAGCATCGATGTGCAGGTCACACCAAACAGCAAAATCAACATCGAGCCAGCGAGCAAATGCCACAGCCAGCTTCGGATGCAGCCAGGTGCCACCGGCACGCCCCTTCGAAGTCTTAACTAAAAGGTGGGATTCCCCCACATTTAAATGGCGCGCCAGTGCGTCCGTGTATTTCACCGTATCCGGCAGGCGCAGCCATTCCACCGGTTTTTTGCCGAAACGCTTGGCCACATCCGTGGCATTGATCCAACCATCGGAATTGAATCGAACAGCCTGGCCCTGGTAGTTGAAGGGAATAACGTTAGACATAGTGATGCTCCATCCGCCTGAAAAAGAGAAGTGCAGGCAGGGGCGTAGGCGGAGCTGGACCGACCCTTTTCGGTAGCGAGCCTAGCCTGCACGTGTACCCCAGTTGGGGGGGCGGGCACAAAAAAGCCCCGGCACGCCGTGCGGCGTCCGAGGCTTTGGGTTTTCTGTGGGCACAAAAAAAGCGCCTTTAGGCGCCTTAGGGAAGTCAGTTACTTTTGTTCCAACAATGCCTGAACCATACAGTTTTTGATTATCAAACGCAACTCATGCGGCTGTAAGAATCGGCAACGTATATGTATCTTGCCCCCTTTCCACGCGGATGGCTACACCTTGTCCTCGGCGTAAATCGAAGCCGAGATAATCGCCCCGCCCCAACGGCGCTTCCCGTAGCAGATCGGCACCGGGTTCCCGCTGGCGGTGGTGTTTCTGGCGCTGCCGAAGGCGTAGCTGGGCAAGTTCTCCGGCGCCGCGCTCTGCTTCAGGCCCTGGGCCTGGGGGCTGAGCATTTGGATGACGCCGCCTGCAACCATCCCTATCCCTGCAGGCAGCGCATACGGGGCTATGACGGGAAAAGCGTAGGAAGCAGCGATCAGCACAGCCCCGACTATCGTCTGCACCAACCCGCCACGCTTCCGGCCACGCATGACCGGAGCAATGCGAATTTCCTCGGCGCCCCCGAACTGCAGCTCATCTTCGGAAATGTTCCGTTTCCCACGGAATACAACGAACTCCATGCCTCGCAGGTGGGCATTGGCGAGGAAGCGCTCGAGGCCTGGAATTTGCACGCACAAGGCCTTGATCGCTTCAGCAGTCGACCCGACGAGCATACGGTACTCCCGGCCGAACTGCCGGAGCGCGCCGTAGAGTTTTATGGTGGTCATCGGAGTGTGGTGCGCTGCGGTGGTCATGCGTCTCTCCAGGTAATAAAAAACCGCCCGGAGGCGGTCTGAAGACGTTCAATACGGTTCAAGAGCTAGTTCTTGTACATCATGACAAAACCATCGACACCCATTTCTACCCTAAGCATAGCAAGCTGAGCTTCAGCACTTTCTCTTTTCTTCCATGGCCCAACGAAGATCCTCAAGACTCCATCACCACTTTTCTCGGTGAATACCGGGTAATGAAATTTCTCCAGATTACCCAGCAACCATTCCGACCTACCTGCGACTGAAACTCTGGCAACCCAGTATGGGGTAGATGTACTAGGGTCTGGGCCATCGGGCTTTATGGGCATAAACGCAATAACGCCTTTGGGTAGCTTACCTGGCTGACATGCACCTTCAACTACCCAACTATCAATATCTCCAACCATAGCATCAAGGCCGCGCTCTTCGCGATCGACCACAATAAAGGGCTGAAAGCCGGTATATCCTCCGAAAGAGTTCTTGGCGTTTACTTCGCCGCAATATAGCCCCTTCCGGACCTCACGCTCATTCTGAAATCTGGCTGATTGCGGATCCTTCAACTTTTCGGAGACCGCATTCCGAACTTCACGTTCCTCACTGCAGCCTACAAGGGCGACAGCAAAGCAAGTCATGACGAATATCCCCTTCATACCCCCTCCATAGTTGTTGATGGGACTCTACCATCACCGCTCCGGCGCCAGAACCCAGCAGACTGTTGACCTCAGGTAGTCAAGGGGCGCACCCGGTGCCGCAGCACCAGTCGCATCCGATCGAGCCACGGCCCGCCGAACACGATGATCTCTGAGGGCTTCCCATACAGGTGGTGCAGCAGGAAAGGCCCGGCGCCGAAGTGCTGCACATCCTCGCCAGGTAGTGATGGGTCGTCCGCCAGGTATATCCCGGCATGGTTCGGGTGCGCAGTACGCCCCACCGCCATCACGATCATGTCGCCACGCTGCGGCCGGTCCACCCGGATGAAACCGGCCCCCTCGAACCGCTGCTCGTAGAGGCTCGGACCGTCTGCCCGCTCCCACCAGCCGTCGGCACGCTCGAAGTGCGGGAACTCGATGCCCCACGCCCTCTGGTACCAGTCCGAGCAGACCTGCCAGCAGTCCTGCACCCCATGCACGAAGGCGCGCCCAAGCAGCGGCACCTGGTCGACAGGCTCGATGGTGCGCAGGTCGCCTTCCGGCCAGCTCAGGATGTGCCAAGTCAGGCCCGAGGCGTTGCACATCGCGACGTCAGCGGCACTCGGTCGGCTGGTGGCATCGGGGTGGCTATGCACCACGGCGACGATCTCGCCCTGGTCCTCTGCCTCTGCATACGCCGCCGGTGCTATGCGGAACTCTTCGCTGGCGTCGGCAGCAGTGTTTTCGCAGGGAACGTACCGCTGGCTCCGGCCGGAACGGATGATCAAGCCGCAGCACTCGCGCGGGTACTCTGCCGCGGCGTGCTTCTGCACGGCAGACAGGATGTGCTTGAGCATGGTCAGCTCCTGGCGATGATCGAGACGGCAGGGAAGCCGCCGAAGGGCAGTTGGTTCCCTTCACCGAAGCGCGGGATGCAACCGGTGCCCAGGCAGCCATCACACTCGTCCCGGGCTGGATCATCGGTGGGGTTGCCGTCGATGTCGAAGTACGGGCCGGTGTAGCCGCAGTCGGGCCCGCGATACCCGCCCGTCATCGCCCAGTGGCAAAGGGTGGTCATCTGCCGGCCGACCTGCTCGCCGCCAACGTCGCCTGGCGAGGCCAGTTCCCAAGCCACATACTGGCCGTCCTCGTTGGTTTTCTGGTCCAAGTACCAGATTTCGACGATCTCCTGGGAGGGATCAGCGTCGGGATTGCCGCCAGGGAAGTTCGCCGCGTCCAGATATTTCGCCAGCGTCGTCCGGATGGTGAGGCGGAACTGGAGCAGGTCCTCGAACGCCAGGCAGAGCGCCGTAATCCGGCCATTGACGTTGCCGGCGGTGAAGCTCGGCCGCGCCGCAGTACCATCGCTGTTGGCCTCGATGCCCTCGATCTGCACCGGCCAGGCCGCGTATTCGCGGCCCTGCCACCAGATCGATTTCGCCGGCAACTGGTCGGCGTTGGCGCCGGCGGCGGCCAGTTCCTGCGGACTGTGCGGGATAGCGTGACCGTGGAACCGGACCACGTCGGCGCCGAAGTCGCTGCCGTCAAGCTCGAACAACACGACCTCGCCGCCCGGCTCCAGCTTCTGGATATCGGTGATCAGTGTCATGGATGGAATGCCTGTTCAAAGGTCGCGGTCAGCCGGTAGACCCGGCCACCGAGGTTGACGGGCCGGTAGCCCGCACAGGTGTAGAAGCCCAGGTCGCCCAGGGGCGGCGTCCAGAGAAATGCACGCGCTCCGGTGTGGCGGTCCAGGAAGTCCATCACGGCCTTGATCGTCGCCGCCGGCCCGGTGATGGACACCGGCCAGCTCTGGGACTTGCTGTTCAGACCTTCGCTCACCAACTGCTTGTAGCCGTCACCGAATTGCGAGGACCTGGTGGCGAAGGTTATGTCGCCCTCGCCACCGCTCTCGGTGGACCAAGTGAAGGTTTCGATTGCCATGTGCTCTACCCGTTGATGGCCCGGCCGATCGCACCGTCACGCCGCAGATCACGCGCCAGGAGTTGTCGGTATTTCTGCTCGACGAACGTCCCGATGTCGCGACCGAACTGGTCCAGGCCAGGCTGGCTGCTGGAGACGTTGGCCGAACCATCCGAGGCAATGTTCACCTCGACGTTGATCTGCGAACCGCCGCCGCCCATAGCGCGCACACCGAGGGCGCCGGACGAGGTTCTGGTCAGCGGCATCACTGCCTCAGGCCCCGCTTCGCCCATCACACCCAGGCGGCCGCCGCTCATGCCGAACGCGGTTGGCGTGCTGACCACGCTGTTGGTGAATGCCCCGCCAGCGGCGAACATCTGCACGCCGCCGGCGAACGCACCACCGTTGGCGAACAGCCCGCTGTTGCTCACAAGGTTGTCGACACCAGACTGCGCGGCAGCGTTTCCACCGCCGAAGAAGCCGCCGAAGAGGGACGAGAGGGCCTGCGAGGCAGCGGCGCGCGTTGCAATCCGCGCCATGTCGGCCAGGATGCTCTTGGCGAAGTCGGAGAACGACAGCTTGCCGGTCGTGGCGAAGGTCGCGACCGCATCTTCCATGCCGCGGAAGGCGTTGGTGAACAGGTCATGTGTCTGTCCGGCGACATTCCTGGCGCTTTCGAGATAGTCGTTCCAGGCTCCGCTCGCTCCGTTGCTCCAGTCTGACTGGGCAGCGGTCATCTGGTCGTAGTTGCTGACCACGGTGTCTCGCAGGTCCTGATGCGCCTTCCTGAGCGTAGCCAGACGTTTCTCGTACTCCTCGTCCGACATCTGCCGGCTGGGATCGGAGCGCTGGTTCTCCAGGTCCATCAGTTGCTGGTTGTAGCGGTCGTCGAGACTGTTCAACTGCTCGAAGCGGGACCGCTCTCGTCCGCCCATGCTGACACCGGCCGCAGCGCGCTCGCCCTCCAGGCGCAACGCATCGACCTGGGCCTGCAGAGCCTGCGTATAGCGCTGCACCGACTGCTCCTGTCGCCGAAGCCTCCCCTGCTCGCTGAGTTCGATTTGGTTGAGCTGTGAATCGGCGTCCTGCTGCGCCTTGACCAGCGCCGACCTGGCGTCGGCGATCTTCTGGTCGAGTTGGATTCGCTGGGCTGCCGAGGTTCCTTGCTTCGCCCTGGCAGCCTCCAGCGCTGCGATTTCACGCTCGTAGGCATGGGTGACCTCATCCCGCTCCTGCTGGATGATCGAGATGCGCTGCTGCGCGTAACTTTCCGCGCTGATCACGCCTGCGCGTTGGGATGCCTCCAATTCCTTTTGCGCGTTACGGTAGGTCGCGGTGATCTCGGCCAAGCTGTTCTTCGCGGCGTTGGCCGCGCGTAGGTCCACCGAACCGGCGGAGCCCTTCTGGTCCTTGTACTTGGCGTTGATGTTGGCGATCTCGCGATCGATGGTCGCCTGCTGCAGGCGGTCATCGTTCGGGTTCACCTCGCGGATCGCCTGTAGATCCTTCTTGTACTGCTCCAACTCCTTGGCGCGCTTCTGCTGGTTGGTCAGCGCCGCCCTGGAACGAGCGTCGATCCGGTCAATAGCATTCTGGGCGGCCTGTTCAGCCCGAGCGCGCTCGCCGGCGGTTCTGGCATCGTCCTCCATCGCCTTCTTCCGCTCGCTGAGCATGTCGAGCTCTTCGCGCAGGCGGTTCCGGCTCTCGTCGCGGTTGCCGACCAGGCCGAAACCACCTTGATCGAGCTGGGCAAGGCGCCGCTCCACGTCGGCGATCTGGGAGTCGATGTCCTGGCGACCAATGCTCTTGGCATCATCCCATGCGCGCTTCGCAGCACGTGCGACTCCATCCCAAGCACGCTCAATCCAACCCAGGTTCTCCAGAATCTTCGGGGTCCGCTGGTTGATTGCGTCAGCGTAGGCCTCAGTCGCCAGCTTCACCGCGCCGGTGTGATCCCCCTGCTCCTCCAGCGCCTTGATCTGCGAGTAGACGGATGCGGTGAGGTAGTTGTACTGCTCGTTCAGGGCCTTCGAGGCCTTCACAGGGTCCTCTCCCAGCCTCACGAACTCGGCGACGGTATCCCCCACCGCGCGGCCAGTTGCCTCTTCCATCGACAGCGCGGCCTGGGTGATGGCAACGAAGCTTTCGCTGGCCAGGTCTCCCTTGCCCGCCAGGGTGGCCAGCACTTCGGCAGCAGCTCCGGTCGTGCCAACCGTATTGCTGACTTGGCGCGCCATTTCGCCCAGTTCAGAGGCGCTGGTACCAGCGTAGTTGCCGGTCATGATCAGCGCCTTGTTGTATTCGCCCTGTTCCTTGCTGCCCAAGTACGCCGCCGCAGTCACACCACCGATCGCCGCTGCCAGCAGCCCAATCGGGGCCAGGACGCCGATAACACCGCGAGCGGCGCCGCCGGCGTTCACACCGATCTCGGCGATGTTGTGGGCGGCGACCCGCCAGTTACCGGTGGAGAGGGCGTTACCCAACTGCAACACATTCTCGCGCGCTTCCTTGCTGGTCAGCCCGAGCTTGTTGATCGCGCCGCCGGTCCCTTCGATGTCCCGCCGCTTCGCCGCGATCTTCTCCAGGCCGGCGGCCAATCCGGCGTCATCCAGCCCGCCGGCGGCGCGCAGCCCACGCAACGCGGCTTCCTGCTTCTCAAGCCTGGCCAACGCGGCGGTCACCGGATCGATGCTGTTGACCGTGCGTTGCATCGCTTCGATCTGACGGTTCTGCGCCGCGACCAGGCGCTGCTTCTCGGCGGCCTCCTTGGTTTCCGCCTTCTGCAACCGGTCATAGGCCGCACCCAGGCGATCCTGATACTGCGCCTCGTCCTGCAGCGTGGTCAGGCCGGCCTTGCGCGCCCGCTCGAGCAAGCTCTCGGCGCGAATCAGATCGTCGATGTTGGCGACGTTGCCGGAGAGCGCCCGTTCCAACTGGCTGATGATGGATATCTCGCCAGCGGCACTGTCGTATACCTTCCGGCTGGCAGCAGCCTGGCGTTCACGCGCACCGGCCGCCTTGTCGACACTGCGCGCAGCATCCTCCTCCGCGCGCGACACTCCCTTGGTGGCCTGCTCGAGGCCCTTGCTGGCGTCGGACAGGTTGTCGATCGCCTGTTCGGCCTGATCGGCGGAGTCGACCAGCTTGTCGAGGTCCTCGGCCGCCTTGGCAGCCGGGCTCGAATCGACCTTGATGCCCAGTTCGGCGAAATTGCTCATCCCGACTCCCTCTGCTCGCGGAAGGTCCGCAGAGCGGCGTCTTCCATTACCCGGATATCCGCGAACACCGCGGCTTGCTCACCAGCGGCTACGCCGCACATCTGCATCACCACCGGCAAAGCGGTGTAGTCCAGGCCTGTTGCGCCACACATGCCGGCCCGCCACTGGGTACTCATCGCCTCGAAGACGATGAAGGCCGTCCAGTTGCAGGGCCAGAGTTCCATCTGCTCGTCGCTTTCGTCGAAGTCATCCGGCGACAATCCGAACTGCGCCAGCTCCTGGGCGCTGGCTGCAGGCCGATAGAGTTCTTGTGCGGCGCGCTTCAGTTTCCCAAGCGCCCTCTGCTGTAGGCGCTCTGGTAGGCCTCGAGGATGGCCTCGGGCACGCTGACCAAGGAGGACACCAGCAGCCGGACGTTGGCCTCGGTGAACGCCTCGTCGAACCCCCACCCGGCCACAACGGCTTGTACCTGCTCGACCTGGAGGTCGATCTGAGCCGTGGTGAACGCTTCCAGAGACTGCTCGCGAGTCTCCTCGACCAGGCGTTTGAACCGCTCCCCCCAATTGCTGTAGAGGTCGGCCAGCGCTTCACGATCCAGGTACTTGAAGGTGAATGGCACCTTGATGGACTCCCCGCCGAGGCGGGGAATCTCCACACTGGATTCGAAGGTGGGCGCCTGCGCGATGCTGAACTTCTTCGCCATGACAGTTCCTTAGGGGGCCGGGTTGTAGCGAACCGGGCGGCCATCGAGAGCGATGGTCAGGGTCCGGGTCATGATTTCGTTGACGTTCAGGGTCGGGGTATCGCTGACCGAGACGTAGCCGTTGTAGAAAACCTCCGATCCGTTGCGCAGCGTCAGGCGGATCACCTGCAGCGCCTTACTCTGGTCCGCCGCCTCAATCACCGCCCACTGCGGCAAGTTGGGGTCGTCGGCGATCGGCATCGAGAACGACTGAGCGTTGCGGAAGGTAGGCAACTGGCGCTGGTCATCGTCCTCGAGGTACTGGTACTGGACGAACTGCTGTTCGCCGCCGGAGGTGGTCGGGTTCATCACCTGCTGGATCTGCTGCCAGGTGAGGACCTTCTTCGCCGAGCCGATACCGCCGCCGGCCGGGTAGCGGATCACATCGGTGGTATCGATATTGCCCAGGGAGAAGGTGTCCTCGGTGGAAACTGCGACCTTGACGGCTCGGCCGTTCAGGCCAGTCCAGCCGGACACCAGCGACACGACGTCACCGACCAACAGGCCGTGAGCATCTGCGGTAGCAACCGCTGGCTTGGCGTTGGAGACAGCGGTAATCGGAATAGCCGTGCCGTAGGTGGCAGCAATGGCCAGCAGCGCGCCGTTGGGGAGGCTTGCGGACATGGAGTTTTCCTCGTGTGGAAATGAAAAAACCCGCTCATGGCGGGTGCTGGTGTGCCCATGCGGGCGATCAGAAGATGTCGGCGCGATAGCCGATGGAGACTGGTTTGGTATCGGCGATGTCCCCCGATATCCAGGGTCCCGGCGCTGGTGGGCTCACCACCTGCACAGAGAAACCGGGGCGGGACAACTCGGTGTAGAGAGGGAACTGCTGACCTAACTCGGCGATGATGTCTGCGGCAACGCCGGTGCCCTGCCCGCCTGGGACCACGATGCTGATCTGGAACACACCGGTGAAGCCCCGGTGGTAGCCGCCCAAGTCGCTACTGGTAGTGCCAGCGGGCAGCGTGAAGCAGCGTAGATAGATGGCACCCGGCGTCGGTTCGAACGTCACATTCGGGTACGCGACAGGGATCCCCTTGGCCTTCGCCCAGACGTCCAGGCGAGCCTCGAACAGTTGCTGAATGATCTCGTGACTCATACCTGGTTCGCCCTGACGGCGGCCTCCACAATCTGCTGGAATTCGGCGATGGTCACCCGGACCATGCCAGCCGGCGCCTGGCTGGAGTGCCCGTACTCGAGCGGTACCGCATACGGCAGGTTGTTCACCAGGTAGGCGGTATCACCGAGCTTCAGCGGCTGGACCCCAGCGGTCACTGCAGAAATTGCCTTGCTGCCAGTCGGGTCGACGTCATCAATCTCCCCCTGTGCGGCCGTGCCGATGCTGAACTGCCAGTTGGCCCGAAAGCGCCCGCCAACATACCCGCGCCCGGCCACCATCCCGTTGACGTCGAAGTTCTGGTCACGCTCCGCCTTGGTCAGCGTCTTCGCGTGCTTCACGCCTCGACGTAGCGTCCCGTTCCTGGTGAAGTTGCTCGGATTCAGGTTGATCAGGGTGTTGCGAATCGCAACGTTCTCGTCGTAGCGGTCCGCCGCAGCACTCGCTCGCTGGCGGTAGGCGACGTTCGCGGCCCACCGCTCCGGGTCACCGACTGGAGATTTCTCGATCACCTTGACCGACAGGTCCAACATGATCCGCTGGTAGATCGCATCGCCGGCAGCCAAGGCTTGGTCGCGGAACTGCGCCACCGCTGCAGCGAAGCTGCCCTGGCGCCCCGAGTAGCGTTGACGCATGCGAGAGCCACGGGCCATGCGCTACCTCCTCGCCTGCGCGACGAAGCCGATGTCCAGTCCGGCGTAGTTCCAGGCTTTCGCAGTCACCACCTTGAAGGCCTCGCCGTCGAACTCGATACGGTCGCCGTTCCTCGGCGCCGGCATGTCCTGCCCCCCGAGCTGCACTGGTGACATGATGATCTCGACATCACCCTGTTGGATCAGCGAGCCATCGATAACCCGCACATCGTAGTCCTGGCGCATGCCGGAACCATCGAAGCGGCGCTCTATGGTTGGACTTCCACCGGTCGCCGGGTCGTACTCGCCCTGCTCGAACTTGGTCAGGCGTAGCTCAAGCCCCTTACCGCCCTTGCTCCGCGGTGCCAGCATACGAATGGCCATCGCCCGGGAACGGTCGTAGATATCAGCCATCAGCTCATCCTCGACACCCTGACGTTGAACATGCCGCCGCCGACTGTCAGCGCCTCCACAAGCCGATCCACTGCAACGTAGCGCGGCTGCCCCTGGTTCACCGGATCGGCGTAGACCGTGGTGAGGGGCCCCACCGTCTCGGATTTCACAGCGGAGGCCTGCTGTACCGTGTCCAGCGGCCCGTCGAGGGCCAGCAGGGCCAGTTCGCAAGTTGCGGCCTGCAGTTTCCGGTTCGGCCAGGCCAGGCCGGTGCGTGGAAACTCCAACGGCTGGTCCGGGTCGACCTTCGAGCCTCGGAATTGATAGCTGCGGTCGATGTAGTCGGTCGCCCTGATCAGTGCCGAGGAGCGGCTGTCATTGGAGGCCGACGCCCAGGCAGCATTGCCGCGCTGAGCGTGATACTCGGTAGCCTGGTCGACGGAGACGTAACTGTTGGCGCTGTCACCCTCAGTCACCACCGCCATTGGCTTTCTCCTCGGTCGCCTTCAGGAGCTCGCGCAGCGAATCGGGCGTGGCGCCTTCCGGCACCTCGACACCCAGTTCAACGAGACGCGCCAGCACCTGTTCGTCGTTCAACGGCGAGGGCTCCTGGGCCGCCTTCGCCTCGGCGAGCAGTTTCGCCAACGCAGCCTTGCCTGCACGCCCATCAAACGCAACGCCGAGGGTCTTCAGGTCAGCCTTGATTTCGTCGAGGGTCGGCTCGCCGTCATGGATGCCCGGAGCCTTCTCAGCACCGCTGGTTTGCAGTTCGATCAGGTCGTAGGCCACCGAATATGCCCGCGGCACCTCGCCGGCTACCGCATCGGCCTGTTCGAGGAAGTCGCCCTGGCGATAGGCGAGCGGGTCCCGAATCGTCAGCCCATTGCGTTGGGCGAACTCCATCTGGTCCGAGGTCGCCGGGCCAGCTACGAACCACAGAATCTTCTTGGTCATTGTCCACCTCATGAAAGGGGGCCTGGCGGCCCCTCTGCGGTTACTTGCTCAGCACCAGAACGCCGGCGGTGTCCTTGACGCTGGTGGCGGTGCGCTCCCAGTTCGCCGCGGTGCCGATCGCGGTATCGTTCGGCGAAGCGCCGCCCGCACCGGTCTTCCAGGTGTAACCGAGCACGCCCAGGTTGTAGCTCCACTCGGCCTGGTAGACCGAACCCAGGTTCTCCTTGCCGGTGGTGCGGTTCAGGACAGCGTCGAAGTCGTTGTTGCCGGTCACCAGCACCGAGCTCTGCACCAGGCCCAACGAGCGGAACGAAGCTGGGTTGGCCTCGGGATCAGCGCCGGCCGGCACGATCAGCGAGTCGGCGTCGGTCACCACGAACAGACGGCCGAACGGGTCGCGCATCACGTTCACGCCATCGTAGGTGAACAGGTTCTCGGCGTTCGCAAGAGCGTTGTCGTAGAGATCGCTGACCACGCTGGAATGGAACACCCAGGCCGCAATGGCGTTGGCGCGGTCACCGAACTTGAACGCCGCCTTGTTCAGGGTGCGGAAGGTTGCGGTCTCGGTGGCGCTGCCATGGGTCGCGTCGGAGTGACCGCTGATTGCAGCCACCGCGCCGCGGATGGCGGTGTTCAGCATGTCCGCGACCCGTGCCTTACCCAGTTGCTCACCGATGGTCAGGGCCGCCAACGCCGGGTTCTGCAACACCCAGTTGTACTGGGCCGCTTCATACTCGATCGGTGGCGTGCCGGCGGCGACCTTCACCGCGGCGTTGAGCAACTGCGTCAGACGAGTCGCAGCCACGTCGCCGTTCCCGTAGACGTTGCGGCGGCGCACCAGATTGGCGATCAGCTTGAAGCTGGCCTTGATGTCGAAGTCACCCTGCGCCGGCGCGTTCTGTAGAACGATGGTGCCGGCGGATGCCTGGTTGAATTTGTCGATCGCCTGGGCGACGGTTTCGGTCAGAGCCGTGTAGGTCTGCTTGTTGAATACAGCGAGATCGAAAGCCATGTGGCCTCCTTACTTGATCGTTTCGAGGTAGGCGACCTTCTCGGCCTCTGTCTTGCAGTCGGCGAGCGACTTGGCCGTGCTGCCGGAGGGCTTGCCGCCCGGGGGCGTTCCGCCGCCGGAGTGGCCAGAGCCCTTCAGGATCTGGTCGCGGTAGGGGTACTGGTCGACGAGAATCTCCAGCGCTTCATCGAAGTCGGCGGCCTCGCCGGGACGGGCCTTGCTGTACAGCTTGTTGCCGTGGGCGTCGTAGGCCACGACATTGCCGTCCTCGATCTTCAGGTGCTTGCCGAACACGGACTGCACCATGTCGGCCGGAACAGCCAGGCGGTCTGCCACGAACTTCGAGCGGGAGAAGCTGCCGCCGATCTTCTCGGCGTAGAGCTGCTGCTCCAACTGCTCCGCGCGCGTGGTGGCCTCGGTCAGCTTGGTGTCGTAGGCCTTGCCGATTTCAGCCTTCACCTTCTCGATCTCGCCGGCATCCACCAGCTTCTTCGCGTCGAGATTGGCGACGGTTTCCAGGGCTTTGCGCGCTGCGGCCGGGTCCTCGATGCCTTCGAAGTCTTTTGCGATCTTCTCGGCCTTCTCCGCCCGCTCGCGGTGCTGCTTGGCCTCTCCGTTCAAGCGGGTGATGGTGGCTCGGGTACCGACCGCATCGAAAGCGATCTCCTTACCGTCATCTTCCACGTAGACCGGCTTGCCATCCTGGACCTCGGCGTATTGCTTGCCATCGACTTCGACAGTCTTCAGTTTCATCTCGTCTTTCTCCGGCCATCCGGCCATTGCGATGGGCCATCCGGCCCGGAAGGCGCCCCGCTCCATCCGAAACGCAGGCATAAAAAAGCCCCGGACATTGCCGGGGCCTACACGAATTGGTGATCAGTCGGGCGCGTACAGCGACTTGAGTTGCGCCAGGCTCAGCGGGTTGCCCCGCTGGTCCAACAGGTCGCTCAAGGTGATGACGCCTCGGCGCCAGAGGTCGGCGCGGCCGGGCCCCAGCTTCTCGTCCTGGAAGGCCTTTGACTTACCCTTGAGCCATGTCTCGAAGTTCAGACTGGCCGGCACCTGGCCGTCCATCGACGCCCGGGTGCTCTTCACCTCGTCGACGTCGATACCCAGCTCACGCATCGTCTTGAGCCAAGGCAGAGTGGCACTGCGACACCCCCAGTGCCGCGGGCAACCTTGCTTGTACGGCAGCGAGTGCCCCACAGGTCTGAACTGCAGATCCCAGGTCTTCTGGTCGTAGACCATGCAGATTTCAGTGGTGTGCGAGTCCAGGGTGCTGAGCTGGCGATACCCTTTCACCGGGCCATTCTCGCCAGAATTGGCCTTGTAGACCTCCATCCTGGCGCCATTGGCCACCGCTTGGGCGCTGTTGTGGACCAAGGTCCGAGCCGCGCGCTTGCTGACATCCATGAAGCCCTTCACCGGCGGTTGGTCGCCCCGAGCCCGGCGGCCGACGATCTGGGTAACCATCTGTTCCGTGGTCTCGCCATTCACGAAGCCATTGCGCACCACACCGGAGAACCGAAACGATACATCCGCAGCCTGCTTGAGCCACCATTGCTTGGTAGGCGCGCCCTCGATGAGCGTATTCGCAACCACGGCGCTGAGTCGGTTCTTGCCGACGCCGAGCATGATTGGCCGGCTCACCAGGCTGTTGACTGAGCTCGACGCGAAGCCTCCTTCGATGACCGCGAGTTGCCGCAGATTGGCATCATGCGCCGCAGCGATCTCGGTGTACTGCGCCTTGATTGCCTTGGCCGCCTCGTCGAGGATCGCGTTGACCTCCTTGACGTTCTTCAGCGGCAACCGGCGGCCCTGCAGCAGCTTCACCAGCTCCTCGGCGAGTTCGGTGATCTTCTCCTCGACTTCCTTCGACATACCCGCCGTGGTCCTGATCAGGTCGATACCATGGTCGGTATACAGCTCCGCCAGCAGCACCTCCAAGCGAGTCATATCGCAGGCTCCTGGTTGCGGATCCGCTCCTGCTCCGACTCCCAGTCCAGGTCCTCGGCAAGCATGCCGCGGCGCTGGGCCTCGTTGAACAGGGTCTGGTCTGACAACGAGCCGCCGTCACGCATGCGCTGCAGCACACCCATGGTCTCAGCCGGAGCATAATCCGGGTCGAGATTCGGCTGGAGCTGCACGGTGCCGCCCTCGGCGCGGTTGTTCAGTGCGAGGGAGAAATACGACAGGAACAGCACCAGGCTGTCCTGCAGACCCTGGCACATCATCGCCAGTTTGCTGGTCTCCTTCGCCGATTCCTCGCCAGACTGCTTAGCCGTCATGACCTGGGTGGACTTCTCCACCAGCTTCGCACCAGCCTGCCGCATCTCCTCTTGCAGTGAGTCAAGCTGTTCCCGCGCGGTCTTGATGGCGGCGCCGGTGTGCTCGACATACTTCATGTCGGATTCCCGAGGCAACTTCACCGCGGAGCGCGCGCCGATGGCCAGCTCGTCGCCGGAGTCGACACCAGTCATCACCAGGATCGGCACGCAGGCGACATCAACCAGACTGTCCAGGGAGGACTGGAGCCACCAGTGCTTCGCCACCAGGTGGGCGAGTTCGAGCAGCGGTGGCTTTGCTGTGAGGAACCCGGTACGCGCGGTGTAATACGGCACCAAGGGGATGAAGCCGAGCGTGTTCGGGGTGTCCGACACCATCTCCCACCCGTCCTTACCCTCCTCGAACACGCGATGCCGGTGGGGCTCGATCACGCGGATCTGCTCAACGGTTTCGTCGGTGAACTCGTCCACCTCCTCCACCCGGCATGTCCGGAAGCGGAACTGGGTCAGGCTGTCGACACCAGCAACCTTGCCGGTCTTCCACCCCAGCACCTGGCCAGGCTCGATCAGCACCCCGTAGGGCCTGAAGCCGGCTTGTTGCTCGGCCTGTCGTGTGTTCGGCAGATCCTCTGGCCGTTGCGGTATCTCGACCAGGGCGAATTTCAGGCCATACTCCAGCCCGCCGCGGAACCAGTCCTGGGCGAACACCTGCAGATCACGTCCCTCCGTATCCACGTCGGTCAGCAGGTCGGCGATCTCCTGCGGCACGTCATCACCGATCACGACCGGCTTCGCAAACACCCGCCCCACCATGGCGCCGACCGTTTCCTCGAACGCGGGGTGCAGCGTCGCCAGCTTCAGCCGCGCTTCATAGTCCTCCCTCGTCTCGAGCTGCCGCTTGGGCAGATACGCCTCCCCCGCTTCGCGCATGGCCGAGGTGCCGCCCTTGATGCAATCGATCAGCTTCCAGTGCTCGCGCATCTCCTCGACAGCGGCGCAGCACTGGCAAACGGAATCGCTCATGGTCAGAACCTCAGGGTAGTAACAGTTGCGGACTGCTTGACGACAGGCCACTCGACATCGACGCAATAGCCGATAGCAGTGGTGATGTGCTGGTACTTGTTCTTCTGATCTTCCTGGAAGGTCGATCCCTCCTGAAGTTGAACAGTGGCCAAGCCCTTATCGCACCACTTCGCGGTGTGCGGATTGACGAAGAGGCTGATGGTCCCGTCGGCGGTCCTGACCTTGGCCCGAACTGCGTTCTGGCGGTCCTTGATGGCCGGGTGCGACGGCTTCACCTTGCGGGTGAAGGTCCAACCGTGCGCCTTCAGCACGCCCTCGATGTCGGTGTAGTCGGAGGCGTGGCCGTGCTTCTCTCCAGCCTGGCCGGCCGGGTCACCGTAGATCAGCACGTGCTTGTTCTGGTGGGCCTTGAACTTATCGACGAACTCCAGGGCGGACTGCTTGGAGACTGCACTGGTGAGGACGATCTCATCCAGCAAGTACAGGTCCTGGCCGTTGTTGCGCCGCACCCCAATGGCCGAGGATAGCGGTGTGAAGTTCTGGTCATGCATCCACAGCAGCTGCTCGTGCGGTTCGATCCGCGCATCCGTGTGATTGGCCTTGCTGTAGTCCTCGTAGATGCGGCCGCCGGCCGTCTCGAACGAGGCCTCGAACTCCTGCTTGAACTGCTTGGCCGACATCGAGTGCTTCATCGCAGCGATGACATCGAGTGGCAAGATCTCGGCAGACTTCCAGTGGAAGACACGAAAATTTGGGTCGCCACCGGCCTCGGCCTTCATGCAAAGGTCGTAGTAGTGGTTCAGACCATCCGGCACCCCGAGCAACCAGCACCAGGCCCGGTAGTCAGGTTCCAGAGGATTCACGGTGTTCAGCGCGGGAAGGATGTTGGCTTCCCAGGCATCAGGCTTGACGTCCGCGAACTCGTCGATACCGCCGCCCTTCCAGGGAATACCTTCAATACGTTGTGGCTTGTCCAGACCAAGGACATGAATCTCGCTGCCATTGGGCAGGTAGATAATCAGGTCGGACTCGCTCGGCTTGCGCGGGTGCAGGCATGACAGCGTGAAGGCCTTCAGGTCATCCCAGAATATCTTCTTGGCCTGGGCGTGCGTCGGCGCTGCAGCGAAGTACTGCCCAACAACTGCATAGGCCTGCTTCACGAGGAATCGCTTGAACCGTTCTGTTTTTCCGCTACGGCGGCCGGCGGGCACCAGAGGGAATCGAATTCCCTCTCGAACCGCCTCGACCAGGCTCAGCTGTACGGGGTGGTCCTTGAGCTTGTACCAGCGCGCAAGCTGCCGATCGAGCAACAGGTTTCCAGTGCTCATCCCGGCAGTTTCTCAATCAGGCTCTGCAGAAGCTCAGCCGTGTCGGCCTGACCTCCGCGTTTCATTTGGTCCAGCTCGGCGCGCTTCTTCGCGACATCCAGGCGCTTGAGCTCCAAGTCGAGCGCGGCAGACTCGGTGCCGACATGCCGGCTCAGCAGCTCCAGGTTGCGTAGCTTGTCCGGCCACTTGACCTTGCGGAGCACGCCGGCGATGCGGCGGTCGTCACCGCGGCCCTCGAACAACTCGGCGATCTCGATGCCGGACAGGAACTGGCGCCAGGCCCGGGGCCAGTCGCGGATCGACCGGAACGAACCGTCGTCCTCGAGGATGTCGAGTACGTCCATCTCGTCGATCTCGCGGAGCCGCCGGATCACATAGTCGGCCTCGACCTCGGTGCGTTTCGAGCGCTCGGCCATGGCGGCCTGGATGGCCTGGGCAACCTCCGGCCGCTGGAGCAGTTGATAGCCAATCTCCGCCGCGCGCCGGGTGCTGTAGCCGGCTCGAATCGCGGCCTGCGTCGCGTTGAGATCAAGCAGGTACTCGTCGACGAACAGGCGCTGTTTCTTGGTCAGCGCCATGGATCACCTCAACTGAGCCTCAGGATGGGCGCGATGTTGCCCTTGTTGCGGTAGACCAGCACCAGCAGCACGACCAGGACCGCCAGCAGGTAGGGCGATATCGGCGTCGCGTGGCGCGCCATCAGCACGGCCAGACTGATCGACAGCGCCTGCATGCCGGTCCCAGCGGCGAGGATGTACGCGCAGAGCGAGACGCCGAACCGGTACGTGGCACCGTGGCGCTGGTACGTGAAGATGCGGCAACTGATAGCGCCGCAGACGGCCGCAGCCGCCAGGGTCACCAGGTCAACCATCTTTCCGACCTCCGATCATGCCGACGATGCGCTGCAGAACGATCTGGAGCCATGCCGGCGCGCGGCCACCGATCATCCAGTCCAGCACGCCGATCAGGATCGTGACGATCAGAGCGGCGGTGACCAGGGAAGGCAGCCCAGAGAACTGGGTCGCGCCCCGCCCGACAGCCTCGGTGGCGGCGTAGTAGCCGCCGACCCAGGACGCCAGCAGGTAGCCGAGGCGCCTGGCCATGGTCAGGTCGTGAGCCCAGAGCACAAACAGCAGCGCGCCGGCGAAGCCGCCGATCACCGCATTGACATCGACTCCGGGGATGATCGCGGTGGCAGTGAGCCCGACGGCGCCGGCTGCTGCTACTGCTCCGCTGCTCGTCGGTTCAGCCATGGGGTACTCCAGATGCAGAAAAGCCCAGCGCGGAGGCTGGGCCAAACGATGTGGGAATAAAAAACCCCGGCCGAGGCCGGGGTTCAGTAGGAGTGCTTTCAGTTCAAGCCGCTAGAAGGAGATGGGGACCGCAGACCGGCGACTTGAAATGTTGGCAGCCCGATGATGGCAATTTGTCGCACCACCGACAACCCGTCAATTCCGGCCAGTTCATAAAAACGGAACTGTGTCACCTATCTAACTAACCAGGTCACAGCCCTGATTGGAGGTCAAATTCTGCGATAGGAGCAGGTGGCTGGGGCCACTACCCCTGTACGCATCCTGCGCTCCACCTGCATTGATCAACTATCGTCCTCGGACGGACTCCAGCATCGATCTCATCTCTTCGATGATCTCTAGGTGCACCGCGTCTGCCACTGCCTCAGCCTCTTCCTCGGAATACAAGAAATCGCTCCTCAGCGTCAGGCCATGCATAACCACAAAACAGGCCTCATGGCCGGCATCGCGTATAGACCAGGGGACTGCGTCCCCCTCGAGCTTCACGACCTTGATATCTGGACTTCTCATAGGACCACCTCTCGGCTTCGAGATGGTCATTATCGCAAGGGTGAAGGCCTTGTGGGTCGGTAACCCGTCACTTTGCTAGCAGCCGGATGTGGCAGGTGAGACCGCTGTCTATCGAGTTTCTGACCTTCGGAAACTAAAAGGCCCAGGAGAGGGGACCTTCCGGGCCTCTCGTCCATCTCGCTGAAAGCCAAGGAAGGAAAACATCGAGTCAGACGGGACGTGATGATGACGAGAACAGAAAATCCTGACAACCCGCAACGAAACCCTGCGGTGTGACCTAGACCTGCGGTGTCGGGACTTCATCAACGCTGATGCAGTGTTCAATTTCTGAGACCTTCTCAAGCGCCTGATCCACCTCTGGATAGGCACCGAACACTCGCCCCTGGTAGAACACCACCCAGACGATATCCAGCCTGTCTGTTCCAGCCAGAAATCGCACCATGATCTGGAATCTTTCGGCCAGATCGTCAATGTGCATTTGGGCCATTCCACGCAAAACCATCTTTGCTCTTCCCAATATCTAAAGGGACATTTTCGAGCGGGGGCGATCACGAGAGCAAGAAAAAACCCGGCGCCAGGGCCGGGTTTTCGGGGGGATCTGTTGATTGGGTGCAACTGTGCACAATGGCAAAACGATACCCAAATGCTCGCCAAATCGTCAAGCGACCCGTTTCAGGCGCTCCCGCTGGGCCCAGTAGGCCGCCACGCGGTCATGGTAGCGCTGATGAACACTGGGGCATTCCAGGATGTCCTCGCCCCACTCCTCCCGGTATGCCTCCCCGTACCGCTTCATCCTCGCCGCCCACCGCGCCAACTGCTGGTCCGACATCCCGCGCAGACGTTCCGCCAGGCGCTGCTGGTGATGCTCCCGGCGCTCGGCGTAGGCCTCGGCGCGCTGCACCGCCACCACATCGCGGTCGATCTGGTGCCAGCGCCAGCCCGCGCCCTTCCGCAGGCCGCACTGCTTCGCCACCACCTCGGCCACCGGCCTCAGCGCCTGGGCATCCAGTTTGTCGACGTGGCGCGCCAGCCGCTCCCAGGTGCTGGCGTAGTCGCGAGCCCAGTGGCTGGGGTCGATGCGGCAGCCCAAGCGCTCCTCGATGAACAGGCAGACCTCGCCCGGGCGCAGTGTGTCGCGGCCATTGACGGCGCGCTTGTGCGAGTTGATCGCCGCCAGCGCCATCCAGTAAGCCCGCTCGCCCTGGCGCTGGGTCAGTTGGCCGAGGCCGGAGCCGATCCACACAAGGCCGTGGGCGATCGCCACATCGTCACCATTGGCCAGCGGCGAGTACAGCGTGTGGCCGAAGTGCTGCAGCGGCTTCGGCAGCGAGCGGATGGCAGCCTGCACCAGGCCGGCGGCAAGCATGTGGGCGCTACGCCCATTGGTGTCCTGGCGATCGGGGTGCGTCTCGTTGGCCACCCGCCCCTTCTTGCCCAGCGCGGCCTTGTCGGCCGCCACCGCCAGCACTGAGCTCCGACTCTCGTAGAAGGCGTCATGCCAAGCCTGGCGCGCGCTGATCAGTCTCATTTCGACTCTCCCCTGTAGTTTCCTGTAGTCACTGCTCGCCCTCGAGGAGAGGGACGATCTTCACTCGAACGCCTGGCGTTTCGCTCCAGAGCTTCTGGAATATGCCGCGGGTGGCCTGAACATCGTCACGCCATACAACGCCGTTGCAGGCATCGCAGATGGCCTTGAGACAGTTGTCCGCATCCGGTTTGCGCATGGCGGCGATCTCACCGGCCAGAGCCTGGGCACGCTTGCGTTTCGACCATGAGGCTGGCACTTGGTGGTACATCCATATCTCGATGAGGCAGGGCCGGGTTATCAGCGGACGCCCCGCCATTGCCTGCTGTGCGGCCATGGCCACCAGGCCTTCGTACGCCACGGTCTTCGCGGGAGTGAACATCCTGGCGTGGGCGCCGACGCGGCCGATACGCGGCCTCCCCTTCCCTACCGGCTCGCCGGGTACGGTGAACATCACCGGGCGGAGGTCAGCCATTGGCGCGCCCTCCCTTCATCCCGCGGTAGCGCTCCGCCATGCTGGTGACCTTCGGCGCCTGCTGAGGCTCGTCGAAATCGAACTCGTCCAGCGCGCCCGGAGCGAGCTGCTCGAATCGCGAGTACTTACCCAGGAACGCGCACCGAACAGTGCTTGGCTCGCCGTTGCGGTGCTTCGCGATGATCAATTCAGCCACGCCGCGGTACTGGGTATCCGGGTGGTAGACCTCGTCGCGGTACACGAACATGATCACGTCGGCATCCTGCTCGATCGCCCCGGACTCCCGCAGGTCGGACATCATCGGGCGCTTGTTCGGCCGCTGCTCCAGGGAGCGGTTGAGCTGCGACAGCACGATCACGGGGATACCAAGCTCCATCGCCAGCAGCTTGCACTGGCGGGACATGTCGCTGACGTCCTCGGTGCGAGTGGACTTGCCGGAGCTCTCCAGCAGCTGCAGGTAGTCCACCACCAGCAGGCTCAACCCATGGCGCTGCTTGTGACGCCGGGCCAGGGCCCGCAGTCGAGCGGCGTTCAGCCCGGGGCGATCGGCCATGTACAACTTCGAGCGCTTGACCTTCAGCGAGGCAGATCCCAGTTCGGCACCGTGGCTGGACGGTGCGGAGCCGTCCTTGATCGCGGTCAGCGGGATGCGACCGAGGGATGCCAGGATGCGATCCATCAGGCCACCGTTGGTCATCTCCAGCGAAACCACCAGGGCCGGGTCACCGAGGTCGCAGGCGACGTGCTCGGCGATGTTGATTGCCAGGGCGGTCTTGCCCATCGCAGGACGACCAGCAATCACGACCATGTCGCCAGGCTTCAGACCCATCAGCTTCTGGTCCAGGTCGCCGATGCCGGTTGACAGCCCATCCAGCTTCCCGCCGAGGTCGGAGCGGCGCTGCAACTCCTCGATGTGGTCGGTCAGCACGTCAGCGGCATGGCGAACCTCGTGCGTCGAGGTCTTCGAGTCCAACGCCATGACCATGGCCTGGGCGGCGCCGACCTTGTCGGCCTGGGCGGCCTCGCTGAGTGCCAGCTCGTGGAGTCTGTCCCCAGCAGCCGCCAGGGCTCGGTCAACCGCTCGCTCCCGAACGATCCGCGAGTAGGTTCCAGCGTTCGCCACGCTGGGAGTGTTCTGGATGATCTGGCCGATGTAGGCCAGCCCGGTGATCACCCCGTCAGTGGTTTGGACCTGGTATCGGTCGCCCAGGAATTCACCGACGGTCACGATGTCTGCGGGCTGGCTGTCGCTGTGCAGAGCCAGGATGGCGCGGTACAGGTCGCCGTTCTCTGGCCAGTAGAAATCCTCCGGGGTCAGCTCTGCCGACAGCACGTCGATCAACTCGTTGCGCAGGAGCATGGCACCCAGAACGCCATGCTCGGCTTCCAGGCTGAACGGGTCACGCATGGTAATTTCCCTCGACGATCTTCACGAAGTTCGACGGCGCGATGATCCAGTCGAACGTGGCGCGGAATGGCTTCGCACCGTTGCGACCGGGGACATTGCCCATCAGGAACGGGGAGGCCTTGACGGTTTCGAAGAGCTCTCGCCAGAAGTCCAGCGAGCGGTGGGCTTCGTGCTCCCTCCATCGGGCTTGCAGGTGGCGCCGTCGGGTGTCGTTCAGCAGGGCAACTGCTGGGAGCTCTGGCAGCACCTGGTGGTACAGATCTGCAATGGCCTGTGCCGGGCACGGTTTGATTCCGTGCTGGTGTCCGTTGAGGTGTTCGGGTTGATCAGGTTCGAACAGGTCTTGGTCGTTCGACTGACCCGGTTGAGGCGAAGCGTCAACGAGTCCTACGTCAGTAGGACTATCTCTTTCTGTATCTGTATCTGTATCTGTATCTGTATCTGTATCTCTATTCGTTGAGTTTTGTTGCAACGAACTTTCAACGGTCGTTGAACGGGCGTTGGATTCCCGTTTATGTTCCGCTTCTTTTCGGGCTTTTTTTGCCGCAGCCGAGGCCTTTCCGGCGGCAGAACGTTGGTTGCGGGTAGAGTCGACTGCCAGCAGGTCGCGCTCGATGCGTTCATGTACCCACTCGTTGCCGTTATCGTTGAAAAACTCGCTCAACGAAGCTTCAACGGCAGGCCAACGGTCGTTGGGAACCCGCGCAATTCGGGACAGACGAACCTTCGGTATTGGTTTGCCGGTCTGCCAATAGTTGAAAATCAGGAGAAGATAGGCCCCGTGTTCCTCGGTACTGAGGTGCATCGTGTCGGCCAGATAGTCAGCAACGTAGAGCTGAATGTAGGGAAGAGCCGCCATTACACCGCCCTCCATGCGGAAGGAGTTTTAGCTCCCTTTGATCGGTTGCAGCGAATGCATGCCGTGATGAGGTTTTCATCGTCGTTACCGCCGCCCAGCGCAACCGGTACGACGTGGTCGCACTCCAGACGAACACCTCTGGCACCGCAGTACTGGCAGGTAAATCCGTCTCTCTCGAAAATACGTCGCCTGATCTTTCGCCAAACCTCAGCAGATGGCCTGGCTGACTGGATCGAGCCGAACATGGGAGCAATCGGCCAGGCATTCGCGAGAGCTACAAGGAGGCTCGGAAACCCAGAAAACACCACACCCGAAGCACAAAGATCCTCGAACGCGGACATGAAAGCGTCGCCACAAAGGCCGCTTTCTTTCTCGACCACTCGCCAATCTGGATAGCAATATCGGCGCGCCTCGGCGTGGCGGTGGGCAATGTCCGCCACACGGTGAGCGTCCTCGCTCAGCATCTGGACCTTCGGGTCGGTGGCGAACTCCGCGTACATGCGGAACCACGCATTAGCCATGGCCAACCTCCGAAAGATTTACGGGGTTGTCGGAGATCGCAGCGCGGACCTTGCTCTCGGCCTCTTCCATGCTGAGGCCAAAGATGGTCATGGCCAGTTCTATGAGCATGTCGGTCGGAATGGGTGAGTCCCGCACGTCACACTCGAGCGGAACAAGTGGCTCAGGGATTTGCATGGAAGGCCTCCTTCGGCCTGCGTAACGATGCCCGGAGATGCGCAAGGCACTCCCGGCGAGCTTTCTCTTTCGCGATATCGCTGTAGCTCTGCTTGATCTGCTGGGCGGCCTGCAGAGCCATCTGCTGGTGGAACTCGACGCTTCCCGCCGGAACTGGTACGGCTCTACCGAGCCCGCTCAGCACGCAATCGAGTACCTCGGTGACCGGGCGAGCGTCCGGGCCACGGAACTCTTCGCCGTCCGGCTGGCCAATCTGGAAGGACGGCATTCAGTCCCAACCCAGCGGTCCCGGCCGCTTCTTCTCGGCCTTGAGGCCCAGTTCGGCCAACGTCTCCAGCGAACGGAGATAGTCCGCGCTGACGACCACCGCATGCTGGGGAACGATCTGAAGCTCAAGCACCGAGGCGGCCTTGCAGAAGCGCTCGATGAGGCCGTCCTTCTTCCACCCGGTGATAGCCGACTCGCTCAAGCCGACTGAATCGGCGACGACCTTCTGGCCCACCGACAGAAGCTGGCTCAAGAACAGCGCCTCGAAATCGCGTGATCTTGACTCTTGCTCGGGGGTTAACTTGCTCGTCGACATGGTCAGGACGCCATTTGGACGGATACAGCAAGCGAGTCATGCTCTGGCTCAGGGAAAGCTTCAGCCAGCGTGCACTCAGCACCAAGGTCGTTCAGTGCCGCCACGATACGTCGGCATTCACTGAGCCCAGGCTTACGGCGCCCTGTTTCGTAGTGGCCGATCGCGGCCTGGGTCAGCCCAACTCGCTCGGCAAGCTGGGTCTGGGTCACACCCGCCTGCTTGCGGATGGCTTTCAAGGCACTCATGGCTTCCTCCAAGGTGAAGTGTTCTTTTTTGAAAATACATTTTGTACTTATTTCTTGCAAGGATTAGTACATGACGTGCGTTGCACTTGCTAATACGGTCTGTAGCATTCCGCCCATGAATAACTGGATACAGATAGTCCGCAATGCCATGGCGCGGCAGGACATCACACAAGCGCAGCTCGCAGAGCAGATGGGGAAAACTCAGGGGGCCGTAGCGCACTGGCTAAACGGACGAAGAGAGCCCAGCATTGCCGACATCAATCAAATGTTGACCCTGCTCAATCTGCCCCCTCTCACAATCCAGTTGCCTGATGATCGAGTGCAGAACGTGGCACCAGCAGATCAGCCGACCCGCATGTATCGATACCCGATAGTCAGTTGGGTCGCCGCAGGCGCTTGGCGCGAAGCGATAGAGCCGGCCGGCTTCGATACATTCGAACTCAGTGACTACAAGGGTAAGGGAAGGTCATTCTGGCTGGAGGTGAAGGGGGATTCGATGACGGCCCCGGCCGGCGAGAGCATTCCGGAAGGCATGCTGATTCTCGTCGACACCGGGCTCGAGCCGAGGCCCGGCGATCTGGTGGTTGCGAAGCTGGCCGACAGCAACGAGGCAACCTTCAAACAGTTCGTGTCCGACGCAGGCCAGAAGTACCTGAAACCCCTGAACCCCGCATATCGCATGCTATCCATCGACGACAACTGCGAGATGGTCGGCGTTGTCACCCGAGCTATCCGCAAGTTCAGGTGATCTACGGGTGGAACGGGCAGAAATTCTGAGCAACACTCCCGGAGCGGCCCAGCGTCTTGACAATTTTTAGTCAAGACCGCATGTGATAAGCTGAGGGCAATAGGAGAAAGACCCATGCTCATCACTCACGAACGAGAAAAGCTGATTCAAGCGATCATTTTTTTCGTCCAAAACACCAGAAACTGCGGGAAGGTGAAGCTCTTTAAGCTTCTCTACTTCCTTGATTTCGAGCACTTCAAAGATACTGGTCGAAGCGTGACCGGACTGGATTACAGCGCTTGGCCCATGGGGCCGGTGCCAGTCGATCTGGTGGCAGAAATAGACTTGCCGCAACCCGATATGGCGGCATCGATGACCTTTACCCAAAAGCCGATCAGGAATGGTCGCCAGGTCATGCTTGATGTCACTCCAAATATAGAGTTCTCGGATCAGAACTTTACTCGTCGTGAGATGCTGTTAATGCACCGTCTTGCCGAGGAGTACGCCGATGCGCTTGCTGATGACATGGTCGAGGCTACACACCTTGAGAACATGCCATGGGACAAGGTTTACAACCAACAGGGCGCCAAGCAACAACGTATCCCATACGAACTCGCACTACGCAGCCAGGAAGCGGAAACTCTGCTTCAGGTAGCACGCGAACGAAAAGAGCTATTGGAACAGCTTAGATGACACCCGGATCGGTCTTTTTCGATGAAGAGTTCCATTTCCATGATGGCGAGACCGGTGAAAAGCTTTTCGTAGTCTTGGGAAGCGACCACTCTGTTACCGTCGTCGCTAAGACTACATCCCAACAGCATGGGCGCGGCACACTTTTCGGTTGTCAGCCGAAAGACCGGTTCCACAACTTCTTCTTGCCACCTGGGTGCTCTTACCTAAAACGCGAAAGCTGGGTATGCCTCAATGAGTTCTATGAGCTGAACGCCGTTGAGATGCTGAACAAACGGTTCTCTGGCCGTGTGAAGCCTGTCTGTACGCTCTCCGATCAAATCACACGCGCAATCCAGGATTGTGCTTTGGAAAGTCTAGACATCACCAAGGCCCAAGCTGCGGCCGTCCAGAGCAATCTGATCCAACTTCCATCATGACGCCCCAAAGCCCCGCATCTGCGGGGCTTTTTGTTTGTGTTCGAGCCAGACCATGCAACGCTGACGGGGCTGGTCGCCGCCCACGTGGTCTCCATCCTACATCCTCCCCTTGACCTGATAGGTCGCCATATCCTCGCTCTGGCTTTCCACCTGGTCGTCACTTCCTTCCCGCTCCTCCCACTTCAGCGTTACCGTGCCGTCGTCGTTGAAAACCATGTCAATGCCGTCGGTCTCGGACAGCAGTTCCATCACCTGCTCCCACGCTTCATCCGGATCCGTGTCCAGGCGATGGATCGTCACCGTGCGCAGGTCCTGCGCTTTCGGTGAGTTGATCATCTCCGATATGCGGAGCCCCAATTTCTCAACCGGAGCCATCGGTTTCGCGTCCTGCTTCTTCTGTTGTTTGGCCATCGAAAGAGCCCTCCACGCTGTATATTCGTACAGTATTTTTATAGCAGAACTCTGTCAGCAACTGCCAGCATCGAAGCACAAGGAGTACTCGGAATGCTGTTCTCTCCATGGTCCGAAACCACCTATATCGCTGTCGTCGACCGAGTCCGGGCGCTGATTGAAAGCCCCCAGGCACAAGTCCAACAGTCCGTGCGGATCAAACGCGCGAGCAATGAACCGGCATGGGCCTGGTTTCGACTGGAGCGAGACCTCCGCAGCATCGACGGCGTAAATGTCGAGGCTCGGGATGACGGAAGCTTGTTCGTTTACTGGTACGTCGAGCTCCCTCGCTGATCTTTGACCATCAAGCCCGCCCTCAAGCGGGCTTTTCTTTCGAAGAAATAAGTACATTTTGTATTGACCATGATAAATACGTTGTGTATTTTTCTATACACGCCAGCAACACACCGCCGGCCAGGCCACCGAGCCGACCGCTCTTTCACAACCCGCGCCATGAACAGCTAGCCGCAACGCGGCGAGGCAGCCCCGGCCATCACCCGTGGGGCGACAGAAAGTCGGGTGAGCAACATCAACAGCAGAACGCATCGCCTCTGCGGCGACCGGCGATCAGACAGGCGAACGAGGAAAGCCTGCCAACGCGATGGCGACCCCGCGGCAAGGGGCGACCGGAGACGGCTGATCGAGGGCGAAATGCCCGAACCGTGTGAACGACCCGCACGCGATGCGCAGCGCCGCCCAGCGCTAACCGGGCAACAGCGACACCGATTTCCTCGATGCCCTTCTCGCGAGGGGCATCAGGGAAACCAACCTGAGGAATGCCAATGAAGCAGTTCGCGAAGCTGTTCGAGTTCGAAGACCTGGGCCAAGTGCTCGTGATGCTTGATCGCGGGGATGACGGCCCGGAGGTGCGCCTCTACTTCAAGCCCGACGGGCTTGGCGTCTGTTCAGTGGCGTGCAGCAACTTCCCCGGCGACGAAGACGAGCAGTGGGACTACGCCGAAAAGGGGTTCGCCACGGTGGACTCCGAAGGGGCTCACAAGATCGTCGCCGAGGCAATGGAAGTCGTCCCGGATCGCCTGGGCTAGCGGTCCAGGCGGCAGAAACGCCAACTACCACCCGAACGGAGTCACACCATGCTGATCCTGACCAGAAGACCCGGCGAAACCCTGCATATCGGCGACAACATCACCGTCACGGTCCTCGGCGGCCAAGGCGACCAGGTGCGCCTCGGCATCACCGCGCCGGACGACGTCGCCATTCACCGCTCCGAGATCTACCAGCAGATCGGCAACGTCCGTCCCGTGCCGCCGGCGGAACTGGTCGAGGCCTGGAACCGAGAGCACCCGGCGCCAGCGCTGATCGAGTACCGCCCGTACCGAGGGGCCGAACCGCAGCGCACCCGCACCGTCGGCCGGGCCAGCGTGTCGCTTGGCGGGGCGGCGGTTATCTGGATCGAAGGCCAGTCGGCGCCGGTGGCGTTGCGGGCCTGCACCGCGATCTCCTGACTTCGGCGCCTGGCCCATTGCCGGGCGTTTGACCCACGGCGAGCGCCCGCCGGTCCGACGGCGCGTACAACGGAGGATCTCGACATGTAGCCCAGCCCCAACGGCAGATCGCCAACATGCGGTCGAGCCTGTACCCAACCGCTTTCACATAAGGCGGTGCATGTAAGTGGAGACAGGGCGCTTGGCGGCGCCCTTCTCTTTCCTGCTCCTGGCACGGCCAGGGCGCAGCGGGGAGTGATCTGCGGCGTGGAAAGCGCACACGCAGAGGTGGATGAACGAAAGCGGCTATCCGGTCGGGAACCCGTAACGCCAGCAATCACATCCCACGTTCCCACCGTGCAGGCAAAGGAGTCATGACCGGAGCCTGTTCGGCAAGCCGGAGTAGCGACCGGTCAGATCACTCCCCGCTGCGCATGCAGCGTTCCCCCTCTTTGCCCGGCTCCGGCCGGGCTTTTTTCAACCTCCATTCGAGAGCACCCACCACGGCGCCCCACCGGGCACGACTGCCGTGTGCCTGGGTGCTGCCGAATGCAGGTGAACCACGGAGCACACGCAATGATCGACCCACGAGCGAACAGCCCGGAGAAACTGGTGCCGCCGGCACCGCTGCCGCACGTAAGCCGCGGCGCGCTCAAGCGCATCAAGCATCCTCAGCCAATCCCCACCGGCTGCCCGCACTGCGGCGGTCTGGTCCGTCTGGTCAGCAACCGGGTGATCTACGGCCGAGAGTACGGCGACTGGCCGTATGCCTACGCCTGCACTGTCACGGGCTGCGGCGCTTACGTGGGCCTGCATCCCGACACCGACGTCCCATTGGGGACGCTGGCCGACAAGCCGCTGCGCGACGCTCGCAATCGCTGCAAGCGGCCATTCGAACGCATCTGGCGCGACAAGCTGATGACGCGCAGCCAGGCCTACGCCTGGCTCGCCGCCGAACTCCAGATCATGCCGCCCGAATGCCACTTCGGACTCTTCGACGTTGACCGGTGCGAGCGGGCCAAACGCATCTGCGACGAGTACCTGGAAGCGATCTACACCAGTTCGGCGAGGTGGGGGTGATGTGGACATACCGCGAGCGCCGCAACCGCGCGGCTTTCAGCAACGCGCAACTCGCTTACGACCGTGCCGTCGACCCGCTCTGGGACCAGCCGGACCCGGAGCCGGAGCCCGAAGAGCAGGAGGACGACGATGGCCTGGGCGAATGAGCGCGCCGAGGGCGTGATCGAGGAAGCGATCGTCGCTATGCGTCGGTCGGTGATCCCGCGCCACGACCAGTTGGTATGGCGCGGCCAGATCGAGATGGCCTACACGCTGGACGCCATCGGCACCCGGCAATACGACGACATGCGCCGGCGGCTCGACGCCGCAGCGGATGCGAGACAGCAGGAACTGAGGAGCATCGACCTATGACCACCCGCCCCGTTTGCTCGATCATCGACGACCAGCTCGACGATATCGAAGAGTTTGCCGGAAAGAGCATCCGCCAGGCCGTCGAGTTGGCCAACCGCCACGGCTACCACAACCCGCTCTTCGCCAACATCTGCGGCGACCTCTGCGTTCTGCGCTTCCGGCGCAACCCCCGCCTTCACGCAACAACCACCCTCACCCTGAAATGAGACCAGCCACATGACTGCAGCTCTCGCATCGGTCGGCGCGCTCGACCGCACCAAGTACCTCGGCGGCAGCGATGTCGCCGGCATCCTCGGCATCAGCCCCTGGCGCACTCCGTTGGACGTGTACCTGGATAAGGTCCAGCCGCGCACCGGTCCCGTCGACCCGGCGAAGCAGAAGATTTTCACCCGTGGCCAGCGGATGGAGCCCTACGTCATCGACCTGCTGGCCGAAGAGACCGGCCTGAAGATCGTCGGCCGCGGTAACCGCTACCGCGACCAGCAGCACGACTTCATGGCCGCCGAGATCGACGCCGAGGCCGCCAGCGGCGAAAACATCGAGATCAAGACGGTCAGCCCCTTCAAGGCAAAGGACTGGGGTGAGGTTCAGACCGATGCCATTCCAGTCCACTACACCGCCCAGGCCATGCACGGTCTGATGGTCACCGGCCGCCAGGTCTGCATCTTCGGCGTGCTGATCGGCGGCGACGACTTCCGCGTGTACCGCGTCGAGCGGGACGACGAAACCATCGCGGCGATTCGCGAGAAGGAGATCGAGTTCTGGGGACGCATCCAGCGCCTGGATCCGCCTGAAACAACCGCTGTCAGCGACATCCTCCGTCTGTTCGAACGTGACGCCGGAACCAGCATCGAGGCCGATGGCAAGGTCGTGGAGGTGTTCAACCGCCTGCGCGAACTGAAAGCCAAGGCCAAGGGCCTGGAGTACGAGATCGAGTCCGCAGAGGAGCGCATCAAGCTCTTCATGCAGGACCACGCCCAACTCACGGTCAACGGCAAGTCGGTACTGACGTGGAAGTCCCAGACCACCAACCGCTTCGACCAATCCGCCTTCAAGGAAGCCCACCCCGCGCTGTTCGAGCAGTTCAAGAAGACCAGCGAATCCCGCGTTTTCCGCCTCAAGTAACCGGAGCCCAGCATGTCCGCAACCGCCCTGAAAGCCGCCGCGACCGGCAATGTCGCCAACAACGGTCAGCCGAAAACGCTGGCCCACCTGATGACTGACCCGAAGATCAAAGCCCAGATGGCCCTGGCGCTTCCGAAGCACATGACCGCCGACCGACTCGCGCGCATCGCGCTGACCGAGATCCGCAAAGTACCGGCCCTGGCGAAATGCAATCAGGAGAGTTTCCTCGGCGCCGTGATGCAATGCGCGCAGCTCGGCCTGGAACCGGGTAACGCTCTCGGCCATGCCTACCTGCTGCCGTTCGGCAACGGCAAGGCGAAAGATGGCCTGTCGAACGTCCAGTTGATCATCGGCTACCGCGGGATGATTGACCTTGCCCGGCGCTCCGGCCAGATCGTTTCGCTCACCGCGCGCACCGTGCACCAGAACGACCAGTTCAGCTATCGCTACGGCCTCGACGAAGACGTCCAGCACGTTCCGGGAGAAGGTGAACGCGGCGTCATGACCCACGTCTACGCGGTCGCCAAGCTGAAGGACGGCGGCGTGCAATTCGAGGTCATGAGCAAGGCCGACGTCGACAAAGTACGCGCCACCAGCAAGGCATCCGGAAATGGGCCTTGGGTCACCCACTACGAAGAGATGGCCAAGAAGACCGTCATCCGCCGGCTGTTCAAGTACCTGCCGGTCAGCATCGAGTTGCAGACCGCAGTCACCCTGGACGAACGCGCCGACGCCGGATTGGACCAGGACAACGCGTCCATCCTCACCGGCGAATACAGCGTTGTTGACGACCAGTCTCAGGACCAGGTCCCGGACGGCGTAAACACCGAGACGGGCGAAATCAACGAACCCGCCCCGGGCCAGCAGCCGGACACCGGCACCGACGAGCTCAATCTCGAGTAACCGGCCATGCCCAGCCTCACTGTCCTTGAGCGGTACGGCCAGGTCGGGGAGTTCGCCGCGCTACTCGGCGCGGCCGAGCTCAACGCTGCTACGGACTGGGACGAGCAGTTCCTGGCCGACCTCCGCAGCAACTTCCAGCGCTACGGCGCCCACACCTACCTCAGCGACGCCCAACTCGAGCAGTTGGAGCGGATTGCCAACGAATAGGACCCTTCTCGATGAGCAACAACCCGCACTTCATGAACATGACCGCCGACACCCTCGGCAAAAGCTTGCTGCAGGGTCTGATCCAGGAAATCCGGATCATGCCGGACTGCTGGCAGAAGCTTCCCGAGGCCAAGCAGCAGGACATCATCGACCGCCTGGAGCGCCAGGTACGGAACGCCGCCACCATCGCGGTCCACACCATTGCCGGCAGCGACCGCGACACGGTCTACGGCAAGCTCGAATCCTTCACCGCCAAGGACAAGGTGAAAGCGGTCTTCACCGTGAGCCCCAGCAGCCCGAACCAGGAGCAACTCTTTGGTGCTGTGCACCAGGACTGTCTGCTGATCATCGGCGGCGCCGCTGAGTTCCTCGACGGCATGAAGGATGTGAAGGCCGATCCGGACCAGAACCCGCTGGACCTGAATGGCGGCGACCACGAAATGGAGGTCGACGGCGCCTGGGGCGGCGAGCAGCAGCCCGACGATGATGTCGTGGATGCCGAGTTCCAAGAGCTGCCGCAACTCACCGTCGAGCGCTTCGCCGGCCACACCCTGGGCGAGATCGCCATCGGCGTCGCCACCAAGAAGGACGTGTTCGACGCGGCCTGGCTGCAATCGCGCTTCGCTCTCACCACCGAGGAAGCCGAGCGCGTCGTTCTCCAACTGCTGGACCAGGGCGTCATCGTGCTCGAGCAGGAGAACGAGGAATCCCGCGAGTTGAACACTTACCGCGTCGTCAAGAAGCCGGGGGATATCGCCCTCGACCTGGAGTGAGCCATGCGTATCTGCTCGATCGAGGGCTGCTCGGGCAAGCACTACGGTAACGGTTTCTGCCAGAAGCACTATCACCGGAATCGGAAAAGCGGCTCTGCTGATATTGATCGGCGCACAGTGCGCCGATCACTCAGCGAGCGGTTCTGGGAGAAGGTCCAGAAAACGGATAGTTGCTGGTTGTGGACCGGCTACCGGAACGGCACCGGCTACGGCGAAATCAGCCGTGGCGGCCGGGAAGGGGCAATGCTTGCTCACCGCGCATCCTACGAAATCAACTGCGGGCCTATCGACAATGGCCTGCACGTCCTTCACCGCTGCGACAACCCCCGGTGCGTTCGACCGGACCACCTGTTTCTTGGGACCCATCTGGAAAACATGCAGGACATGGTTCGAAAGGGGCGAGGGAAGCAGCTTGGCGGCGGCCGACGTGGCGAGTCCAACGGCAATTGCCGGATCAGCGATGACCAGGTTCGAGAGATCAAGAGGCGCTTGGCTGCTGGCGAGCCGCAGGCCCAGCTTGCGCGAGCCTTTAACGTCTCGAAAACCCTTATCTACCTCATCAAAATCGGTAAAACGCGGGAGATCACGTAATGAAAATCCGCAAAATCGAGATACTCAACTTTCAGGGTGCCCGCAACATCAGCCTTGAAGTCTCCGCACCTGTTCTGCTGATCGCAGGTCACAATGGATCAGGTAAAAGCTCGACGCTCGACGCTATCAGCCACGCCTTCACCGGTAAGCCCGGCCGCGTTGCGCAGAAGCAGCATATCGGCCAACTGATCACCGAGGGCGCCAAGAAAGGGGAGGCCCGCGTCGAGTGGCTGGATGCGGCCTACGAGGTGCAGGTCTGCGGCGTGGCACTGCCCACCGGCAAGGGCTCTCCCCTTACCGACTCGCCCTTCCTGCCCTACGTGCTCGACGCCAGCCTGTTTGCCGGCCTGAAGGCGGATGATCGCCGCAAGCTGCTGCTCAGTCTGACCGGCGCCAGCGCCAGCCCGGCCGAGGTCGGCAAGCGCCTGAAGGCCAAGGGCATCGACCTGGCGCTGTTCGAGAAGGTGAAGCCCCTGCTCCGTTCCGGGTTCTCCGCCATGGTCGGCCAGGCAAAGGACTACGCCAGCGAAGCGCGCGGCGCCTGGAAAGCGGTCACCGGCGAGAACTACGGCAGCGAGAAGGCGAACGGGTGGGAGCCGGAGGCGCCGCCAGTCATCGTCAGCGAGGAGGAACTGGAATCGGCGCGCGCGGAACTGCGAGCCACCGCCCAGGACCTGGACGAGGCCCAGCAGACCCTGGGCTCCAGCAAGCGCGCCCACGCCGAAGCCCAGGCGCGGGCCAGCCGCATCACCGCTCTGCGCGAAACCGCAGCGCTGGCCGACCGCCGGCGCAACAAGCTGGCCACCGACGAGGCCAATCAGGACGAATGGTCTGAGAAGGTGATGGCAGCCGAGGCCGCCGCCAGCGGCGAGCCCGCCCACCAGCCGCTGACCTGCCCTCATTGCCAGGGCGCCGTGGACCTGCAGGCTGGCCAGTTGGTACCGCATCAGCCGCCGGCGAAGGTTGCCGATCCCGAGGCGGCGAAACGCCTGGAGGAATACCGCGGCTATCTTGCCAGCGCTCAGCGGGCCGTCGCCAACAGCCAGCGGGACCTGAAGGAGAGCGAGGACGCCGCCGCGCAGGCCGCCGCGCTGGAAGCCGAAACCGCCCAGGCGCCCAGCGCCGAGGCGATCGCCAACGGCGAACAGGCGATCAATGAACTGCGCCAGGCGCGTGACCGACAGCAGGCCAAGGTGCAGTCGCTGCAGGAAGCGTTCAACGCCGCCGCGCAGCGCCAGGACGTCATCAAGCAGGCCGCCGGGTTCCACGCCGAGGTCTGCGCCTGGAGCGCCCTGGCCGATGCCCTTTCCCCCACGGGCATCCCGGCGGAAATCCTGGCCGACGCGATCGGACCGGTGAACGAGCTGCTGCAGCGCCTATCCGGCACCGCCGGCTGGTCGCCCGTGCAGATCAGCGCCGATATCGACGTTACGTTCGGCGGCCGGCTGTACGGCCTGCTGTCCGAGTCCGAACGCTGGCGGTGCGACGCGACCATCGCCCTGGCCATCGCGACGATCTCCGGCCTGCGCCTGGCGTTGCTGGATCGCTTCGACGTGCTGGATATCCCTGCGCGCACTCAGCAGGCGATGAAGCTGTTCCAGAGCCTGGCCGCCGGCGGCGAGATCGACACGCTGATCGTTGCCGGCACGCTCAAAGAACCGATGGCGAAGACGCCGGCCTGGCTACAAGCGGTCTGGATCGACGCCGGGCAACTCGCCGACCAGCAGCAACAGGCTGCGGCCTGACCCTCGATACAGCGCCCCACCTGGGGCGCTTTCTCTTCCAGCACGCACCGGACGCCGCCCTGTGGGCGATTCAACCATGCCTCGTGGGCCGCCCTGTCAGGCAGGGCGGCGTCCAGTGCCTGTTCACGGAGTACTGACGTACTTCTAGCGGGTCGCGTACAGCCTAACGACTCTGGGTGTTGAGAACCTCATAGTTACGATCTGCATGCGCCTTGGTTACCCAAGTGTTCTTTGTCGACCTGGCTTGAGCCTTGGATCCGCTCAAAGTTTGGACCACTCGTCCCACGGCCTTCGATGCAACAAGTGCAGCGCTTTCAACCTTTGTCGGAGAACCCCGATAGCCTGCGGCAGACCGAAAATGATTGAGGATGATGTCTTGCTGATAAGCAGGTGTTTGCTCTCCACCGATTGTTGATGCACCCACCGTCTCATACCGGTAATAGACCTTGGTGTCATCGAACACGATCTCGACGATTCTGAAGTCAGGCATCTCTCCTCCCTGATCCGGCCCCATGCCGGGCCATCCAACTCTAGCCCCAACGACATCACTGCGCCATCACGCATAGCGCAGTGCGTCCTCACGTTCGCGAAAAGGAACCCCGCCGTATGAGCAGTCAGGTCGACATCATCAAGCCCGAATCGCGCATCGTGGTCCAGTTCAGTTGCGGCGCGGCCTCTGCGGTCGCCGGCAAGCTGGCCCTGGCGCAGTACGGCGATACCCACGACGTCCAGTTCCTCAATGCCTATCTGGCCAACGAGCATCAGGACAACCGGCGCTTCCTTGCCGACTGCGAGGCATGGACTGGCCGGAAATTCACGGTGCTGCGCGACGAGAAGTACGGAGCCGACGCGCTCAACGTCTTCCGCCGCGAGCGCTATATGAAGGGCCGTACCGGCGCGCCCTGCACCAAGCTGCTGAAGCGACGCCTGCTGGACGCCTGGAAACGTCCCGGCGACGTGATGGTGCTCGGCTTCACGGCAGAGGAAGGCCACCGACTGGACGACTTCCGCGAGCGGAACCCCGACCGCCCGGTGATCGCGCCGCTGATTGAGCGCGGCCTGGGCAAGGAGGACTGCAAAGCCATCATCGCTCGCGCCGGTATCGAACTGCCGGCCATGTACCGCCTGGGCTACGAGAACGCGAACTGCATCGGTTGCGTGAAAGGCGGAGAAGGCTACTTCCGGGCGATCCGGGAGGACTTCCCTGAGCAGTTCGAAGCCCTGTGCATGGTGCAGGACGAGCTCGGCCCGGGTTCGTACCTCTTCCGCAACCGCCAGACCCAGGAACGCTACTCGCTCCGCGACCTTCCCTCCGGGCCGATCCGCCGCAACGAAGCCATTCCGGCGTGCAGCTTCTTCTGCGAGCTCGCCGAGGCCGACATCATCCATAAGGAGCCGGCATGAACTGGCATATCACCTACGGCTCGGTTTGCAGCGGCATCGAGGCCGCGAGCGTGGCCTGGCACATGCTGGGGTTTCGCGCCAGTTGGTTCGCAGAGATCGAACCCTTCCCGTCCGCCGTGCTGGCCCATCGCTGGCCGGCGGTACCCAACCTGGGCGACATGACCAAGCTCGCCCGCGAGGTGCTGCTTGGGATCATCGCCGCGCCGCTGATCCTGGTTGGCGGCACGCCGTGCCAGGACTTCTCCGTAGCCGGCATGCGCGCCGGCCTGGCCGGCGAGCGCGGCGCCCTGACAATGAAATTCGTGGAGCTCGCAGATGCAATTGACCATGTTCGACCAGACGGAGACGAGTGCGTCGTCGTCTGGGAAAACGTCCTTGGGGTCCTCTCCGACAAGGGCAACGCGTTCGGCAACTTCCTCGCAGCCCTGGTGGGCGAATCCGAAGCGCTGGAGCCGTCAGGGCCCCGATGGACGAACGCTGGTTGTGTGTATGGACCCCGCCGAGCAGCCGCATGGCGGGTTTTGGATGCCCAATATTTCGGACTGGCCCAACGACGCAAGCGTGTGTTCGTTGTCGCAAGTGCTCGAGCAGACTTCGATCCCGCAGCGGTACTTCTTGAGCGCGAGGGCCTGCGCCGGGATCATCCGCCGCGCCGAGGCGAGGGGCAAGACCTTGCCGGACACGCTCCTTTCGGCCCTGCGCTCCAGTGCGGCTGCGGACACCTCTTCGGACTGAACCTAGGCCAGTGGGGGTGCCCGAACTGCGAGGGAGACGAGGGGCCGGCCGTGGAAGTTCTGGCCGGCGTCCCTGCCTTCGGCGGCGAGAACCAGAGCCGGTCTCTATTCCAGGCCGGCGCGCTGACCGCCCATGGCGTTCGGAATGACTTCGCATCCGAGACATTCTGCGTGGCGCCGACCTTGGCCGGAGGCGGGCGGAAATCCGGCGGCTACAGCCTGGACGATATCCCGACCGTCGCCGGCACGCTCCAATCGAACGGAAAGGCAGCCGGCAGCGCGACACAACAGGACGCCGAGTCCGGCCTGCTGGTCGTACATGGCACGCAAGATCCTGACGTCGTTCAAGATTGCGCCCACACGCTGGGCAGGAACCACGGCCAGGAGAACGCCGTACTGGCCTTCGCAGAGAACAGCCGTGCGGAGGTGCGCCTCGAGAATGGCGACGGCCAGATAGTCGGTGCACTTTCCACTGGTGGCGGCAAGGCTGGCCAAGGCACTCCATGCATCGCCTTCAGTTGCAAGGACTACGGTGCCGATGCCGGCGACGTTTCGCCAACGCTACGCGCCATGGGCCACGGTGAGAGCCACGCCAATGCCGGCGGCCAGGTGGCGGTCTGCATCACCGGCGACATCACCCACACCCTGAAAGCAGAAGGCTTCGACGCCAGCGAGGATGGAACTGGGCGCGGCCAACCGATAGTTGCCGCCACCTTGGAAGCCACTGCCGGGCGAAGCAGGGGTGCCGGCACGCCCGTCGGCATGCTCGCAAACAGTGGCAGCGCGGTGCGCAGGCTGACCCCGCGCGAATGCGAGCGCCTGCAGGGATTCCCCGACGACTACACGCTGATCCCTTGGCGTGGGAAGCCCGCTACCGAATGTCCTGACGGCCCGCGCTACAAGGCGATCGGAAACTCGAAGGCTGTCCCTGTCGTGCGCTGGATCGGACGGCGCATTCAACAGCAACTGGAGAGAACCGCATGAGCACTGAGCAGTTCATTCGGGAGTCCGCCGCGCGCGGGCTTTCCCGCCGCGCAACCCGGCTGGCCCTGGGCATCGGCCCCTGGGTATTCCGCGAAATGCTGACCCTGATGCCGGACATCGAGTGGCCGGCACGCGGATGCTCAGCCGACCACCAGCGTGCGAACGAGCAGAAGCGCGGACGCTGCACACCGGCGCAGGCCGCGGCGCTGGAGCGCGCGCACGAACGCTGGAGCGAGAGCCGACGCTTCACCGTCGACGGAGTGACCGGGACCGTCGCCGAGTTGGTGGAGCACTTCCAGAGCCCGGTCCACGCAACAACCGTCCGCCGCCGCGTCGCCGCCGGCATGAGCCTGCGCGACGCCCTCATCACCCCGCGCCAGCAGCCCAAGCCCGGGCGCCGGCATCCCTGGAACCGCTCACAGCAGCAGGTGCAGCCATGACGACGAACCAGAACCACCCCGACGATCACCTTGCCATTGAAGCGCTCCACAGCCGCTATCTCAATGTCCTGACCGGACGCACCAGCGATCACCTCCTGATGTTCCAGGACGAGGCCTACGCGCTTGGCCGCGCCCGGGGCCGCCTGGACGTGTTCCGTTTCGACCTGCACCTGGAGCGCCAGCGCCGGTTCAGCGAACGCACGTTCGGTCCTGGGTCGCGCGCCGCTGGCGTCATCGACCACATCCGCAAGGAACTGCGCGAGATCGAGGAAGCCCCCCGGCGACCTGGCCGAGTGGATCGACGTTGTGATCCTGGCCCTGGACGGCGCCTGGCGCACCGGCGCCACTCCCGCGCAGATCATCGACGCCCTGGTCGCCAAGCAGACGAAGAACGAGGCGCGCACCTGGCCGGACTGGCGCACGGCACCGGCCGACAAGGCGATCGAACACGTCCGAGCGGACGAGCCGGTCGACGACAACACCTACTTCGTCATGCGCAACGCCGGCGGCGCCGTGTTCGTGAAGCACGGTCCCTTCTTCCGCGACCAGGGCGGCCTGACGGAGGACTGGGGGAAGAACTGGACGCGCATCAGGGCCGGCAGCCTCAAGCATGCCCGCCAGATTGGGGAGGGGCTGCTGCCGTGATCCAGCGCATCTACCTCGCCGGGCCTATGACCGGCCTGCCGGAACACAACTTCCCCGCCTTCCATGCCGAAGCCGCGCGCCAGCCTACGGCACCCGGGCCGGCTACATGCGCAAGGCCCTGGCGCAGCTGGTTACCTGCGACGCCATCGCGCTGTTGCCGGGCTGGCCAAGTTCACGCGGCGCCAATATCGAGCGCAGCCTGGCCTTTGAGATGGGGACGAAGGTCGTCATGGCCGCGGACATCGCCGCACCTATAGGGCGGGAGTCAACCGCCACCCTCGCCTGTGCTTCCACCGCTAACTCCGGACTTCACCAAGCAAACGAGCTTTCGCATTCCGACGTGGGTGCAAGGTCTTCCGGGCGCCACCCCCTCGATCATTCGGTTGAGGTCGGCTCGTTCGAGCCCGTCAGCTAGAACCCCCTCGCGGTAGAGCTGCCGAATGTGCCCTTCGTGAAGCCACTTCTTGCTGGTCTCATTGAAGCAAATGCTCCGCCCAGGTCTTCGCCCTTGAATGAGCAGGCCTTGCTCGCCAGCCAACTCAAACACTCGCGCAACAAACCATTCCTCATCCATGTTCATCGCTCCAGCCGAAAGCCTGGAGTATAGGAGACCCTATGCCGGCAAATTGCTGCGCTCACAAGGAACGCCCCATCTTGTTCAGCGGGCCGATGGTCCGCGTCATCCTGGAGGGGCGGAAGACGGTCACCCGCCGGGTGATGAAGCCGCAGCCCGACTTCCTCGGCTCAATGGTCGATCCCAATACGCCATTCAAGACGCTTGATGCCGGCCTGCACGCGCGCATCACCTGCCCCTACGGCGAGCCCGGCGATCGGTTGTGGGTGCGCGAGACGTGGACTGACGTGAACATGTGCGGCGCACCGGCGCTGGCATATCGGGCGGACGAGGATATGCGCGATCTTATGGAGGAGCCGGGCTTTCTGGATGATCGCGGAGCCTTCAACTACGACGACCCGCGCGTCAAGCCATATCCATTCGCCTGCTGGTACGCCGAACTTGATCAGGCGCGCTGGCGGCCGAGCATCCATATGCCGCGTTGGGCCTCCCGCATCCTGCTGGAGATCACCGCTGTTCGCGTCGAGCGCCTGCAGGACATCAGCGAAGAGCAGGCGTTGGCAGAGGGAGTGCGCGGCGAGCCATGCGACCACGCTCGGCAAGCCTGCGCCGATATCGGCTGCTGGGGCGACACAGCCAAGGGGGCGTTCGGCTTCCTCTGGGAATCGCTCAACGGCGAGGGAAGCTGGGCCGCAAACCCATGGGTCTGGGTCGTCGAGTTCAAGCGGGTGACGCCATGAGCGCCATCATCAGTGAATGCGGCCAGTACCGTTACCTTCTGACTCGCCCTGGCGACTGCCTGGCCGACAAGGGCACAGCGGTCTTCCTAATGCTCAATCCGAGCACCGCCGATGCCGCGCTCGACGATCCAACGATCCGGCGCTGCCGCAACTTCGCCTCGGCCTGGGGCTGCAACGGGATCGCCGTCGTCAATCTGTACGCCTTGCGCGCGACGAACCCAGCCGAACTCTGGAAGCACGACGACCCAGTAGGCCCAGACAACGACTGGCGCCTGCGCGCGATCGCCCGAGAGTACACCGACATCGTGTGCGCCTGGGGCGCCAATGCGAAGCCCGAGCGAGTAGAAGCCGTAACCAGCATCCTGACCGCCGCCGGCGGGCGCCTCTGGTGTCTTGGCACGACGAAGGATGGCCACCCGCGCCACCCTCTGTACGTGCCTGGAAATCAAGCGCTCCAGCCTTGGGCGCCGAGGGTAACGCCATGTCACGGGGCGTATCTGGATACCTCTAGTGATCTGCGCCCGCGCTGACAAATGCGGATAGCCACAGACAGCAGCCCCCTGCAACGAGCGGTAACCAGAACACCAGAATCAAGACTTCCTCGCTGAACAGTTCCCTGATGAAGCTCTTTAGGGTGTATTCGGTAGTCACGACCTGAAAGAGCGCAAGGACAGAAACTGCAAGGAAGACTGCAATTCCGATCAGGCCAATCACCTTAAGCGTCTTTACCACTAGTTGCCGCTGCGCCTGCTTCATCGATTCATCCCTGAGCAAAAAATCGAGCCTACCCCACTCCATGCCATTGCGCCACTACGGCGCAAGGATGCCCCTATACCTATCGGTCAGCCGCTGGACTACGGCGCCGGAGCAACCGGAGACACCACAATGTCCTCTACCCAACACCAACTGATCGTGCAGTGCGCCACCCGCCTGCGCGGCATCATCGAAGCACTGGACAACATCCACGACACCAGCCCGCAGCGCTGGTCGACGGACCTCGACGACGTTCACTCCTCGGCCGAGAGCCTGCTGGCCCTCATCAATGACCAGGCGCCGACGCTAGATTCCCAGGGCCTGGCCGGTACAGCGCTTCGTGACTCACCGGCATCGGTAGAGCAGGCAGGCGTGGATGAGCGCGCGGTTTTCGAATTCTTCGTTCGCAAGCACTGCGGCATGCCGGAGCATATCGCTGTGAACTGGGACGCCAAGTTCACCAATGATGCATGGGAGGGGTGGAAAGCCCGCGCCGCCCTGGCCAGGGTCGCGGAGCTGGAGAAGCAGGAGCCGTTCTACTACTTCGCCGACTGCGACGACCCGGACTATTCGCACCTGTTCAACACGCGCAGCGACGCACTGACACAAGTAGCAGATCATGGCGGTAGGGTCGTAGAGCTTTTCCGTTTGCCGGTCGCACAGGCTCAGCACAGCGTGCCGGAGGGGTGGAAGCTCGTACCGATGGACCCGACGTCGCAGATGACCTTTGTCGGCCAGTCCCTGCGTTATGACGCGGTAAACAGCATCGGCGAGATTTACCGGCAGATGCTCGCCGCCGCGCCCGGCAAGGAAGTGCCGCAGGCCTGGCTCGATGTTCAAGCCGAGCGCCTCCGGCAGGTCGAGGCAGAGGGCTGGATGCCGGAGCATGACGATGCGCACAGCCACGGCCAGATGGCCCGAGCCGCCGCCTGCTACGCCCTGGCCGGCTCCAGCGCCCCGAGCGATGGAACCGCTGCCCTGCTGGTGTCGCTCGCATGGCCCTGGGATGAACAGTGGTGGAAGCCGAGCACTGCTCGACGCGATATGGTCAAGGCCTGCGCCCTCGGGCTGGCCGAGATCGAGCGTCTCGACCGGGCAGCGGCGACTCAGGGAGGGCCGCGCGATGCGTAGAGCACTGACCGCCCTCGGCATCATCGCCGCCCTCGGCCTGGCCATGGTAGGGCTGGTGGAGATATTCCCGATCCTTCGCACGCTGGCGGCCTGGCAGACGGGGTGCTTCGGATGAAGCAGAAACCAGGCATCGCCCTTCCCCGCTGGCTCCTGCGGACCACAACGATGCAGATGCACAGCGTCGACGTGGTACTGGTCATGGCCCTGGTGCTCCAGCACCACGGCACGGCCGACGCTGTTCGCCGCGCCGCCGGTCAGCTTCGCGACAGAGTGTGTTCCGAGCACCGGCCCAAGATGACCGCGCTCATGCGAATGCAAGACGACGCGGCGGCGCTGCAAGTGGCGCTCAACATCGTCCAACGCGCCACCGACGCCCTGGGCATCCTGCCGGGAGCGCCGTTTCCGGCCAGACCTTCGCCCAGCGAAAGCCCACCGGATCAGGGGCACATGCCCGCCAAGGCTGGTCCCGTCACCGGTGAGCCGGTGCATCCTACCTGAAATCATCCATGCCCGCGGCCCAACGGAAAGGGCCGCGGAACAGCCCGGCCGGAGAGCTGGGATAGGTAACGCCCAATGAACACCCTGTTTCTGTTGATGGCTCAGTACGATGGCGCCGCTATCATTCCCCTCGAACGCGTCTGCGCCGACTACTTCAGCCACCTGACCCCCGAGAAAATGAAGATGAAGGTAGCGGCCGGCGAAATCGACTTGCCGCTGGTACGCATGGAGAACAGCCAGAAGTCTGCGCGTGGCGTACACCTGACGGACCTGGCGAACTACCTTGACGAACGGCACAGAACGGCGAAGGAAGAGCACGAAAAGCTCATGGGTCGCAGAACCCTGCGCCGTGCATCCTAGCCTTCCCGCCTACCGGGCCTCGATCGTGGGGCCCTCTATTATCTGCTCCAACCACGGCCAGTCTTCGTACTTGTCGCCGCTCCCTCTCAGATGCGTGTAACGCCGCATCGAGTTCCAGTCCCGGTGGCCCGAGACGCTGGCCACGCGCGGAATATCCCATCCGATCTCGAAAAGCCGACTGATGCCGTCATGGCGCAGGTCGTGAAAGTGGAGATCATCGATCTCCAAGAAGCTGCAAGCCCTGGTAAACGAAGCGCTGACCGACTTCGCGTTGTAGGGGAACACGAACTCCTCGCGCCGGGGCATCGAATGCAAAATGCGCCATGCCTGGTCTGGCAGGTGGCACCAGACATCATTCCCGTATTTCTGGCCCGGATTCTTCATGTCCGTGATCAGCACTGCCTGGCGTGCTTCGTCGATGGCGTCCCAGCGGATCCGGGTGATCTCTTCCTGGCGGCGCGTTGAGAAAATCGCAAAGCCGATCATCCGAACCATGTCGATCTGCTGCTTGCGACGCTCCCGCATTTCAACGAAGTAGGCAAGGATGGTGTCAAGCTCCTCCAAAGTTGGGCGCCTGTCCCGCTCGTTGCTCCTGGAAACCCCTCCCATCTTGCGCAGAACGCGCCTGGCGTCGGCCATGGCCACCGGATCCACCTCGTAGCCCCATGCTGGGCGCGCAACCGTCAAGACGGCACCGAGGTGAGAAAGATCGTTGCCTACAGTCTGCGGCTGCACGCCGCCCTTCTCGATGCGATCCATTGCGTACTCGACCAACACCTGGGAAGTCAGGTCCCGGTCGACCACATCCCCCAGCCATGTCGCAGCTATCGCCTGGAGCGTCGCCTCCTTAGTCCTGCCCAACGGTCGCAGTTTCCCGTACTCCTCAAGATACTGCTTGATCATTTCCCGTACAGTGACGCCCTTGCGATTGGCTCGCTCGATCGCGCCTGGCGCTGCCAACTCTGCCTCTCGGCGCTTCAGCCAGTTCTGGGCCGCCGCCTTCCGGTCGAACGTCTGGCTTTCCTGATAAACTGCCTTCCCCTGTCGCAT